ATGTAAGTACAACAAGTGTTTACCCACAGACAGATAACGCAGTAGATTTAGGCTTTAACTCCTCTGCTCATCGCTTCAAAAACCTCTACCTTTCAGGAACCATATCTAGTGGTGCTATTACAAGTACAGGGGCTGTAAAAGCATATGGTAACTCTGACACTGTTGCGGCTTTAGAAATATATTCAAATTCTACTCATGGTATGCGAATATTGCATAGAGGTACCGATGGTGATTTTAGTTTTGAAAGAAGGGTTGCCGGCACGAACACAGAGTTTTTAAGAATTGGCAGAGGCAATGGAAACGCTACCTTTGCAGGAACTATCTCTAGTGGTGCTATTACAAGTAGTGGAAATATTGCTATTACAGCAGGTTCAGGTCAACGTTATATAGAAATGGGGTCAGGTACTTCAGGCGCAAAAACATATAGAATCTATAATGGTATTGCATGGAATCCCGATGCTTTATTAATTTATAATCATACTGATGATTCTACTGTTCTTACTATTGAACCAGGTAAACTTGGAATCAATAAAGGTGCAAGTAGTTTAAGCCATACCTTAGATGTTGGTGGTAATGTTGCTATATCAGGTACAGAAATTATTTCAAGTGCTAGAAACCTAACTAACATCGGCACAATCTCTAGTGGTTCTATAACGAGCTCAGGAGATGGATTCTTTAATGGAACAAAACTAGTAGGCGATAGCAAACACATGATTAGTTTTGCTGATACCTGGCTAAGATTAAATCCTGATAATCATTTTACTAGTGGTATATATGCCGGTACTGGACTATTAAGAACAGATGGGCATTTCCAGGTTGGAGCTAGCGGAGCTAAATTTAGTGTAAATGGTATAACAGGCAACGTTACTGTTGCAGGAACTATTAGTTCTACAGGTCAACATTATGTTGGATCAAATGTTGTTTGGAATGCCGGAAATGACGGTAGTGGATCAGGTTTAGATGCTGATGTGCTTGATGGACAGGAAGGTTCCTACTACCTTAATTATAATAATTTAAGTAATAAGCCTACAATTACAACACTTAGTAATGGAGCAAACAATAGAATTGTAACTGCTACAGGTACTTCTAGTCTTGATGCTGAAGCAAATCTTCAATATGATGGAAGTGCATTAGATATTTACACAGGAAGTATTGCAGTAACAGACAATCATGCTGGCCTTACATTCAGACAGACAGGTGTATATGCTGATGGAAGATACGAACACAGATTTAGAAAAAGAGACGAAGGCGGCGGAATACCACTTTATATAGACAAAACAGATTCTACAGCTAACGCGCATACAGCAATTGCAAGATTTGGTAGTTATACAGGTAATACCGACGAATTTGAAGTTTATGGTAAAGCGAAAGTAGCTGATTTACATATTCACAGTGGTACAGGCGGTACAAATACACAAGGCCTACTCTTTACGCTTACGGATAATGCAGATGCTCAAGCATATATTAAGAAAAGTGCTTATTATATGCACTACAACTCAAACCAAAACGAAGGCCATCATTTTACATATTCAGGAACTCAGTCGCTACTTAGGTTACATGGCGGAAATAATGTAACAAGACCTCATTCAGTAGATATTACTGCTGATAACGGTCTTTACATGAATAACACACAGGTCATGACTCAAGCTAGAGCATTGACAAATGTCACAACTGCTACTGCGGCAGGTGGTACTAATACTACAGCACTTGCTAATACAGCCTTCGTACAACAAGAAATTACATCATTAGTTGGAGGAGCTCCGACTGCATTAGATACTCTTAATGAACTTGCAGCAGCTATTAACGATGACTCAAACTATAACACAACTCTTACAACAGCATTAGGAACAAAACTACCAAAGGCTGGTGGAACAATAACCGGAAATTTGACAGTAAATAATAACCTGTATATAGGTGATGGTAATGATGGTTATTTTTATAATGACGTTAACGGTAGAACTGCTTTTCGAAGCGGTGACTTCTATATTCAAGATACTGTAAGTAATTTTTATAACTATGCAACTAACCAATATTATGGAGATAGTAGTGGAGATAACATACACTTTAGAGGGAATGTTCTTGATGGTACAGGCTGGCAAATAAATGGAGCAGGAATGCTCACCACAAGAGATCATTTACTAAATGCAGGATATCACTTACAAAGAGCAGATCACCATTCAGGTCATTTAGAAGGTTCATATAACAACGTAGGTGCAAACGAATCTAAGTCAAATCCAATTTATACTATTGGTTCGAGCTACAATCCGAACTCTACTACGTTGGGTAATATGTACGGTGTTGGATTTTCTTATTCAAATGCCTCATTCATTAACTTTTCAGGTGGAGCGGGTTGGGGAATGTATGTCGCGGCAGATGGCGACGCGCGAGTATGGCTAAATGGTAGTGCTGGAACTATTGCCAGTACAGGGCAACATTATGTTGGTTCAAATGTTGTTTGGAACGCAGGCAATGATGGCTCAGGTTCAGGTCTCGATGCCGACTTGTTAGATGGTGTTCAAGGAGCAAATTATGCAAGACTTGACCAATCAAATGTATTTGGTGCTGGTACACATTCAAATTACTTTAGAAGAAACAACACATCAAATTATACAGATGCACCTTTACTTGTAGAATCCTATGGAGGTTCAAGTACAACCACTGGTGTTGGTTTTCATATCTCAGGTTCTGTAGGTAGATACCTATTTATGAATAATTCTGGCAATTTATTTTGGAACAGTACAGCATCACAAATTTGGCACACAAGCAACGACGGTTCAGGATCAGGACTTGATGCAGATTTACTTGATGGCGTTGATAGCACTAAATACTTTAAATCTCCTGGTAATGTATCTGCTTGGGAGAGAAATAACGCTAACTTCAGTGTCCAAGGAGGAGACGCTAGTAATGTTGGACTCCACATGGAGCAGTCAAATGGCGTTTTCGGATTTCAACTTTATAGTGCGAGTGGCACATACGGCTTCCTTGATGGAGAGTGGGCAAACTGGGATATCCAGAAAGTGGCAAGTGGTACGTTCAAAGTTGACGAAGGTAGTGGGTTACAAAGAGTGTGGAACGCAGGCAACGATGGTTCAGGTTCTGGTTTAGATGCTGATCTACTTGATGGACAAGATAGTTCTTACTATAGAAATGCAGGTAATATAAATGCTGGTATTCTTCCTATAGCAAGAATACCAACTTCTCTTATGAGAGCTACAGGAACAGAATATACTAGTGCTACAAATTGGAGTAGCGGAATATTCCCATTAACTTCAGATAATGTTCTTAATTGGAGTACTGTACATAATTCTACTTCATCTTGGGGAGATTCTCCACAAGCAACTTTTTCCAGTGCATATACTTATGGTGGAGTGGAAAATGTAAAACTTGGATCTATGCAAATTCAAACATATTATCCTCATAGCGGATCAGCTGGAAATGGAGTATATTATAGAACTGGATGGGAAAGTTCAGGTTCTTCACCGTACTTTTATTCATGGGCAAAATTTTATGATACAAATAATGACGGTTCAGGCTCAGGATTAGATGCTGATTTACTTGATGGTGTACAAGGTTCTTCATTCCTAAGAAGCGATGCTACTGATACAGCAACAGGCAGTATCAGTCTAAGAGGGGGAGGAAATCATTTAGGGAATCATGAATTTGCAGCTTCAAGCACAGGAACAGCTTATTCAAGTGCGGCTATCGAACTCAGAGAAAGTAACTATACTGGAACCGGTTCTGCAACTCCTCCGCAAATAGGATTTCACTGGGGTGGTGTGGTTGCCTCTAATATATCTATGGATTCTGCTGGTGCTATTCTAATTAGGAATAATCCAGGTACTGCATACGAAAACTTTAGAGCTAATAATATATATGCAAATGGAACAAATTTAGTCTGGCATGTAGGTAATGACGGAGCAGGTTCTGGTCTAGATGCTGACTTACTTGATGGTGTACAACTATCTGGTATTGCAAGATTAAATTATGATAATACAAATGAAATAAGAGCTACAAACTTTAAGGCAAATGCTGGCGGAGTGTATTATGCATATACTGCTGCTGGAAATCTTAGAGGGTATATGTATGCCACAGATACTAATGATGAACATTTAGTTTTACGAACTTCTGGTGGCGAAGACATAGCATTTAAAGATGACACTACTAACAATATGATTGTTCGTGGTGATGGTAATGTATGGATAAGAGGTGCAATAGTAAATGGTACTATTCCTTATTCACAGGTAACAGGAACACCAACAATACCAACTAACAACAATCAGTTAACAAATGGTGCAGGTTATATTACCACATCTGGTAATGCTGCTACATCTCATGCTGTTACAGGTTCTGCCTTTGCCACAACTGGTTCACCTAGTAGTGTTTTAGAATACCAACAAGCATCGGGTCAAACTGATACAAGATTGGCTCCTTCAGGCGACTGGCATAATACTATTCGTATGGGTCATGGTAATCCATATAATTATTATTCTAATACTATTGCAGCAAGAATGACAGGAACAGGGCCTGGTGATTTATATACTCAATCGATTTATAATAACGCGGCAGGAGGTTGGAGAAAACTTTGGAGCACAGGTAATGACGGTTCAGGGTCAGGCTTAGATGCTGATCTACTTGATGGAATACACGCTGCTTCATTCTTAAGAAGTGATGCTGCTGATACAGCTGGCAGTAAAATTACATTCTCTACTGGACTTGCAAGGAGTGACCATCATGTAGGACATCTCGAAGGCTCTTATAATAACGTTGGAGGTAACGGCAGTAAGTCAAATCCAATATACACAATTGGTAGTGCTTATAATCCTACTGCAACTGCCCTAAGCGATATGTATGGTATTGGGTATTCTCACCCAAATTTCTGGGGTAGTGGCAAAACTTCTGATTGGGGACTGTATGTTGCAAATAATGGTGCCGTAGACGCAACAATTGGTAATGGAACAACAACAGCATGGTTTAAAACTAATGTTATAGTTGGAGGTACTATTACTTCTCAAGGTAATCTAGTATGGAATGCTGGTAATGATGGCTCAGGTTCAGGTCTAGATGCAGATTTACTTGATGGTGTTGATAGCACTTCATTTCTAAGAAGCGATGTATACGATACTGGCGTAGGACTAGCTTTAAACGGCGGAACTTCAAACCATCCCCATGATTCAACGTTATATGTAACAGCAAGTAATAGTGCTGACTGGGGTATTACAATTGCTGCTAATTCAGGTAAAACTGAATACGGTATGCAAATTCAGATGCCCTCCTCATTCAATTACGCACTTAGAATTTTAAAGAACGGATCAGAGCACTTTAATGTTAATTCTACTGGCGCAACAATTAGTGGAAACTATATTTGGCACGCTGGTAACGACGGTTCTGGATCTGGCTTAGACGCTGATTTGTTGGATGGACAACACGGTTCTTACTATGCCCTTGCTGGTGGAAACGATGAATTAAGAGCTATACCAAACAGATGGTATGCGAATGCAAATGCTGTTCAAACCCTAGATTATTACCAACACAATTATGCTAAAGCCCACATGGGTAACACCTACAAGTACACAACTTCTCGTCCAGCAATTACTTCTGATTCGAATTATTGGGTTGGCTCGATGGGTTGGGGACAAGTTGATCTTAATACTATACTGTCTTATGGATCAGGTTTCTGGGACTCTTGGGGAACCCCTGCAAATCGGCCGTCTACTTATACCACCCATTGGACTGGTTTAAATTCGATGCATTACTCAGCGTCTTCTACTTATCATCATGGTATGCAGATGGCGATGGGCGCAGGAGATCCTTCTCATACATATCTTAGAGGTTGGTGGGCAAACGGTGGCTCTGGAAATGCTTGGCAGAAAATCTGGACATCAGGAAATGACGGTTCAGGTTCTACGCTAGACGCAGATTTACTTGATGGACAACAAGGTTCTTACTATGCACAAGCGTCATTATCTAATAATAAGACATATACTAATTCAGCTAACACTGCTGGCTCATATTTAGGTGGTCATTATTCTTCTGGAGGAACTGAAAAACCAAATTCATCAACCTTTGGGTCTGGTAAACTTAAAACCGCTATGCTTGGCTCAGGAAATCTTGGGTTTGGAGGATCATGGAATGATGTTCTTTGGATGTCAAGTTACAATGGAGGTGATGTTAAAAAATCAACCGCCATAGTATCGAGTAAATATAATGATGCTGATATGTGGGTTGTAAAACAGAATTATGATTCTTCTTCTTGGGGAACTGGCTATAAAATTTGGAACGCAGGTAGTGATGGATCTGGCTCAGGACTTGATGCAGACGTACTTGATGGTGTTCAAGCTGCATCATTTGTAAGAAGTGATAATAATGATACCCTTTCAGAACAGTACACATTTACTAAAGTCAATGACCACGCAATAAGAGTGGGAACGATTCGCGGAACTGTTGTTGGCAGTAATAGCGGTGAATACATACAAATGTATGAGCGAGTTCATATTGGCTCTCCTGCTGGTTGGGGTTCAAGAGGTGCGCCTAGTTACGGATTATCCACTTATGGTGGAGCAAATTTAGCTACAGATACAGGTAGCGTAACAATATCAGGTAGTACTGCTTGGCATGCAGGAAATGACGGTTCAGGTTCTGGTTTAGATGCTGATTTACTTGATGGAGGACAGAGCACCGACTATGCTAGAAAGGGTAATGTTGGGTATCAACAAGCTAGTGATCTTTTTACATTCCCTTCATTTAACGATGGCAACTCTTCCTCAGGAGATCAATCATCAGTACAAATTTATAACGGCAATGCTCAAGAAGATGCTTTTATAGCTTTTCATATAAGTGGAGATTACGCAGGTTACTTTGGACTAGATGGAACTACAAATGACTTATTCTGGGGTGGCTGGTCTGTAGGAAATAATAAACATAAAATTTGGCATGCAGGCAACGACGGTTCAGGTTCAGGTCTTGATGCTGACTTACTCGATGGTATGACTTCTGGCGCTAGTGGTAGTAGTATTATAATGAGAACTGAATCCAATGGATATTCACAATTAAATAACTGGCAACAAGTTGGTGACGCTGGTTTATATTCAGCAACTACAAACGGCGCACATTGGTATCCTAACACTGCTGTTGCTTACGGCGTTTGGCGAAGTAATGGTTCTAGAGGTGGTTATTCCGGAATATACCATAATAATGGCGGCGTTGTTAGCGGTATGTATGATTCAGGAGGTAATGGTGGTGACTGGAATGGTACAAATGGTTGGCAATGGTACTGGCATAGAAGTAATTCTTGCTTAGCTGTTGCAGGGTCTACTACTTCCTCTAGTTATGCACTTTACGCAGGAGGAGCAATATACGCGACTGGAAATATAACTGCATATTCTGATAGAAGAATTAAAGAAAATATCGTTCAAATAGATAATGCTTTAGAAAAAGTAAATAAGCTAGAAGGCGTGTATTATAACAGAATTGACGATGAAAGTAAAACAAAAGAAATTGGTTTTATCGCTCAAGACGTAAATAAAGTTGCACCTGAGTTGGTAACTTATGCAGAAGACGTTGATCAATACGGAGTCAAGTATGGAAATACTACTGCATTACTAGTAGAGGCAGTAAAAGAATTAACACAACAAGTAAAAGACTTGAAACAAGAAATAGAGGAAATAAAAAATGTCAAGTAAAACAGTAACACATATAGCATGGCACCCTGATAGAACAGTGCCAACTGAAACACCTGCTGCCATGCAAATAGATTATAGTGATGCTTCACAGGACATCTTAGTCGCAGGAGCAGATGTTAGTGATAAGTTACAACTAGTACAAGATGCATATGCTGTATTATTTACAAGTTAAGTAAAAAACTATTATAAATAGATATAGAGGAATAACCCTCAAGTCACAATTATTAGGAGAAAATAATGGCTATAACATATGAAATCGTAGACGCGTTTACAGGTAAAAGAACGCAATCTACTCCAGATCCCGACAACGAGGGACAAACTATTGACACTGAAATTGATGTAACTGATGTTGAAGTAAAATTTACTGATGATCAATATACACCTGACAAAGTTCACACACGTATGGTAAATGTTTGTTTTGATTCAGACGGTGCTTACGACAACACAGCTACATTAGCTAGAGTTGAAGAAGTTATGGCTGGAGTAGAACACAAAATGGCAGTTGGCGTAATAGCTTAATAGAGGATTAAAAAATGGCAAAACCTAACTCAAGAACAACATTAATTGATTATTGTTTAAGATCATTAGGTGCGCCTGTTATTGAAATTAATGTAGATGAAGATCAAATCGAAGATAGAATCGATGAAGCTTTTCAATTTTACAATACATTTCATGCAGATGCCATTGAAAAAGTTTTCTTAAAGCACCAAGTAACTGGAAGCACGTTAACCTTATCGGCAGCTGTTGCTGAAAATTTTACAGTAGGCGAAACCATTACTGGTGGAACATCTGGAGCTACAGCTCTAGTTCATAACACTACTGCAGGTTCAAACATAGTATATGATTCACTAGGTAATCCTAACGCACCATTCCAGGCTAACGAAGTAGTAACTGGAAGTACTTCTAGTACAACCGGAACTATATCTTCTATTACTTTAGGAGATATTGAAAATGGCTATCTTCCTACTCCAGACTTAGTTAAACAAGTAACAAGAGTATTTCCATTTAATGAGAATCACACTACTGACATGTTTAGTATTGATTACCAATTACATTTAAATGATATATATTCATTAGGATTTATGGGGAACTTATCAGAGTACTATATGACACAATCTTGGTTATCTCTATTAGATTTAATAGTTGATACAGACGATAAACATATAGATTTTAATGTCCATAGAAACAATCTAAGAATAGATATGAATTGGAAAACTGAAGTTGTTATTGGTTCATACATTATAGTAGAATGCCAGAGAGTTTTAGATCCAGATACATATACTGATGTATATAACGATTACTTTCTCAAACGATACGCTACAGCATTAATTAAAATGCAATGGGGTATCAACCTATCAAAGTTTGAAGGAATGGTAATGCCAGGCGGTGTTACATTTAACGGACGACAAATCTTAGAAGACGCTAAGGAAGAAATAAAAGAATTAACAGAAGAAGCTCGCTTGGTCTGGGAAGATCCAATCGACTTTATGACAGGATAAATAAATGCCAAGAAGCGTTTACTTTTCTCAGGCTGTAAAAACTGAGCAGAATTTGTACGAAGACTTGATCATAGAGTCTCTTAAAATATATGGTCAGGATGTGTATTATTTGCCTAGAACAATGCTTAATAGAGATGATATATTAGGCGAAGATAGTGCATCTAAATTTGATGATGCGTATATGATTGAAGCTTATATTGAAAACGCAGAAGGCTTTGAAGGTTCAGGGGATTTATATTCTAAATTTGGATTAGAAATTAGAGACGAAGCTAATTTTATTATCTCTAAAAGACAGTGGGAAAAACTTATCGGTTTTTATCAAACAAACGATGTTAATCCTACACCAGAATCTGGTGATCTTTTATTCCTACCAATGACAAACAAGTTTTTTGAAATTATGTTTGTTGAGCATGAGCAACCTTTCTATCAATTATCAAATTTACCGGTTTATAAATTACAATGTAGCCTATATGAATATAGCGATGATGATTTTGAAACAGATATTGCTGCTATTGACACAGTTCAAGCTAGGAACTCATATGTACAAACGATGTCCGTATCTTTAACTGGTGGTAATCACTTTAAAGTTGGAGAGACAGTATCACAAATAATATCAACTGGTCCTACAGTAACAGTAACTGGTGAAATACAAACTATTATTAAAACTTCAGATATTGCTGCTGATATTAGTGTAAGTAATATTGGAGTAACTGGTTCAGAGGGTCAAGGAAAGAACTTCCTGGTATCTCCTACATTAGGTCTGGTTGGCGGAACTAGTAGTAACACCTGCTATATAACTGACATTGTTACTATAGGGGATAAAGATGATGCTAATACATTTGCATCGGATAATCAAGCAGAGAACGTACAATTTGAAATTGAAGGTGATAACTTTATAGACTTTACCGAATCTAATCCATTCGGCGATCCATCGGAGACTTATTAATGTTTGGAGATCATTTCTATCATGCTACATTGCGAAAATCAGTAGCAGTATTCGGAACTATATTTAATAATATAGGTATTGTTAGAAAGAAAAGTGATGGTACTGTTATTAACCAAGTTAAAGTTCCATTAGCGTACGGACCTAAGCAAAAGTTTTTGGCTAGATTAGACGCTGATACCATGAACGATGCATCCTTTGCAATTAAACTCCCTAGAATGTCCTTTGAAATAAGCAGCCTTGAACAAGATTTAACTTCAAAGTTAAATAAAAGGGCACAGATTACTGAAAACCATGCTAGTGATTCTAATAAAAAGAAAACTGTCAAACAACAAACTACATATTCTATTGGAATGCAGTTAAATATTATGGCTAAAAACCAAGATGATGGTTTACAAATTATAGAACAAATACTTCCGTATTTTCAACCAGAGTACACCGTTACAATCAAACCTATTGATGGTTGGACTACATATAAAGAAGATGTACCTATTACGTTAACTAGTGTTGCTATAAATGACGAATACGAGGGCGATTTTGCTAGTCGTAGGGTATTAACATATACCTTAGACTTTACAATGAAAATGAGATTCTTTGGACCAACACAAAATCAGTCAGTTATTAAAGAAATTGATATTGACTTCTTTGATAAAGATAATACTGGGCAATTCTTAGAAGGAATAAATCTAGCAGTAAATCCTAAAACTGCAAATGAGTCCGATAACTATACTGTAACTACAACATATGATTATTTAAATGTTCCAGATAGTTTTGTATTATCGTTAAATAATATATCAGACACGTTCCTATTAGGAGAAACTATTACAGGAACATCATCAGCATCTACAGCTGAAATAACCGCTATAAGTGGTTCTACTATTACAGTTGATACAACAACTGGATACTTTTTTGAGGATGAAACTATTACTGGATCTGCAAATAGCGTAACTGCTACTATTTCTAGTTATACATAAATACTATTATGAAGAAAGATAAAATGATGGATAGTTTGGCAAAAAATTTACCTCAGACATCTGAGAATAAATTGCCAACAAAAGATCAAATTGATACTAAAGATATTAAAGATGATTATGAATTTTCCAGAAAAACTTATAAAGATTTAATTAATACGGGGATGCTATCTCTGGATTCGCTTGCGCAATTAGCTCAAGAATCTGAACATCCCAGAGCATTTGAAGTATTATCTAAGGCTATTAAAGATATTGGTGACACTACTGATAAACTAATGGTATTACAGAAAAGTAAAAAGGATTTGGTTGATAAAAAAGGACCATCCCGCGAAGTGACAAACAATAACTTATTTGTTGGAAGCAGTTCTGATTTACAAAGGTTATTATTAAAACAAGATGAAAGTAAAATTATAAATGAGCCAAATAAAGAATAACGAATTCGGCTATTTAGGTAATCCTAATGTAAAGCGAGACGGAGTTGAGTCAGAGTTTAGTATTGACGAAATCCGTGAGTATAAAAAATGCATGCAGAATCCAGCATACTTTGCAATAACCTATGCTAAGGTTATATCACTTGATAAAGGTTTAGTACCATTCAATTTATGGCCATATCAAGAAGATATGTTTGACCACTTTCATAAAAACCGATTTTCTATTGTTTTAGCATGTCGACAAAGTGGTAAATCTATATCATCAGTTATTTTTTTACTTTGGTTTGCATGTTTTCACCCAGAAAAAACCATTGCTATATTAGCTAACAAGGGTGCAGTTGCTAGAGAGATGTTAGCACGTATTACTTTAGCTTTAGAAAATTTACCTTTCTTTTTACAACCTGGCTGTAAGGCTTTAAATAAAGGATCAATTGAATTTAGCAATAACTCTAAAATTATTGCTGCAGCAACCTCTGGTTCTTCTATTCGTGGTCTTTCTATTAACTTATTGTTTTTAGATGAGTTCGCTTTTGTAGAAAACGATGCACAGTTTTATACATCCACATATCCAGTAATATCTTCAGGTAAGGATACTAAAATTATTATAACATCTACCGCAAACGGTGTAGGCAATGTGTATCATAAGCTATGGGAAGGTGCTGCAACTAATACAAATGAGTTTAAACCTTTTAGAGTCGACTGGTGGGATGTACCAGGAAGAAACGAAGAGTGGAAAGAACAGACTATTGCCAATACTTCATCGCTTCAGTTTGATCAAGAGTTCGGTAATTCATTTCATGGACGAGGAAACACTCTTATTCCAGCTAATGAGTTATTAGCACAAAAGGCTTTAGATCCAATATCATTTACTGAAAATATATTCGTATATGAAAATCCAGTAGAAAATCATCAGTATATAATGACAGTCGATGTTGCTAAGGGCAGAGGATTAGACTATTCTACGTTTACAATTATAGATGTATCAGTGGATCCATTTAAACAAGTGTGTGTATTTAGAGATAATAACATATCCCCAATACTATTTCCAGACCTTATATATAAATGGGCCAATCATTATAATGAAGCATATACTATTATTGAAAGTAATGACCAAGGTGCAGTAGTTTGTAATGGTTTATATTATGATTTGGAATACGAAAATATGTTTGTTGAGTCAATGGTAAAGCGTAATGCACTTGGTGCTACAATGACTAAAAGATTAAAACGAATAGGTTGCTCAGCAGTAAAAGATCTAATTATGGAGAAAAAACTTCATATCATCGATGCTAATACTATTATTGAAATGAGTACATTTGTAAATAGAGGATCATCATGGGAAGCTTCAGGCAATAACCATGATGATTTAATGATGAATTTAGTATTATTTTCTTGGTTTACTACTACTGATATATTTCATGGTATAACCGATATAGATATGAAAACACTTTTATATAAAGAACAACTACAGGCTATACAAGATGATATGCTACCATTTGGTGTATTTAGTAGTGATGAAAATAACAATAAGGAAGTTGATAAAGAAGGTAATGTTTGGATGGAAGTAGACAAACACCAAGGGCTTTATTAGAATGTTAAAACATATAAATAACTATGATTGAATATAACCGTATTATGAGAACATATTAACTAACTCAAATTAAGAGGATAAAGCGATGGCATTTCAAGTATCACCAGGCGTCCAGGTCAAAGAAATTGACGCAACGGGCGTTGTTCCTGCCGTATCAACCAGTATTGGTGGATTCGCAGGGTCATTTAATTGGGGTCCAGTTGACGAAGTAATCACGGTAGGTTCAGAAAAGAATCTAGCTGAAATATTTGGTCAACCTACAGACGTCAATACCGCTAACTACTTTTTAACTGCTGCTGGATTTTTAAAATACGGCAGATCATTAAAGGTTGTTAGAGCAACCAGCGGTCACTTAAACGCGACTTCTGGTACATCAGGAGTACTAATTAAAAATAGTACTGATTATGAAACTAACCATGACGATGGTGCACCTGCTGCAGGTAACACTAACGCTATGGGAGGCTGGGCTGCAAAATACCCTGGCACACTAGGTAACAGCCTTAAGGTTGAACTTTGTGGACCAACAGGATTTGCAGGCTGGGCATATAAAGGTAGCTTCGATTCAGCACCTGGAACATCAAATTACGCGGCAGACGTGCTAGGTAAAACTAGTGCATTGGACGAAGTCCATGTTGCTGTAATTGATACAACAGGCTTATGGAGCGGAACTCCAAACACAGTTTTAGAAACTTTCCCATTCGTAAGTGTGGGATCAGACGCTAAAGCAGACGACGGCACAACTAACTATTACGTAGATGTTATTAATAACAGATCAAGCTACGTTTGGTGGTTAGCGCATCCAACTATTTCTAGCTCAAACATTGGAGCACCTATTGCTTCAACAGCAGCATACGTAGTTGGTTCAACAGTACAAACTAGATCATTAGCAGGTGGAGCTGACGATAACGCACCAACAACTGGTGAAATATCAACAGCATACGATCTTTTAGCAGACGGAGAAACAGTAGATGTTAATTTACTATTTGCTTATCCAGATGCTAGTGGAGCAACAATTGCTAATAAATTAGTTGCTATGGCTGCAGCAAGAAAAGACTGTATGGCTTTTGTTTCACCTCCTGTTGTTTCAACAGCAGGTATTGCACCAAGTACTGCATTAACTAATGTAACTACATGGGTCGGAACAGTAACTAAGAGTTCATACGGATCAGCAGATTCAGGTGCTTTATATGTGTACGATAAGTACAATGATAAGTATCGTTGGATCGGTGGCGCAGGTCACATTGCTGGACTATGTGCTGGTACTGATTTAGCAGCAGATGCTTGGTTCTCACCAGCTGGTTCGACTAGAGGTCAACTACTAGGTGTTACCAAATTAGCATTTAACCCTAATCTAGCACAAAGAGATGAGTTGTATAAGGCTAAGGTCAATCCACTCGTATCTTTCCCTGGAGAAGGAACAATATTATTCGGAGATAAAACTTTATCACCTAAACCTTCAGCATTCGACAGAATCAACGTTAGACGTTTATTCATCGTATTAGAGAAAGCAATTTCTACAGCTGCTAAGGGACAACTCTTTGAGTTCAATGATGAATTCACTAGAGCACAATTTAGGAATTTAGTAGAACCATTCTTAAGGGATGTTAAAGGCCGAAGAGGAGTTACAGACTTTAAAGTAATCTGTGACGAAACCAATAATACAGGACAAGTAATTGATTCTAATAGTTTTGTAGCTGATATCTTTATCAAGCCATCAAGATCTATTAACTTCATTACCTTGAACTTTATAGCAACTAGAACAGGCGTCGATTTTTCAGAAATCGCCGGCTCTAATTAAGGAGAAGTATAATGGCAATTTTAGGTATAGATGATTTTAAATCTAAGCTGACAGGCGGTGGTGCAAGACCTAACTTGTTTAAGGCTACAGTAAACTTCCCAAGCTATGCTCAGGGAAATGTGGAATTAACTTCATTCTTGTGTAAAGCAGTAGCTATCCCATCTTCTGTAATCGCTCCCATTGAAGTAAATTTCAGAGGAAGAAAGATGTCAGTAGCAGGTGATAGAACCTTTGAACCAGTTTCATTAACTGTTATCAATGATGCTGCATTTGAAGTTAGAAATAGCTTTGAAAGATGGATGAATGGAATTAATCAGCACAACGCAAATACTGGATTATCAAACCCAACTGAATATCAGTCGGACGTAGTAATCGAGCAATTGAATAAGGCTGGAGAAACTGTAAAAACTTATAACGTAAGAGGATGTTATCCTACTAATTTATCTGCAATTGATTTAAACTATGATTCTGAGAACGCAATCGAAGAATTCACAGTTGAGATGCAGGTAACTTATTGGGAATCTGACACTACTTCTTAGTCGTATAAATAATAATATGGCAGGGACAATTGCGTCCCTGCTACTATTGTAAAGGTATAAACTATGGCAGAATTGTTCGGATTTGAGATTAATAGAAAGGTTAAAGAACCTATTAGACCTTCTTTTGTTCCTGACACAGAAGCAGAAGGAACTGGTGTAATTAGTACAGGTGGTCACTTTGGCCAATACCTTGATATTGATGGAGATAAAGTAAAAAACGAAAATGAGCTTATATTTAAGTATAGAGACATTTCCGTTCAGCCTGAATGCGATGCTGCTATTGATGATATTGTAAACGAAGCTATTACTGGAGACTTTAATGCAGCTCCTGTAGCAATTGTATTAGATAGATTAAAAATATCTGATAACATTAAGAAAAATATCAGAAAAGAATTTGATAATGTTTTAGAGCTATTAAATTTTAATAGTACTGGGCATGATATATTTAGAAAATGGTATGTAGATGGTAGATTACCATATCATATGATTATAGACGATAAAAACCCTAAGGCTGGTTTAAAAGAACTAAGATATATTGATCCTACTAAAATTAGAAAGATTAAAGAGATTGAAGAAGAAACTGATCCTAAGACGGGTGCAAAGTTAATTACAAAATCTCATGAATATTTCATGTTTCAAGATGTACATATGGATAGAGCGAATCAAGGACTTAAAATTCATCCTGATTCTATAGCATACTGCACATCAGGTATGTTAGATCCAAGCCGTAAAAGAATTTTATCGCATTTACAGAAAGCTATTAAGCCTGTAAATCAGTTAAGGATGATGGAAGACTCATTAGTTATTTACAGAATATCTAGAGCTCCTGAACGAAGAATTTTTTATATTGATGTAGGTAATTTACCTAAGGGTAAGGCTGAAGAGTACTTACAGAACATCATGAATAAGTATCGTAATAAATTAGTATACGATGCTAAAACAGGTGATGTAAAAGACGACAGAAAACATATGTCAATGTTAGAGGATTTCTTTTTACCAAGAAGAGAAGGTGGTAGAGGTACTGAAATATCTACACTTCCAGGTGGAGAAAACCTAGGGCAAATAGATGATATAATCTATTTCCAAAAGAAATTATATAAAGCTTTAAATGTTCCTATGAACAGATTAGAGCAAGAAGCACAATTTAGCTTAGGTAGAGCTACTGAAATAAGTAGAGATGAAGTTAAATTTAAGAAGTTTATTGATAGAATAAGAAAAAGATTTTCTGATATCTTCATGCAGGTATTAAAAACACAACTTTTATTAAAAGGTGTTATTACTAAAGAAGATTGGAGAAGCTGGAAAGAATATATAGCATTTAATTACATTGAGGATAATTACTTCAGTGAATTAAAAGAATCTGAAATCATTCGTGAAAGATTTGAAATGTTAGCTACATTAGATGAATATGTAGGTAAATATGTATCACACGAATGGGTACGAAAAAATATTCTTAGACAAGATGATGACGAAATCGAGGCACTTAAAACGCAAATGGATGCAGAAAAAGATGCTGGCGATGACGATGACCTTGATCTTGACTTATAAAAACTTATAAATATATAAACAAGAGGAACTGAAATGAGTAGTATAGAATCATTAATTGATAATTTAAAAGGTAACGATACTGTTAAAGCTAGTGAAAACTTTAATAGCATTATAGCCGATAAATTAAAAGATGCACTCGATGCAAAAAAAATCGACTTAGCATCAACAATGACCGATCGAGCTTCTAAAGCTGAAGAGTCATAAAGGAACAACTATGAAGTTAATATCTGAATATACCGATAGTAATATCGAATGTTATACAGAAGCTACCAAAAATGGTGGCAAACAGCACGTTATCGAAGGCGTGTTTATGCAGGCCGATCAAAAGAACAGAAATGGTCGCATATATGAAAAACAAATCTTAGAGGCTGCGGTAGAAAAATACGTAGTCGAACAGGTGAAAAGTGGACGAGCAGTAGGGGAATTAAATCATCCTGAAGGTCCAACAATTAACCTAGATAAAGTTTCACATAAGATTACGGATCTCAGATTTGAGGGAAGTAATGTTATTGGAAAAGCATCAATTCTTAAAACCCCTATGGGACAAATCGTTGAAGGTTTGCTCGAAGGTGGTGTTAAGCTTGGTGTATCAAGTCGTGGTATGGGTAGTCTTGTACAGAAGAATGGTACTAGTTACGTGGGCAAGGATTTTATGCTTGCAACTGTAGATATAGTCCAGGACCCTTCCGCTCCAGAGGCATTTGTCAATGGAATTATGGAAGGTGTCGATTGGATATGGAATAACGGTATCTTAACTGCACAAGAAATTGAATCAATTGAGACTGAAATAAAGCGTACTCCTAAAAAGCATTTAGCTGAAGCAGAGATCAAAGCGTTTAAAAATTTCCTCTCTAAACTTTAATTCTTAATAGGAGAATATAAAATGTCATTAGAAGACGCAATTAAATCCACTGCTGTTGCAGAGGAAGAGGCTGTGTTAGACATCTCTGAAGATGCTGAGCTAAATTCTGAAGAAGAGCTCGTTGAAAACGAAGTTGGAAACGAGGAAGAAGCTTTAGAAGAAACAGTAACAGAAGCAAAGGTTAAGGAAGACGAAGATGAAGACGAAAAAGACGAAGAAAAAGTCGAAGAGTCTGCACCTGTAGTCCCTAAAACTAAAGCTGGTGTTATTAACGCTGCATTGGAGATGTTTAAAAAGGCCAAAAAAGAAGACGCGCAAAAGCTATATGCTAAATTGACAAAAGTAGAAGAATCAGAAGACGATGGATCAGTTGATAAAACAATTGATGCTGTTGCTAAAGATAAGAAAGCACCTAAAGCTAAGCTAGAGGCTGCTGACTATTCTGAAGATTTGGATATCTTAGTAGCTGAAGAAGCTACATTGTCAGATGGATTCCGTGTTAAAGCTGGTGCAATTTTTGAAGCTGCTTACGCAAGTAAAGTAGGTGCTGAGATTGATAGGCTAGAAGGCGAATACGCGCAAAATCTTGAAGAAGAAGTCGCTGATATTCAGAGCTCACTCGTAGAAAAGGTAGATTCATACCTTAACTATGTTGTTGAAAACTGGATGAAAGAAAATGAAGTAGCAGTAGAGACTGGACTAAGGTCTGAAATCGCTGAAGACTTCATGAATGCACTTCAGGTAGTATTCAAGGAACATTACATTGAAGTTCCAGAAGGTAAAGTTGATCTAGTAGATGAGTTATCATCACAGGTTGCTGAGCTAGAGGAATCACTCAATAAAACCACAGAAGAAAATATTCGTTTATACGAGTCAACTCAATCTTTAGAAAGAGCTGAAATCGTAAGAAGACATTCTTCAGGCTTGGCTGAAACTGAAGCTGAGAAGTTATCATCATTGGTAGAAGACATTGAATTCGATAACGCTGAATCTTTCGAAATGAAAGTATCAGTTGTTAAAGAGTCATACTTTAAACAAGATGTTAATGAATCAGTTGACGAAGTAAATGCTGCAATTGGAAACGAAGAAGCTGACGAAGTTCAGTCTATCTCTAGTTCAATGGCTGCTTACACTCAAGCTATAACTAAATCTATTAAATAAAACATAAACCTAAGGGGAAATAAAAAATGTTTAACGCAGATAAAAATCTAGTAGAGAAATGGACTCCTGTCCTTGATCACGAAGATGCTCCAAGCATCGGTGACAAGCACAAGAGAGCTGTTACTGCTAGACTCTTGGAAAACCAAGAACTCGCACTACAAGAAAACAGAGCACATTCTGATTTTCAAATTAATGAAACCGCAGCTAACGCTACTGGTTCTAACATTAGTAACTTTGATCCAGTATTGATCTCTCTTGTAAGACGTGCAATGCCTAACCTTATCGCATACGATATCGCAGGCGTACAACCAATGAACGGACCTACTGGTCTAATCTTCGCAATGAAGTCAAGATACACATCGCAAACTGGTGCTGAAGCATTCTTCGACGAAGCTGATACTGATTTCTCAGGAACTGGTACACATCAAGCTGATCCTACTGGATTGGTCGGTGTAGCTGATTCTGGAGACGCAGGTACTTCTATCGCTGATGAAGCTGATACTGTATCTACTTTCGGTTCTGCTATCACTACAGCTAATGCAGAAGCTAAAGGTACACACGTACCCGGTTCTGCTATCTCAAGTGCTAACCAATTCGGTGAAATGGCTTTCTCAATCGAAAAAGCTCAAGTACTAGCTAACTCAAGAGCTCTTAAAGCTGAATACACTATGGAACTTGCTCAAGATCTTAAAGCAATCCACGGTCTAGATGCTGAAGGCGAATTAGCTAATATTCTTTCTTCTGAAATCCTTGCGGAAATCAACAGAGAGATGGTTAGAACTATTCTTACTAAAGCTAAAATCGGTGCACTTCAAGCAAGTGTTGCACTTAAAGGTGTATTTAACGTTAATACTGATTCTGACGGAAGATGGATGGTTGAGAGATTTAAAGGTCTCATCATGCAACTCGAAAGAGAAGCTAACGTAATCGCTAAAGAAACAAGAAGAGGAAAAGGTAATTTTGTACTTTGTTCTTCTGATGTTGCTTCAGCACTAGCAGCAGCTGGTCTTTTAGACTACACTCCTGCTCTTTCAACTGACCTAAATGTTGACGATACTGGTAATACTTTTGCTGGTGTTCTTAACGGTAGAATGAAAGTATATATCGATCCTTATGCTACTAGCGATTTCGCTTGTGTAGGTTACAGAGGTTCAAATCCATACGACGCAGGTATCTTCTATTGCCCATACGTTCCTTTAACTATGGTTAAAGCGATTGGGGAAAATGATTTCCAGCCAAGAATTGGATTCAAAACTAGATATGGAATGCAGCAGAACCCATTCGTGGGAACAGCTACAGGTGCGGGTACTAACCGTGTCAACCCATATTTCAGAATCTTTAGAGTAGACGGAATTATGGTGTAAACCGTAATTAGTTAATTCTAATTCTGATGAAGAGGGGTCTTAGGATCCCTCTTTTTTTGTCTGAGTTCTATGCTAAAAGACTTATAAATAGTATTAGGAGATTATTATATGGCCACACTAACTTCAAATAAAAACTATTTAAGTCCTGTTGGATTTAAATTTACTATTGACAATCAATTGTACCCTAATTTAGAATACTTTTGTACTGCAGTATCTTTACCATCAATTAGTATTGCTGAAGCACCAATGCCTTTCAGAGGAGCTAATGTAGGGTTTACTGGAGACAGAATTACATTTGATGATTTAACTGTTAAGTTTAATATTACTGAAGATATGGATAACTATAAAGAAACCTTTGATTGGATTCATAATATAGTTAATGTTGGAGAGAAATTTAAATCTGATGCCATTTTAAGTATATTAACCTCACACAATAACGTAAGTAAAACTATTAGGTTCTCAGATGTTTTTCCTATTAGTTTAAGTGGTGTTGAATTTACAACAGGTGCTACTGAAATTGAATACTTACAAGCAGACGTAACTTTTAAATATACCTCGTTTGAATTTATATAATAACTACTATCATATATAGTAGTATAGGAAATTAATTATGTTAGATATTGAAAAAATATTAGAAATGTGGAAGAAAGACTCAAACATTGATGGAATGCAACTTGACGAATCTTCTAAAGACTCAGCAAAACTTCACGCAAAATACCTCGAATTTGTAACACACAATCGTTTAGATCTTAAGAAAAGAGAAATGGAATTTAAAGTCTTACTTAAAGATAAGTGGTTACACTACAACGGAAAAATGTCTAGAGAAGATATTGACGATAGAGGTTGGGATTACGATCCATTAAATGGATTAAAAGTATTAAAAGGGGATATGGATTATTACTACGATTCAGATCCAGATATTCAAAAGGCTCAAGCACGAATTGAATATCTTAAAACTACTGCAGACACATTAAAAGAAATATTAGATAATGTTAAGTGGAGACATCAGACTATTAAAAATATGATTGAGTGGAGAAAGTTTACTAGTGGTATTTAAATGGATATAGTGACAGTTAAGAAACTTAACGAAACCTTTATACAGATACTAACTGATCCTGGTATCGAGCAAGAGTTAACAGAACACTTCTGTTTTTACGTTCCAGGGTATAAATTCATGCCAGCGTATAAAAATAGGATGTGGGATGGTAAAATACGCTTGTACGATCTTAGGCGTAAGACGTTGTATGGTGGATTGTTCCAATACCTTAATGAATTCTGTGAAGTTAGGGACTACACCCTGAAGATAGAGGAAGATGAGTACTATTCAAGGCCTGATATTGAACAAATTATTGATATTGAAGGGTTTATGAGTGAATTACGGCCTAGCGTGAACGGTAAGGGTATTATCCCCCATGACTATCAACTTACGGCACTCTCGCTCTTGCTTTCGAAAACTAAAAGCCTTCTACTATCACCAACGGCTTCTGGAAAGAGTTTAATCATATATTTAGCTGTTAGATATTACCTAGAGACATATGATAACAAAGTCCTTTTAGTAGTACCAACAACGTCACTTGTTGAACAGATGTATTCTGATTTTAACGACTATTCTCAACTTGAGGATTGGAACGTAGAAGATAACTGCCATAGAATATATTCAGGTAAAGAAAAATATAATATAAAACCTAGGGTTATTATTACTACATGGCAATCAATTTATAAAATGAACCATGAATGGTTTGAACAATACGGCATGGTTATAGGCGATGAAGCACATTCATTTAAAGCTAAATCATTGACGTCAATATTAGAAAAATGTACTGAAGCTAAATATAGAGTAGGTACTACAGGAACACTTGATGGAACATTAACTCATCAGTTAGTTTTAGAAGGTCTGTTTGGACCTGTACATAAAGTTACAACAACCAAAGAGTTGATGGATAAGAACACATTAGCTCAATTAGAGATACAGGTATTGCTTTTAAAATACGCTGACGAGTATTGTAAACTTGTAAAGAAAATGAAATATCACGATGAGCTAGATTTTATCGTAAAGTACGAACCACGAAATAATTTTATTAGTAATCTAGCTTTAGATCAAGATGGAAACACACTTATATTATTTCAATTTGTAGAAAAGCATGGTAAACCATTACACTCGCTTTTACAAGATAAGATAAGTAAACTACCTCGTTCCGAGGAAAGGAAACTATTTTATGTCTCAGGAGAAACCGATGTCGATACTAGGGAGAAGATTAGATCAATCACAGAGCAACAAGATGATGCAATTATTGTTGCTTCCATGGGTACTTTTTCTACAGGGATCAATATTAAGCGTTTACATAATATCGTATTTGCTTCACCAAGTAAGTCTCAAATTAGGGTTCTCCAAAGTATCGGAAGAGGATTAAGAAAGAGTGCTGATGGTATAAATACTAAAGTGTACGATATTGCAGACGATCTACATTGGAAGAACAAAAAAAATTATACATTAGAACATGCAGGCGTACGAATTAGCATATATAGTAAAGAGAAATTTAATTATAAAATATTTGAGATAAAAATTTAATGGACATATCAGTAAGACAATTTAAATTATATAGTGGCGAAGACATTATTGCTTTGGTTAGCAAAGTCGATGGTGAAAATTATATTGTCGAAAGACCATTTAGACTTATTCAAAACTTGATAGGTCAATACCAATTAACCCCATGGTTTCAATTTTCAGACCAAACACTATTTAAAATATTACGATCAAGAATTATTCATTCAGCTGAAATAAGTAAAGAAATAAGAGAAGCCTATATTAGTATAGCTTCACAGAAAAGAACTTTAGAGACGCCTGTCGGCGATTCGGACACTGAAGGTTTAGAAGAATATGTTAAGATGTTAAAAGACATCGATCCTAATAACGATATAGAAGATTCCCTTGATGATGAACCAAAAGAACGAACAATACATTAGCTTTATATTACCCTCCCTCGGAACCACTCTATTATTATACCACGTTTTCTGTAATTTGTACAGGACTTTCTGCAATAAAAGGCAATTAAAATGATATATAAACCTGATCAAAATGAGATGATGTTTTGCGATTATAGAATACATCGAAAGAATAATGCATTAGTAATCGATAAAGATCTTAACATTCAAAAGTTTTTTAACTTTAATGATGGGGACACCCTACGCGTTAGCGTTAATGAAACAGACGATGGATTAATGCAAACAACATTCACAAAACTATGTACAAATGAATGATTTTATGGTATAATAGTACCTATACAACATTAATAATGGAGATTTAACTATGGCAGATCCAAAGCAAAAGCCACACTATATTAATAACAAAGAATTTTCACTCGCTGTAGTTGATTATGTTACTAATAAAAATAAGTTGGAAGAAGAAGGTAAAGAAACCCCTAAGGTTACTAACTATATTGCCTCTTGCTTCTTAAAAATATCAGAAGGTTTATCCCACAGACCAAACTTTGTAAGATACACATACAGAGAAGAAATGGTTATGGATGCAGTAGAAAATTGTTTAAAGGCTATTTCTAATTACAATATTGAAACAGCAACAAGAACTGGAAAGCCAAACGCATTTTCATATTTTACTCAAATTTGCTACTTTGCGTTTATTCGTAGAATTACAAAAGAGAAAAAGCAACAAGATATTAAATTTAGGTTTATTGAAAGAATGGGTATTGAAGATTTTGCTCAAATGGGAATGGATGATGCAGGTGCACAACAAACCATGGAGTATATCGATACATTAAGACAAAGAATTGCTAAGGTTAAAACTTCTGACGAAAAGATTAAGAAGTTTGCTAAGGCAGAAAAAGATTTAGAAAAACTAGAATTATTTATGGTATAATATGAAAGTAGCTATTTTAAACGATACACATTGTGGTGTAAGAAATTCATCAGATATATTTTTAAACTATCAAAGAAGATTTTATGAGGAAATATTCTTTCCTTATTTAAAAGAACATAATATTAAACAAATACTTCACTTAGGTGATTACTACGAACATCGTAAATTTGTTAATTTTAAAGCTCTTAACCAAAACCGTAGAGACTTCTTAGAACCAATGAGAGACGCTGGTATTACTATGGATATTATACCTGGTAATCATGATGTGTACTTTAAGAATACTAATGAGCTTTGTTCTCTAAAAGAATTACTAGGCTATTTTACATCTAATGTTAATATCATTATGAAGCCTAAAGTATTAGATTATGCTGGTTGCGGTATTGCAGTAATACCATGGATTAATAATTCTAACTATGCTGAATACACAAAGTTTCTTAAAAACTGTAAGGCTTCTATAGTAGGAGCTCATCTTGAGTTAAAAGGTTTTGATATGATGGCAGGTATATCTAATCCTCACGGTATGGACTCTGATATATTCCAAAGATTTGAATTAGTACTCTCAGGACATTTTCATACTAAATCATCTAGAGGACCAATTCATTATCTTGGTGCACAATTTGAATTTACATGGGCAGACGTCGATGATCCAAAATATTTTCATGTAATAGATACAGAAACGAGAGAGATTACACCAGTGCGTAATCCTATTACAATGTTTAAAAAGTTTGTATATGACGACGAAAATCATGATTATTCTAACATTGATATGGAACAATTTAAAGAAAAGTTTGTTAAGATTATAGTATTAAATAAAAATGATCTATACATGTTCGATAAATTTATCGACAAGTTGCAATCTATTGAAACATACGAATTAAAAATAGCGGAAAACTTTGAAGAATTCTTAGGAGATAGCGTTGAGGACGATAAAGTTTCCCTTGAAGATACTACTGTTTTACTAGATTCATATGTTGAAGCTGTCGATACTGATTTAGATAAAGATCATTTAAAAGTTGAATTGAGAAAGCTTTACACTGAAGCTCAGAACCTAGAGGTAGTATGATAAATTTTAAATACGTAAAGTGGAAGAACTTTTTGTCCACTGGAAACGAATTTACAAAGATACAATTAGATAAAACACCATCAACACTTATAGTAGGATCAAACGGCGCAGGTAAATCTACATTACTAGATGCATTATCATATTCCTTATTTGGTAAAGCTCATAGAGATATTAAGAAAGACCAATTGGTTAATTCTATTAATAAAAAAGGCACCGAAGTAGAAGTTGAATTTGAAATTGGCGGAATAGATTTTAAAGTTAGAAGAACTATTAAACCTACTAAGTTTGAAATATACCAAAACGGAAAAATAATTAACCAAGCAGCAAATGCTAGAGATTATCAAAAGTTCTTAGAACAAAATATACTTAAACTTAACCATAAATCATTTCACCAGGTAGTAGTACTTGGTAGCAGTTCCTTTATTCCTTTTATGCAATTACCACCATGGTCGCGCAGAAAGGTTATTGAAGATTTACTAGATATTAACATTTTTAGTAAAATGAATGGTTTATTAAAGGAAAGAAATTCTAAAATAAAAGATGAACTAGTAGATCTAGATCATAACCTAGAACTAGTAAAATCTAAAATCCAAAGCCAAACTAAATATATTAAAGATCTTCAAGGTATTAACCAAGATATGATCGATGCTAAGTATTCTATGATGAAAGAACATAAAACAGAAATACAAGGATATATTAGTAAGTCTTCAGAGCTTGGAGAAAATTTATCTACAAATCTAAAAGAAATTAATAGATCATATGCAGTTACTGATTCTGATATTAGACAGCTTCAAAGAAAAGAACATGAATTAACTGATAAAATAAAAGGCATGGTAAAAGAAGCTAGATTCTATGAAGACAACGATCACTGTCCTACATGTGATCATGCCTTAGAAGATAGTTTTAAAGAATCTAAACTTACTCAGATTAAAGAAGAAGCTAATAAAATTCAAAATGAAATGTCCAAGGTTGTAAAACAAGTTGGTTTCTTAGAAAAAGAAGCAACTGTCGCAAAAAAGACAATCGAGAATTTACTTAAAAGACAAAATCAAATAACTACAAATAACGAAGCTGTAAGTTTACTACAAAAAGAAATTGATAAAATCCAAAAAGATATTAGAAGTCTTAATGGCCAATCAGGTGATATAACAATAGCAAAGACTGATCTATCCGACCAAAGAGAAAAGAAAGATACTATGACAGAAAAGAAATTGTCATATGTAGAAGAAAGAACATATAATGAAGTCATAGGAGAAATGCTTAAAGATACTGGAATTAAAACTAAAGTAATTAAACAGTATTTACCTGTAATGAATAGATTTATAAATCAGTATTTGCAAACACTAGATTTCTTTGTAGCTTTTCATTTAGACGAAGCTTTTAATGAAACTATTAGGAGTCGTCATAGGGATGCATTTAACTATTCATCATTCTCAGAAGGTGAAAAACAAAGAATCGATTTAGCCTTATTGTTCACATGGCGAATGATAGCTAAAATGAAAAATTCAGCTGCTACTAACTTATTGGTTTTAGATGAAACATTTGATTCATCATTGGATCTTGATGGTATTGATAACCTTACTAAAATCCTAAATACACTAGAGGAAGGAACCAATGTGTTTATTATATCACATAAGGGCGATGTTCTAGAGAATAAATTTAGGTCTAAAATAGAGTTCTATAAAGACAGAAACTTTTCTAAAATAAAGTAATTTATATAAAAGTGTAACATAGGCTAATTATTTTGCAAATAAATGCAAATAACCCTGTACAATCCACCATGATCCTGGTATAATGGTTATATAGATTAAGGAGATAAGGATTATGAAACAAGGTTTAATTTTACACCACATCGCTACAGGGATCATTCAAGAGGTTCCTTTAAACGGCAAAGAGATGCAATTGGCTATGGATAAAGGCCCTACTATAAATGATAGCTGGGACTTAATGGTAGCTTCAGTGGCCTCTAGGTCAGACATTACAATCAACGACGGCAACTGGGATTTAGAACAAATCGTAGTTAATGGCGTTTCAAAGGTAGCACATTAATGAATAATAGTTTAGCAAAACTTCTAGCAACAGAAAATATCACGGTACAAGTTGGTAATTATAATACTGCTTGGTTTGATATTAAATCCAGAGTACTAGGTCTTCCTGATTGGAAGGACATGTCAAAAGACGTTGAAGATCTTTTTATAGGTCACGAAGTAGGTCATGCATTATTTACTCCATACGAAGGCTGGCACGATAGCCCAGAAAAATTAAAGGGATGTCCTAGGTCATACATTAATGTAGTTGAAGACGCTAGGATCGAAAAAAACATTAAATCAAAATATCCTGGATTGGTTGGACCAATGGCAAGAGGATATACTTCATTAGTAGCTAAGGAATTCTTTGGTGATCTTACTGATATTGATTGGGATAATGTAAAACTCATTGATAAAATTAATCTTAAAGCTAAGATTGGTACACTATTAGATGTTCCAATGAATTCAGAAGAATCAACATTATATAATGCTACAATGGTTACTGAATCATTCGAAGACGTTTTAAATGTTGTTAGAGATATCTTAGCTTATACTAAAGAAAACCAAGAAGATCTAATTCAAAAACCAGAGTCGCTTCCAGACTTTGATGAAAGCGATACTGAAGAAGAAAATAACGATCCTACTAGTCAAGGTCATGATGATTTTGAAGAAGATGAAGAAGATAGCTCGAGCTCAAACGATGGTGATAATCCAAGCGAACAAGACGAGAATACTCCTTCATCTACTTCATCTAACGACGAAGCAGTAGCTTCTCCTTTACCAGTGCATAATGATGAAGATGTATCTATTACAGATGAAATCTTTAGAGCAAAGGAAAAGGATTTAATACCTGAGTCAGCAAATACATTTTATGCTAATGATATCAAGGACGTTACACCCTTTATTATTCCATTTAAAGATTTAATGGTTGAAAGAAAAAAGGTATTAGAAAGTTTTAATTATGAATTCGACGATGGAACTGTTAATAAAAAACAACTTCTTACAATGAAAATGGAAGTAGAGTTTAAAAAGTACTTAACTAAAGTTAAGAAAGCAGTTCAACCAGCAGTAAAGGAATTCGAGCAAAAGAAAGCTGCGCATCAATGGCAGTATGCTACTACAGCAAAAACTGGTAGACTTGATGTTAACAAATTACACTCATACAAAATATCAGAAGACATTTTTTCACAAACGACTAACCTAGCCAATTCTAAAAATCATGGAATGTTTATGTTAATTGATTATTCTGGATCAATGTCAGGTGTTTTAAGTAATGTACTAGAGCAATTAATTCATAGCATTATATTCTGTAAATCAGTTAATATACCATTTGATGTATATGCATTTACAACTGGTGGAAATCACAGCTATGAATCTTATAGAGATGGTGATTTTAATATGGATAATCTATCAATGCCTCAGCTTATTCATTCAGATCTTAAAAAGAATGATTTTGAATTAGCTTTAAAATATCTTTATGCTAGAATGGAATGTGCTAGAGGATCTCATGATTATTCAATATATGCTAGATGCGAAGAATGGGGATCAACTCCTTTAAACCATGCTCTAGTTTGTTCACACAAATTAATTAGAAAATTTAAAGCAATAAAAAATCTAGAAAAAGTTAACCTTATGTTAATCACAGATGGCGATACAAACAGATTGAGTATTATTGAAGATAGATCTCTTAGTGACAAGAAGCTTCCTTCTTCTAACTCATACTATGGTTATGATGCTGCAATTAAAACTACTATTGACGGCAAAAGAGTAACACTAGCTGGAAGAGGTGTTACTGGTACTAAAAGTCTTTTACAAAATCTTAAGAAAAGATACGGAGTTAACGTTATAGGATTTTATATTGCTGATTCTAGAGGCGATTTAAATAGTGCTATATTCTCAAGTTATAGAGATCAAAATAAAGATGCTAATGATTGGGATACTAGTTTTGATAAGCATAAGAAAATCAAGTTAAAGGAAAGAAACAAAAATAAATGTATCGAGTACAAAAACAGTAAAGGCTACGATAATCTTTATATTGTGTTAGACAAAGAGTTTAGTACAAACGAAGACGAATTTGAAGCCACTTCTGATCAAACTAAAAGCCAAATAACAAGAGCATTTAAAAAGTATAGCTCAAGTAAAAAGGTTAATAAGAGTTTGATGAGTAAATTTGGCCAAGCAGTAGCATAGTGATACTTAGGCTAATTATTTTGCAAATAAATGCAAATAACCCTGTACACTGTGCACTAGCTATGGTATAATAGTTATATAAATTGATAAGGAACTATATTATGAACGTAAATACAAACACAATACTAAAAAGCTTAATGGAAACATATCCAGATAGCACTGTCTTTAAAAAGGCAGAAATCGTATCCATAGCAAATTCGCTAGGATTTAAAAAGAGTGATTATTCACCTCTAACTTTAACTGATAACAGGACCGATGTCAGAGGTCAATACGATCTTTCAGCTGTTATCATTCCAATGAGGGAATCTAATACAATGGCTAAAACATCACCAACAGTAGTTGGAATGCAATCAATAGTAAATGAAGAGAAAACATTCGCTTCAGTTGATCCTACATTCGTACCATGGGGTGCATATTCAGACGTCGTTAAAGTCGTTAAATCTGAAATGTTCTATCCTATCTATGTGTCAGGTTTAAGCGGTAATGGTAAAACCTTTATGGTCGAACAAGCCTGTGCTAAAGAAGGTAGAGAGTTTATTAGAGTGCAAATTAATCCAGAGACCGATGAAGACGATTTAATTGGTGGATTCAGATTGATCAATGGCGAAACGGTTTTCTCCAAAGGCCCAGTTCTAAAAGCTATGGAGAACGGAGCAATTCTTCTCCTAGATGAAATTGATAGAGCTACTAATAAGATCATGTGTCTTCAGGGAATCCTAGAAGGTAAGCCAGTCCTAGTTAAGAAAACTGGAGAGGTAGTTAAACCTACTAATGGATTCAATGTAATAGCAACTGCTAACACAAAAGGTAAAGGGTCAGACGATGGAAGATTCACAGCAGCTTCTATCATTGATGATGCTTTCCTAGAAAGATTCACAATATCAATCGATCAAGCATTTCCATCAATATCAGTTGAAAAGAAAATTGTTAATAACCACATGAAAAAATTTGGAGAAGTCGACAGTGATTTCGCTGATAACCTAGTGGGATGGGCCGACATCATAAGAAAAACTTTCTATGATGATGGGGTCGATGAGGTTATTTCAACAAGAAGGTTATGTCATATCGCACAAACATTCTCGATCTTTAAAGATAAAATGAAATCAATCGATTTATGTATATCAAGGTTTGACGATGACACAAAAGCAGCATTCCTAGATCTTTACAGTAAGGTCGATGCAGGTATAGAAACAATTACTGACGAGGATTATAATGGCGAAACAGATCAACTATAAATTTAACGAAGGAGCTCTAATTAAAGAGCTTCAAGCGTATATCGATTCTACGTACGATGCACATTATGGGCAAGGGGGATTACAATCCTCTGAGGTTATAGTGGATCGTGGACATGGTCTAGGATTCTTCCTAGGTAATGTCGATAAATACAATGCAAGGTACGGGAAAAAAGGTGATGTGAAAGACCACCGAAAGGATCTTATGAAAGTATTGCATTACGCATTACTTGCTCTCTATGAGCATGATAGGATTAATTCAAACTAACTATGTACATTATGCTAAAAGTATGGTATAATATACTATTAATTAAAAAGGTAATATTATGAATATAACAAACGATACTCTCAAGGTATTGAAAAACTTTGCTACCATTAATCCTAACATTGTGATTAAACCTGGTGGTCAACTAAAAACAATTTCTGAAGCTAAAAACATTATGGCTATCGCTGATGGCACTGATGATTTTCCTACAGAGTTTGGAATCTATGATCTTAATGAATTCTTATCTGTTTCAAATTTGGTACAAGATCCAAACTTTGATTTTCAAGATAAAAACGTTAAGATTACTTCAGGTGGTAACACTGTAACATATTTCTTTTCAGAACCAGAGATCTTAACATCTCCTTCTAAAGAAATTACAATGCCAGACACTGAAGTTGGAATTTCCATTACACAGGAAGTTTTATCACAGGTTCGTAAAGCAGCTGCTGTACTTGGACATACTGAAATGTCTATTAAAGGTAGCGGCGGTAAAGTAACACTATCAGTAGTTGATAGTTCAGATGCTACTGCTAACTCATTTGATATTGAGCTCAACGACAATAACGATTGTACTGAAGAGTTTAATTTCATCGTAAATATTAATAATCTAAAATTGATCGAAGGTGATTACTTTGTGAATATCAGTTCTAAACTAATTTCACAATGGACATGTTCATCAATGGCAGTTAAATATTTTATCGCTTTAGAGAAAGCGTCAACATTTGGCGTATAAATATAATGGTATATTATATACGCAATAGGAATTCTCATAAATTTTATGAGGATATAGTGTAAGATGCGGATAACCGGTCTTACTAATTATAGTCTAACTTTGATCAAAGGAGAAACAAAATGACTAATCAAGTAGAAACTCAAGCTGGTGAGCAACAAGAACCAGTACAACTAAGTCTTCAGGACATCTCAACTTTTGTGCAGATAATTGATATCTGTTCTAAAAGAGGTGGCTTTGAAGGTCAAGAAATGGAAGCTATTGGCGGTCTTAGAAATAGAACTGTCGCATTCCTAAATCAAGCATCTGAAGCCCAAGGCAAAGAAGCTCCGGAAGGAATGGTTCCAGAAGCAGATCCAGAAATGGTAACTGCTGAAGAAGTAGCAGAATAGTTGAAAGATTAGCCTATTGCGGAGGTGGCTCCTCCGTATTTTATTAATTTTATTATGAAGGATTTATTATGGATCGCAATGAAAAAGCACGCTTAATCGAAGCACTAAAACGAGGTTCTGTTACAGTAACCTTTCAAAAAATTGACTCAGACGAAATTAGAGTCATGCCATGTACTCTCAACCCCACAGTTCTAAAAGCTAATGGAATTCAATCTGTTATCGAAAACATCGATCCTAACACAGATCACATCGCTGCTTGGTCTCTCGACAAAGACGCATGGAGATCGTTTAGATTGGATACTGTCCTTGGTTGGGAGGTACTATGATGCAAGAATTTCTTTGGGTAGAGAAATATCGTCCACAAACAATTAGTGATACAATTTTACCAAATTCAATTAAGAAAACTTTTGAAGATATTGTTAAAGGGGGTGACTTACACAATATGCTTCTTACCGGCTCAGCCGGCCTTGGTAAAACTACAGTCGCTAAAGCATTGTGTAACGAGTTGTCATTAGATTTTATTATAATTAATGGCTCCGAAGAGGGTAACATTGATACTCTCAGAGGTAAAATCAAGCAGTTTGCTTCATCGGTATCATTACAGGGTGGCTATAAAGTAGTTATCCTTGATGAAGCAGACTACTTGAACCCACAATCAACACAACCAGCTTTGCGTGGATTCATAGAAGAATTCTCAGGAAACTGTAGGTTTATATTAACATGCAATTTCAAAAACAGGATTATTGATCCACTTCATTCTCGATGTACAACCATTGAGTTTAATGTACCTAAAAAATCAATGCCAAAACTCTGTGATCAATTTCTTAATCGCTGTGAATATATTCTAAAACAAGAAAATATTACTTACGATCGTAACGTTGTTGCAGAACTTATTATTAAACATATGCCCGACTGGCGTAAAGTTTTAAATGAGTTACAGCGATATAGTACCAGTGGAACAATTGATACTGGAATACTTGTAACGCTTTCTGATGTATCTATTAGTGATTTAATGGAACATCTAAAACTTAAAAACTTTAAACTTATGCGACAATGGGTTGCAGACAATATTGACACAGAACCAGCTTCACTCTTTCGTAAAGTTTACGATAACATGAATGAATATGTTGATCCTCAAAGTATACCGCAACTGGTACTTATTTTGGCCGATTACCAATACAAGAATTCATTTGTTGCTGATCACGAGTTAAATATGGTTGCATGTTTAACTGAAATAATGGCTGGAGTAAAATTCAAATGATTAAACCAAATTTATTTAGAAGATCTACAATGTGGATCGTAGATAGCTGGAGAAACGTAATGGATGTTAGATATAATCCCTTAAAGTATGTTCCAGACCCAAGCTTACAAGCATATTTTATGTTAGTACTATTTGTAATGTGGAGTGCATTCTTTGGCTTAATAGCTATATACTATATAGGATTTATTAACTATAGCATTGTTGCAAGTATTTTAGTTCATGCCGCAATATTAATACCAATCGTAATAACTAATGCAATCTTTGTAGATGCCGAAAGAGATGGACATGCATGGTTAGCTGAATGGCGAGAAGAACAATCAGTTTACAAAATATTTCTAAGTAGAACTTCTAAGGGAGTTAGAATACTTTGGGATATTGACAAGGAAGCATAATGAGTAATCCCTTTGATTATCTAAAAGCAATTAATAATTCTAAAAAGAATATTATCGTAGACGACTTATCTGAAAACGAGTATAATGCCTTTATGGTAAATAGAGGTTTATCATTTTTTCCTGATACTGTTCTTATGGCTAATGAAATGAATATATCACATCATTTAGATAGCAAGCTTCAATTCGATTTTCTTATAAATATTATTAAGAAAAAGAGTAGATTTACTAAATGGTCTAAGAAGACTGACATAGCAAATCTTGAAGTAATTAAACAATATTATGGATATAGCAATGAAAAAGCTAGATCTGTTTTATCATTATTCAGCAATGACGAAATTGCTGATTTGAATCAAAGGATTAGTAAAGGTGGAAGAACTAAATAACAGCCCAATACAAGATTGGACACCTGGTTCGATGCTAGAAGTATCACTCAATGAACCAGACGATTTTCTAAAAGTAAGAGAAACATTAACCAGAATTGGAGTGGCTTCTCGCAAAGAAAGTAAACTATATCAATCGTGTCATATTCTGCATAAGCAGGGTAGATACTTTATTGTACATTTTAAAGAATTATTTCTATTAGATGGAAAACCATCCAATCTATTAGAAAACGATGTTCAGCGACGCAACACAATTGCAACGCTGTTATCAGATTGGGGGTTGGTCTCTATGATTGAACCTAATCTGTTTAAGGACGTAGCACCTTTGAGACAAATCAAAGTGATACCACACAAAGATAAAGCTCTTTGGGAATTATGTCCAAAATATAACATAGGAAACACAAACTAACTTCCTAAGTTGTATAAATAAACGTGGATGCCGAATAATCGGGTCCATATATTAATCTTGCTTTAAATAGGAGAAACTAAAATGGTAAGAAATGCAATGAACGTGCCGCGTTCCCTCTTTATTGGATTTGATCCAATATTAAACGAACTTGAAAGAATCCACCAAGCTGGAAGATCTCAAGATAATTACCCTCCACACAACGTTGTGAAAATCGATGACGATAATTTCAATATCGAACTTGCAGTTGCTGGATTTTCTAATGATGATATTTCATTAGAAGTAAAGGACGGTATTCTTTTAATAAAAGGTCAACATAATGAAGACGATGAACGTGAATATGCACATAAAGGTATATCATCCCGCAAATTTGAGAAGTCCTTCCGACTCTCAGAATTTGTCGTAATAGACGGGGCTAATCTAGTGAACGGAATACTTGTGGTTAACGCCAGAGTTGAGGTTCCAGAAGAGAGGCGTCCTAGGAAGATCGAAATCGGGTCTGCTGGGGCATCAAAGAAGAAGGAATTTATTCAAGAATAGATTCCGGTGAGCAGCGAAAACTCAGTGGATTGTTTAACAATTTACTGGAGTCAAATCATGGGTTACATACGTAAACACAAGGATGGCATTAGGACTGGATTCGAATTAGTGTTAATCATGGCTGGGATATTTGCAGTATCACCAATCATAATTTATCTGCAATTGAATTCATATTAATGACTAAGCTTAGTCGGGGGAGTCATCTCCCCCTACTTTTTTCATTTTACATGTGTACATATGCAGTAAAGTATGGTATAATAGACTATATTATCAAAGGTGAATGAATGAATTTTTATACTAATGTCGGCCGATATGGCAATATGCTACTCTATCGTGGTATCGAAAACGGTAATCGAGTAAGCAGAAAAGTAAAATACAAACCAACCTTGTACGTCGCTACAAGTAAACCTACAGATTGGACAGCATTGGATGGAACACCAGTTGCACCAGTCACACAATTCGAATCTATGCGTGATGCTAAAGATTGGATTGGTTTAAACAAAGAAGTTTCAGGCAGAAAAATATACGGAAACAACCGTTATATTTCTACGTTTATAAACGAAAAGTTTCCAGGAGATATTAAATTTGATCGTAACGCAATTAACGTTACTACAATCGATATCGAAGTCGCATCAGATGACGGGTTTCCTGAACCAGATGTAGCCTCAAAAGAAGTTACTGCTATCTGTATTAAAAACAATATTGACAATACTTATTACGTGTGGGCATTAAGAGATTACGATGTAAATCAATCTATTATGCAAACAAATCGTGTCGTGTATAAAAAATGCGATACTGAAGGTCAACTACTTCTAGACTTTATAACACATTGGTCATCACCAACACATTGCCCAGATGTTGTTACTGGTTGGAACTCAAGATTCTTTGATATTCCATACCTTGTAAACAGAATTAATAATTTACTAGGTTCTGACTGGGTTAAAAAGTTATCACCTTGGGGATTAATTGATTCACGTGATGTTACTATTATGGCTCGTAAGCAAACTGCATACGAAATTGCTGGTATATCTCAACTTGATTATATGGAACTATTTAAGAAGTTCGGTTACTCATACGGTGCACAAGAATCCTATTCACTTAATCATATATCACATGTTGTTCTAGGCGAGAAGAAACTTTCTTACGAAGAACACTCAAGTTTATTTAGTTTATACTTAAACGATCATCAAAAGTTTATTGATTACAATATTAAAGATGTTGAATTAGTCGATAGGATCGAAGATAAACTTGGTCTTATTACACTAGCTCTAACTATGGCTTATCGCGGTGGTGTTAACTATGGTGATACATTTGGAACTACAGCGATATGGGATTCTATTATTTACAGGGATCTTTCAACTCAGAAAATTGCAGTTCCATTTCAAGAAGATAAAGTAAAAACACCGTATCCTGGAGGATATGTTAAAGATCCACAAGTTGGAATACATGATTGGGTAGTATCATTTGATTTAAATTCACTATATCCATCGTTAATTATGCAATACAATATGTCACCAGAAACAATAGCCTCTGGTGAATTATCTGATTATGATGTTGACAGTATTCTTAAAAGCAATACAATTGTAGATAACAGAGGAAAGGCTGTAAGTGCAAATGGCCAATATTTTAATATCGATAAAAAGGGCATCTTGCCTAAAATCATTGAACAGATGTATGGAGAACGTGTTCAAATTAAAAAGGCTATGATTAAAGCACAAAAAGAATTACAGAAGGTAGATAAAAATGATAAACAAGAAGTATACAGAATTGAAAGGGATATTGCAATCAACGAAAACAGGCAAATGTCTATTAAAATTCTCCTTAATTCTCTTTATGGTGCTCTTGGCAACAAGTACTTCAGATTTTTCGATCAACGAATTGCCGAAGGAATTACACTCTCCGGACAACTTACAATACGATGGGCTGAAGAAGCTATCAATACATATCTCAATAAAGTGCTCAAAACGAAAAAAGATTACGTCTTGGCCATCGACACCGATTCGGTGTATGTATGCTTAAACGACCTAGTTAAAGCGGTTAACCCTAGTAATCCTATTGATTTTCTAGACACAGTCTGTAGAGAAAAGCTAGAACCTGTTCTTGAAGAAGCATATAAAAAGTTATATAGTATCATGGGTGGTATCGAAAACAAAATGGTCATGGGACGAGAAGTAATTGCTGATCGTGGTCTTTGGACAGCAAAGAAAAGATATATTCTTAATGTGCATGATAATGAAGGTGTACGATATGCAGAGCCTAAACTTAAAATTATGGGCATTGAAGCTATTAAATCTTCTACACCAGCACCATGTCGAGAAGCACTAAAAGAAATATTTAAAGTTATTATGCATTCATCTGAATCTGATGTACAAAAATCTATTGAGCATTTCAGACAATACTTCAGAACACTAGAACCAAACAATATTGCGTTCCCTAGGGGAATAACCAATCTTACATCGTTTCAAGACAGAAACACAATTTACAAAAAAGGCACTCCAATACATGCTCGTGGCGGAATACTTTACAACAAATTAATCGATGATCTATCGCTAGGTAAGCGATATAACAAAATCAATAATGGCGAAAAGATTAAATTCATTTATCTTAGAACGCCTAATCCTATAAAGGAAAATGTTATATCATTCCTAGATTATCTTCCAACGGAGTTTGGATTGAATAAATATATTGATCACGAAACCCAATTTCAAAAAACTTTCCTAGATCCTATCGAACCAATACTCGATGCGATTGGTTGGTCTTCAAAAGAGGTATCTACGCTAGATGAGTTTTTTGGATAAACACTGTACATTTAATATAAAATATGGTATAATAGTACCAAAGGAAAATACTTATGAAAGATGAATATAAATTAGTACGACTATCTTCTGGTGAAGAAGTGGTCGGTAAAGTTACACAAAATGAAGAATCAATTACCATTACAGATGGTTATTCTTTGATTCCAGCAGGTGAAGGTAAAATTGGCTTCATGCCATTTATGGCTTATACAAAAGCAGCAGAAGGTATTACTATTCCAAATAGTTTTATTCTATTTACTGTTGATCCAATAGATGAACTAGTAGATCAAGTTAAAGCTATGAGCAGTCCAATTCAAGTGCCAGAAAAGCAAGGAATTATTACAAATGTCTAAGAATTGGGTAGAAGATATTCATTTAATGCAAAGCAAATATCTTACTAGACAATGGGTTGAAAATAATCCTGAGAAACTAAAAAAGTTTCTTGAGTTTAGAGTTGAGTTTTTAAAAGAAGAACTAATGGAAACAAAAGCTGCGGTTACTAATAATGATCCAGAAGAAATAGTAGATGGTTTAATTGATCTATGTGTTGTTGCTATTGGTACACTTGATGCATTTGGTGTTAATCCCTATAAAGCTTGGGATGCTGTACTAGAAGCTAATATGAACAAAGAAGTAGGACAAAAGCCAACTAGGCCAAATCCACTAGGAGTTCCAGACCTAATTAAACCTGAAGGTTGGACCGCTCCATCACACGCAGAGAATCATGGTAAGTTTAACGATATTTAACAGTATATACGATAACAAAACTGATAAAAGCATTACATATAAATCATTTGATGATTTTGAAAAAATATTGTATCAGTTATCGGAAAGTACTAAATATCCAACTAAAAAATCAGCACCATTAATATCTCCAGCAACTTATGTACCGGAGACAACTCGTGCAAACGATAATGTTCTTAGTTGGGGTGGTTTTGGAATCGTAGATGTAGATGATTATATTGGAAGTATCGATGATATTTCTGAGGTGTATAGCGAATACAAATACGTATGTTATTCCACTGCTAGCTCGACTGAAGAACACCCTAAGTTTCGTTTAGTATTTCCACTAACAAGAGCTATAAATAAAGATGAAATCAAACATTTTTGGTACGCATTAAATAAAGAGATAGGAGATATCGCAGATGCCCAAACAAAAGACCTCAGCAGAATGTATTACGTCCCAGCCAAATATAAAGGATCTTACAATTTCATATTCTCACACGATGGATCTACCATGGACCCCGCAAAACTTATGGAAAAACACAGATACGTCGTACCAAATGAATCGTTTTTCGATAAGTTACCAGAAGCTATTAAAAAAGGTCTTATACAACATCGACAAGCAAAACTCGATAACACTAACTTTTCATGGACAGGATATCAAGACTGCCCTTTTATAAACAAAAAACAAATTGAAGAATACAAAACTTTATCAGGTGCTGGCTGGTATTACAAACTATATCAGATAATGGTTTCAATAGCAGGTAATGCAATGTCTAAGGGTTATCCAATAACATCTAAAGAAATTGAATATATCATTAGAGATCTCGATGCAAACACTGGAAATTGGTACGCAAAAAGACCAATTAATAAAGAAGCTGAAAGAGCTATTGAATTTATTTTTAAAAACAATATATAGGAGTATATTATGGAACAACTTTTTCACAAACACATTATTAAAATAACAGGTATTATTTGTTTACCTTTATTACTAGCTTTCTTTTTTTCAAAAGTTCAAGCCGAAGATCATAACTATACATGGCATGGTCATACTATGGAATTAAACCCAGAATTACAAGATTCACAATACTGTTTGGCCAAGAACATTTATTTTGAAGCTGGTAATCAACCAGTTGCTGGTAAAATTGCAGTCGCACAAGTAGTTCAGAATAGAGTTATAAACAAAAATTATCCAAATAATATTTGTGATGTTGTATATCAAGCAAAATTAAAAGAAAATTGGAAAGGTAATCTTATTCCAGTTAGGCATATGTGCCAGTTCAGTTGGTTCTGTGACGGTAAATCAGATGATCCAGTTGATAGTGCAACTTGGATGTTTTCTTTATTAGTTGCTGATTCCGTTATGAATGGAGAGTATGGCGATATTACCGAAGGGGCAACTCACTACCATGCAGACTCAGTATATCCTTATTGGGCTGAGTCTTTAAATCAAACAGTTATAATCAACAATCACACGTTTTATAAATAGATAATAGGAGAATAATTATGAAAATGATTGGAACAAACGTCTTAGTAACAGAGACAGCAAAGGAAGATACTACTGCAGGTGGTATCATTTTAACAGCAGATACGACCAAAGGGTCTAAACCCGCACTAGTACTTTTAGTAGGACCAGATGTAGTTGATGTAGCCAAAGGAGATAGAGTATATCTTGATTGGCCAAATGCTATGCCAGTAGATATAGAAGGAAAGGCCGGTGCAATAATCGATATGGAACATATCAAGGCAGTAGTATAATGTATACTTATAACGTAACAGTAACAAGAATAGTAGATGGAGATACAGTCGACGTAGATGTCGATTTAGGCTTCGGAATGGTTTATAAAAAGCAAAGAGTAAGAATGCTAGGTATTGATACACCTGAATCTAGAACTAGAAATCTAGAAGAAAAGTATTACGGTAAACAATCAAAGTATTTCTTAGAAAGTTTATTAAAGGATGCTGATGTAAGATTAGTATCACATGATAAAGGAAAATTTGGTAGAATTCTAGGTGAACTATTTATTTATGGAAACATGGATAAATCTGTAAATCAGATAATGATTGATAACTATCATGCAGTACCATACTTTGGTCAATCCAAAGATGATACTGAACAAGGACACTTGTGGAATAAGCAAGCTCTAAATGAACAAGGTATTATATATCAACCAAAATAATCAAAAAAAGTGTGTACAATTGAATAAAACTATGGTATAATAGTACTATAAACAGAAAGGTTATATTATGAAAGAATCACTAAAAGTATTACAAGAATGTGCCGAACTTCAGGCCAAGAAAAGTAATGACTATCAAAATCCAAACTCCAGGATTAAACAAGCAGATTATTACCCTCGCGGTGTAGCTTCAATCCTGGATATTATCCATGCTAAAACACTCAGAATGTTCTCAGTACTAGAAGCTATGGAATCAGATCCCAATTACAACCCTAACTTTGAATCACTAGAAGACTCTGGTAAAGATTTAATTAACTATGCTTCGTTTATGGTTGCATATATGAGAGGTGGAATCGACGGCCAATCAGAAAACAATGACTTTTTAAATAGGAACAAAAATGAATCTTGAAATAGATCAATTAAGAACTTACTTTAGTAACGAACTTCGTAATGAAAGATTTACGGTGGACAGAAATGGTAGTAAAACAATTGAACTAATTGGTGCTTCGTTTTATGCTGATGAACCAGCTATATATGGTGTTCCAAACAAAGCTTATATTGATGCAGAACTAAATTGGTACAACAGCCAATCTACAAACATTAATGATATCTATTTAGATAGCGATAAAGAACCACCAGCAGCATGGAAGATGACTGCTAACGAACACGGTGAGATTAATTCAAATTATGGTCATTTAATTTATTCTGATAAGTATGGTGCACAGTTTGATATGGCACTAACTGAATTGTTACAAAATCCAGATTCACGTAGAGCATCAATGATCTATACACGACCAAGTATATGGTGTGAATATAATGAAAATGGTAAAAACGACTTTATATGTACAAACTCTGTTACATACTATATCCGTGAAGGTAAACTAAATTGTGTAGTACAAATGCGATCTAATGATGTTATCTTTGGTTATCGTAATGATTATGCATGGCAAAAAGCAGTACTTGATGATATGGCAGGAATGCTAACAATATCTCCAGGCGAAATCGTTTGGCAAGTACAAAACTTACATGTATACGAAAGACATTTTGATTTGGTAAATGCATGAACAATAAATGGGACAATAGATACTTAAACCTAGCAAGGGAAGTTTCAACTTGGTCAAAAGATCCAAGTACTCAAGTAGGTGCAGTAGCAATTGGAGAAATGGGGCAAGTATTAGCACAAGGTTACAATGGATTCCCTAGGGGTGTTAATGATTCTCTTGAAAGATATAACGATAAAGAAGTTAAATACCGATACGTAGTTCATGCAGAAATGAATTGTATCTATAATGCTACATTTACTGGAGCATCTCTAAACAATGCTACAATGTATGTTTGGGGTTTACCAGTTTGCAATGAATGTGCAAAGGGTTTAGCTCAAGTTGGAGTTAAGAGAGTAGTATCACCTAAGACGATTGCAGATGTACCAGACAAATGGAAGATATCAGCAATTAACACAGTTGATTTATTAAAGGAGGTTGGTATAACATATGACTTCATTTAATGAACAATTACTGTATAAGAAAAATAGAAATAACTCTAAGTTTAAAGATTATACTAAGGAAGATTTAGAAAATCGTATCGAAAATTTTCAAAAAGATTTAGCTAGATTACACGTACTTAATGCTCCAGAATCAATAAAACAAAATACACAAAATATGCTTGGAGAGATTGTAAAAGAATATAAGCTGAGATATGATAAAGGTGAATTTCAATACACAGGAGAAATCTCAAAAAATGGTTGATTACACACAAGAAGAATTAGCTAATTCTAAAAGAATTTTTAAATCGGCAACACCTAAGTATACTTTAGATTGGTATATTAAATGGGTAGCATCAATTGTGGTTTTAGCTGCAATGTCAATACGAGGTGTCGAAGGATTTCAAATATGGGACTTAGGTCTTAGTGTCATAGGAATATTTCTATGGTTAATAGTATCGGTTTTATGGAAAGATAGAGCACTCATTTTATTAAATGGTGCTGGATTATTTTTATTAATAAAAAACTTAGTAACGCATTTAGTAAACGGAGGATAAATGGAACACTTAATTATACCTACATTAGGTAGGATGGATAAACAAAGAACTTACGATAACTTACCAGAAAAGTATCAAAAACTGGTAAAATTTATAGTTCAAGATCATGAGTACGCTCCTATGAGAGAGCGATACGGAGATGCTGTAGTAAAACTACCTAAAGAAATTTCTAGGTTATCGCCAACACGACAATGGATATGGGACGAGTTTTATAGCACAAAGCACATGGTCTTAGACGATGACTTTGAGTACTTTAAATATAAAGGCCCAGCACCTGAAGGTATGGACACTAAATGGGAAACCAAGGATATGACAGAAGAAGAGTTTGATGATGCTTTTGCCACATTCGACAAATGGATAAAAGAAGAAAAAATTTATCATGGCGGATTCTCAACATCTTGGGTTGTACCAGATCTAAAGTATTGGCCACATCAAAATAACGTAAGGATTATGACCAACTGTTATTTTGATTCTAAAAATTTACCAAGAAATCTTATATGGGATAGGTTAGAAACTTCTCAAGATTTTGATGCTAATCTTCAATTGCTTACTCAAGGGTTTGCAAATAGGATTACCACGAGGTATCGTGTTAGCGTAACAGCAACTAACACAGCAGGTGGTTGTTCAAATTATAGAACAATTGAATTAAGTAATAAAGTGCATCAGCAATTAGCTGAAATTTATCCAGATTATGTTGCTCTAAAAAGCAAGGTATTGGCTAACGGACCATGGAAAGGACAAGACAGAATTACTTGTCATATTAGCTGGTCAAAAGCTTATAAAGATGCAATTAAAAAACAACAAGAATCAAGTTTGGAGACATTTTTCGGATGAAACACGCAGGTATAGTACCACTAATTGGTGGTGAAATTTTGGCATCAGCAGATGCTTATGGAACAGACCCAGAATATTTAATGACATATTCTGGATTTATGGCTAATGAAACACACCTTTTAAATTATTATAAGGAACAAGGAAAGGATATTCCGTATCATGTTTTAGATGAAACGTCCGAAAAAATGAAGAATGTGGACATTGTTTCCTCAGTTTGTCCATGTGCTGGATTAAGTACTTATCATAACTCACACGGTGAACAGAACGAAAACAATCAGTGGATGGAAAAATCATCTGAATATGTTTTAAAGGAAGTTAAACCAAAGGTATTATGGGGAGAGAACGCACCAGGATTATCTGGAAAGATTGGTAAATTTATGAGAGAAAAGCTCTATAAGATCGGCCAAGATAATGGATATAACTTTTCAATTTATTTAACTAAAAGTTTACAGCATGGTAATCCACAGTACCGTAAAAGAACATTCTTTTTCTTTTGGAAAAAAGATGAATTTAACGATAGGATTCCATTATTTAATTATTATAATAAAGAAAGACCTATGATTCAAGATCTAATTAAAGGCGTTGATACTAACTTTCAAACACAGGTATTAAATACTAAAACACCTTCGCAGGATGATCCATATTATAAGTACACCTTAGAAGTTGAATCTAAATGTACTCATGCTGAATTTGTTGAAAGACATTCACACGAGGAAAAATCTATTAATGTAGAATCTAGGTTAATGAAACTTGGTCATGATCATCTTAAACTTGCTGAATGGATGGATCAATATCCTCAATTTGAAAGAGAAGCTGCAAAGGCTAGACGTAAAGCTGGAAAGATTGCATCAGGCGGTGGAATCATGCTTAGAGGTACAATTATTCCAATTAATTACATTGGTGCATTCGTTGTACATTTACCTAAAGTTATTGCACACCCAACAGAAGATAGATACTTAAATGTTGCTGAAGGGAAAGCTATTATGGGATTACCTTTGGATATGGAAGTGCTAGATGTTGAAAAGAATTATAATCATATTTGCCAAAACGTTCCATTTGCTACAGCAAGGGATATGGCAGTAGAGGTTAAATCAGTATTAGAAGGTAAAAGAGATAGTGTTGAAACTACCTACTTATTCCAAAATAATTTAAACAGAAGTTATGATTATAAAAGAGAAGAAAATAGTTTAGAGGCGTTCTTATGAAAATCTTATTAACAGGAAGCAAAAGCGGGCCAAGAAAAGGTTTTATTGCAAGTAGATTTGCTAAGAAATTTAAAGATGAATATGATATTGTAGAGTACACTGCAGACATTAGAAATGCAGAAGGTATCATTGTAAGTGATTTTGATTTAGTAATACATCTTGCAGCACTAGCTGGTGTTAGAAGATCTCACGAAATTCCTCAAGAATATTGGAAAACAAATGTAACTGCATCTAAATATATTTTTGAAGCTTGTGAAAAAGCTAATGTTCCAATCATATATGCTTCATCATCTAGTGTTTACGAATGGTGGTTATCTCCTTATGCTTCTACTAAGTATGCTATGGAGGCTATAGCACCTAAGAACTCTATTGGATTAAGATTCCATACGGTATACGGTCCTAACAGCAGGCCAGATATGTTATACGATGCACTTTTAAGAAAAGATCCTAAGTTAACTTATTTAACTAATCACACAAGAGATTGGACTCATGTAGATGATGTATGTAATGCTATAGATATTTGCATAACATATTTTGATCGTATAGTTCATCATAAAGCAATTGATGTTGGTAATGGTAAACCTGTTACAGTAAAAGAAATGGCTGATAAAGTTTGGCCAGAGAATAATTTACCACTAAAAGAAGTTACTGGTGAACGACAAGATACATGTGCTGATCCATCAATTTTAACTAAATACGGTTGGGTTGCTAATCACCATGTATTAGAAGAAACAACAAAACAATTAGAATTAAACTCGGAAGGTATTATATAATGAAATTAGCAATTATAGGACATGGCTTTGTAGGTAAAGCAGTTGATTATGGATTTAGTAATCAGTTAGTAAAAAAGAAAATTATAGATCCAAACTATGGCCATAATAATAACGATCAACGCAAATTAAAAGATTGGAAACCTGATGTAATTTTTGTGTGTGTTCCTACACCTATGGGCAACGATGGTAATATCAATAGTAGTATTTTAAAATCTGTAATGGATAATCTTGATGAATGTGTAAAAGAAACATTAATTGTAATTAAATCAACTGTTACACCAGATGTAATAAGTAACTATAAATATTGGAATAACGTAGTATATAATCCAGAGTTTTTAACAGAAAAATCAGCATGTGAACAATTTGTAAATCCTGAGTTTCATATCTTTGGTGGTGAGTCATATAATACTGAAAAGTTAGAAGAATATTATGAAAAATATAGTTTATGTACTCCATGCCCATCTTATCATATGAACCATGAAGAAGCTTCTTTGGTTAAATACTCAATCAATTCATTCCTAGCAACTAAGATTACGTTTTTTAATCAACTCTACGATCTGTGCAGAATTAACGGCAATGTTAATTTCAATACTATTATTAAAGCAGTTGGTGCTGATAATAGAATTGCACCATCGCATACTAAAGTTCCAGGATTTGATGGAAAGCAAGGATACGGCGGTGCATGTTTTCCTAAAGATACTTTGGCTTTTGCAAAATTCAGCAATGAACTTTCTCTCTTAGCTAAAGCAATTGAGATAAACAATGATTATAGATCTCAATACGAAAGAGACGAAAGAGAAAAAGAACAAAATATTCAATTTAACCATGTACATTCAACCAAAAGTATGGTATAATAACTATATTATTAATAAGGAGAAATATGCCAAGCGTAGATTTAAGACCTCGTAAGAGGCACCCAAAAGACAAAAGACCATCAACCGAAATGCCATTCGATGTTGCTCTTAGAAAATTTAGAAAAGCAGTTGAAAGAGCTGGAACTCTTCAGGATATAAGACGAAAAGAGTTTTATGAAAAGCCAACTGCTAAAAAGAAAAGGAAAAAAGCAGAAGCCTTAGCCAGATGGCGTAAAAAAGAACGCTCCATGCAATTAAGACCAGAACGTGGTCGAGGAAAATAATAATGGGAATAATGGATAAACTTAAAAAGAACTCTAGAATTAAAGGTACTGATATTCTAGAAAAGTCAATATACTTTGGTGAAAAGGATATAGTTACAACAAGTGTACCAATGATAAACGTCGCACTTTCAGGAGATGTCGATGGTGGTTTATCATCTGGTCTAACAGTTTTAGCAGGTCCAAGTAAACATTTTAAAACCTCGTTTGCATTACTAATGGCTGGAGCATATATGAAAGAACATGACGATGCTGTTATGTTGTTTTATGATTCAGAATTTGGTTCACCACAATCTTACTTTGAGTCCTTTGGAATTGATATTTCAAGGGTATTACACACACCAATCACAGACGTAGAACAACTAAAGTTTGATTTAGTTAATCAATTAGATACGATTGAAAGAGACGATAAGGTTATTGTCGTAATCGATTCTATTGGTAACTTAGCTTCTAAGAAAGAATTAGAAGATGCATTAAACGAAAAATCAGTTGCTGACATGTCAAGAGCTAAAGCACTAAAGGGATTGTTTAGAATGGTCACTCCTTATCTGACTATGAAGAACATCCCTTTACTTGCTGTTAATCATACATACCAAGAAATTGGATTGTTTCCTAAAGCAGTTGTATCAGGTGGTACTGGAATTTACTATTCAGCTGATAACATTTGGATTATTGGTAGAAGGCAGAACAAGAAAGGATCCGAAGTTAAAGGATATGATTTTGTTGTTAATGTTGAGAAATCAAGGTTTGTAAAAGAAAAATCTAAGATTCCAATTAGTGTAACATGGGAAGGTGGTATTTCAGAATACAGTGGCCTACTTGATGTAGCACTAGCTGGAAATTATGTTGCTAAACCAAGTAATGGTTGGTACTGTAGAGTTGATCAAGAAACCGGTGAACTGCTAGAACCAAAGGTAAGAGAAAAAGATACTCTTGATCAAAAATTTTGGAATCCAATTTTTGAAGGAACCGATTTTAAGAAATTTATTAAAGGTCATTACCAAATTGGCCAGAAGCCATTAATTGCAATGGACGAAGATTTCACTGTACTTTCAGAGGAAGATGATGTATAATATATCAGATAGCGATTTTACACTAGTAGAAAATCCTGAATCAGATTTCTACGGTGTAAAGCTTTTAACCGGAAAGTACAAAGACGTTACAGTTGTTTACGGAAAGGTTTCAATAAAAGAAAATGAAGAACTTGATATTGGAACCTTAGAGTTTACTTGGACATGCATTGATCCAGCTGAATTTAATAATAAAGAACTTAATAAGAATGAAGAGTTTAACAATCATTTAGGCGACGTACTTCAATATATTATATCTGATTCATTGGAAAAAAAGAAGGGACAAATTGGACATATCAACACAAATACCAACACACGTACTAAATCATCTACTTAATGATGAGTTATTCTGCCGTAGGGTAATACCATTTTTAAAGAAGGAATATTTTGAAGGCGAACACCGAGTAGTATTTGATCTTATAGTAGATTTTGTAAGTAATCATAATAAATTACCTACAAGTAAAATATTAGAAATTGAATTAACTGGTGTACAAGCACCAGATGATTTACTCAATAGATCATCACACTTAATCACAGAAATTAAAGAAAGATCTGACATTGAAACAGAATGGCTAATTAAAGAATCAGAAAAGTGGTGTCAAGAAAAAGCAATCTATGGTGCAATCATGGATTCCATTCAAATCATCGATGGTAAAAAACCAGAGTTACAAGCAGGTGCAATACCTGATATTTTATCTCAAGCATTAGGCGTATCATTCGATCAAGATATCGGTCACGATTATATTGATAATTCAGAAGACCGTTATGAGTTTTACAATAAAGTCGAAGAGCGTATACCATTTGATCTAGGTTACTTTAACAAAATTACCAAAGGTGGTTTACCAAAGAAAAGTTTAAACATATGCCTTGCTGGTACTGGTGTAGGTAAATCACTCTTTATGTGTCATTGCTCAGCAGCTAATATTTCTGAAGGAAAGAACGTATTGTACATTACAATGGAAATGGCTGAAGAAAGAATTGCTGAAAGGGTCGATGCTAATTTAATGAATTTTCCAATAGAACAATTGGATACTTTACCACAGAATGTATTTAATCAAAAGATTGAAAAGATTGCAAAGGGACACATTGGTAAATTAATCGTAAAAGAATATCCTACAGGTGCAGCACATGTTGGCCATTTTAGAGCATTGTTAAACGAATTAAAGCTTAAAAAGAACTTCCGTCCCGATATAATCTATATTGATTATTTGAATATTTGTGCCTCTTCTCGTATGAAAGGCCTTGGTGGAAACATAAATACTTATTCATACATTAAAGCAATCGCTGAAGAGCTGAGAGGTTTAGCAGTAGAGTTTAATGTACCAATCGTGAGTGCGACTCAAACCACGAGATCTGGCTTCAGTAATACTGATGTTGGATTAGAAGATACTTCGGAATCATTCGGTCTACCAGCAACGGCTGATTTAATGTTTGCGTTAATATCAACAGAGGAGCTTGAAGAGTTAGGACAAATACTCGTTAAGCAATTGAAAAATCGTTATAATGATCCAACAAAGTATAAACGCTTTGTTATTGGGGTCGATAGATCTCGTATGAAACTTTATGACGTAGAGGAGGAAGCACAAACTGATATTATGTCAGATATGGTTCCTGATAAACCAATAAACAAATTCGGGGAATCTGAAGGCAAAGATTTTTCAGAGTTTAAAATATAGAGGAAAAATATATGTTAAATACAATTAAAACTTACGTAAGTGCAAGACTTGGGGAAAGAACTACTTGGGACGGAACTACACTATGTGTTGTTTGTGGATCAGTAATCCTATTCGGCGGAGTTGCTAAATTACTAGCATGGGCTGGATTTGCATGGGGTGTATATACTTTAGTTAAGAAAGAATCTTAAAGAAATAAACATGAACGTGAGTCTTATATCATATTCGCAACCCTCAGAGGACCTCGCCCCGACAAAGGGCGGGGATCTTCTTCAATTAAAACCATTCTCTTATACCGAAACTCTTCGGAGTGATACTTAGGCTAATTATTTTGCAAATAAATGCAGAAAACCCTGTACAATTGAGTCTGGACATGGTATAATATACCTATATTAAATGATAAGGAATCAAATTATGAAGAACAAATTTCACGAACAGAACGTCAGCGAACTAAGCGGATACCTCAGCAGAATCAAAGCTGATTACCACAGATGGCAAGATAGAAGCCTTAACGGGTGTACCAAAATCAAAGACCAAATGTTTGACGATTTTTGTGAAAACTTATCTTACACTGTAGGAAGAAACTATATTAAAGTTATGGCTGGCAATTCATGCCATTCATTCATCGTAGCTAAACCTACTAAAGGATTTAAAGAAGGTGATATATTAATGGCTAAATCATGGAAAGCACCGGCCACTAACTTTGCAAGAGGAAACCTCTTCGAAGATTATACAATCAGATGGACAGGAGCTCTATAATGAATTTAGAACAAACAATTAAACTACTAGCTGAAACAGCAGTAGTAGACGGAAAGCAAGTACTTACAGAAGATCAGATAAGATCTATGGTAGGTGCACCAACGCTGGAAGAATCTATAACTTGCATATGCGGTAAAAAATTATCAGAAAATAATGATGACTGCTATGACCACATGACAAACGGAGTATAATATGAGTAGAACTAATTCTTATGTAATGACAGCACATGTTAAATCAGCTGGAGACATGCTTGAACTTCAAACAGTAAGAAATGCTGTTAAGACTATTAATAAGATGGCTAGACAAACTGATAAAATAAATCAATATCGATATGAGTCAGGTTGGAATGATGTTTCAAAACCTTTAACTCCAAAGTATCGTGTTAATGTTATGCCAAGAGGACCAAGAACAGCTGCAGCAATTGCTGACGGTAGGCATCCAAGAGCTTATGATTCTACTCTTCCAATACGTCATGCTGAAAGACTTGATGTATATATTCATAGACGTGAAGAGAGTTATTGCTAATGTTAAGAGCCTTTAAAGAAATAACTAATTGGGATGACGTAGGATATAAAGTTCCTAATCATACTTACATTTTAAATGAACAAGGCCAATGTGTTGGGTTTAGAGCTACTGGAACTAAAAAATATACTCAATTTAAATCACCTATGAAGCAATTTTCAAAATCTCGTAGAAAGTTTATTGAGCTCAAACCAGCAGAAAAATATATGAGGACTGGATAATGGAACGTTGGAAGAGCTGGAAAGTTATTGCAGTAGATGAACATAATAATTTAGTAGCAGAATATGTATTTGCTATTGAAGAAGAAGCTTTAGCCTTCTATACTGATATGCTAAATAAAGATTACGAAACAGTATGCTTTAAGGTTGAAATATAATGGAATACGTATTCTTTATTTTAATCATTGGTGTAGGTTGGTCTTCTTATAAGATTGGAATACGTGAAGGTTCTGAAAAAATGATTGATAAACTTCACGAAATTGGTGTTATTACATACGACGAAAAGGGAAGAATTAAACCAAATCCATTTTTTGGCGACTAATAACTTATAAATAGAATTGTATTTTATACAGGAGATTTTATGAAGAAGTTCATACATAGTTTTAAAGATGGATTTACCGAAGTTAGAGAAGGCGTTGCCTTAAGTCAATCTGAGTTACAAAAAAATAATAGTAATAGCGGTGAAGCTAGAATAGATATTCTTAAAAAACTCATTAAAAATCGTGATCCAATTCAATTATTAAAAGGCGGTACAGCAATTGTAACCGACATTGAAGACGCTCTCCAAAAATTAAATGCATTCGAAAAAGCACCATCTAACATTTCATTTGTTTTTGGCGGTAAAATGATTCCACTATCTCAACTTAAAAAGTCAGAGGTATTTGGTGGAGGAGCATCTGGGGCAGGTTCTGGTACTAAAGATACTGCTAGAAACGAATGTCATCAAGCTGTAATGTGCCAAGCAATGCTTGACCATGGGTTACAAGCTGAAGAATTTTTTACTCAAGATATTCTTAAAGAAGCATACAGAAAGGTAAAAGTAGACGTTGATTTAAAGACTATACTTTCATCACCAGATGCTTGGGTATCGTCATCATATAATATTGCAAAAATGATGATTAAGGAAGGTTATATTAATAAAAGTATGACATTCCATAGAGGCGATGCTAAGATGATTAAGATATATGCACTTAAAAATCAAGCATATAAAAACAATGGATTTAAACCTTTAAAGGACGATAAATGGAACCCAGGCGATATGTGGGCGTTATCAACAGATTTTAATATTGATAAAGAACTACCAACATCATCAGTTGGAGCTCTAAATAAAGCAATATTAAAACACTTTAATGACAGAAGATTAGTTGGTATATCACTTAAAGGGCCAATGACAAAGTTTCCTACTCCATTAAAAGAATATAATAATGAGTATCCACCTGACACAGATAACCATAAACTAAAAAAGGTCGCCTTAGAATCAGGCAGAGGAAGCTTTTGGTCATCAAAGAGTGCAACTATTGAGTACGATACAGGTGCATTAAACCTTAAGGATAACGCTAATGGTGAAGCAGTAAAGGCTGAAATCAAAGGAAGTAAAGCAAGAGGCGGTGGATTATCGTGGGGTGTTATTCAAGAGTTTATAAAACGTGAAACTGGTAAAATAATACCTGGTCATGCTAAAGGCGTTAAGAAAATAGCACAAAAGATTAAAAAGGGAGATAAAAGATCTATTAAAATATTCTATACAATGTTTAAATACTTTTATCCAAATGTTACTGATAAAGAATTTTTCGCAGAATTAGATCAAAAAGATTGGTTCTGGGTATCTGCTAAACTTGGTTCATTATATGTATGTTACTATATTGATACTAATACTGGAAAAAAGGCTAATGCAGTTGTAACTCAATTTGTGAATTACGCTGGATCCTCAACACTAGATTCAAGTACATACGTTAAATTAGGAAAATAGAATGAAGACACTTAAACAAACCTTATCGGAAGCCGCAGGTAAGAACACTCATATGACACATATTGAAGATCTTATTTTGGACGGTGGAGTTAAGGGAGCACGCCAAGCAATCCTTGCCCTAAGATCACTAAGGGATATGTTAAGCGGTAACGCCAAATCAGCTGTAGACGTTACTGTTAAATGGGACGGTGCTCCCGCCGTATTTGCTGGTATTGATCCAGGCGATGGAGAATTTTTTGTTGCTAAAAAAGGTATCTTTAATGCAAACCCTAAGGTATATAAATCACATGCTGATATTGATGCTGATACTTCAGGCGATTTATCTACAAAATTAAAATTAGCATATGACACTTTTAAAGATCTTGGAATAACTAATGTTATACAAGGTGATTTTATGTTTGATAAAAGCGATTTAAAAACAGAAAACATTGGTGGTATAAAACACATAACGTTCCATCCAAATACAATTGTATATGCAGTACCAGTTGGTAGTCAACTTGCTAAAGATATTACATCTGCAAAGGTTGGAGTAGTATGGCACACAGTTTATACAGGTGCTACATTTGAAACAATGTCAGCTGAGTTCGGAAAAGAAATAGTACCTAAATTAAAGCCATCTAAAAATGTTTGGATGGTCGATGCAACACTTCCTGATATGTCAGGTACAGCAACATTTACGGCGAAGGAAACTGAACAAGTAACTTCACATTTATCTCAAGCAGGTAAAACATTTAAACAAATATCAGGTTCTACATTAAAAGAAATAGAATCTAATAAAGAATTAAACCTTGTGATTAATACATTTAATAACACAAAGGTAAGAGCTAACGAAAGAATTAAAGATACTAAAAGACATGTATCAGAATTAATAGTATGGGTTAATAATAGATACCAAAAGGAAATTGATAAAAGATCATCTCAGAAGGGTAAAGATACTCAAATCGCTAAAAGAAATGAATTATTAAAGTTTTTTAGTAAATCTAATCAAAAAAACTTAGAAAAAGTGTTTAATTTACAGAATAATGTGGTGGATGCAAAATTAATTATTATAAATAAACTAAATGGTCTTAACAATATAGGAACGTTCCTTAAGACTAAAACCGGATTTAAAGCAACCAACCCAGAAGGTTTTGTTGCAATAGATCGTATGGAAGGTGGCGCGGTCAAGTTAGTTGACAGATTAGAATTCTCAACTAATAACTTCGACCCAAATATTATAAAAGGCTGGCAGAATCCAGGCTAATGGGATACTTACCGAGGAAACATGGAAACTTTTAAAGAGTTCACATCAAAGAATGAAGCTATGTCTATTGCTACTCGTAATAAGATGAAAGCTTCAGCTCGAAAAAACAAAGCTAAAATTATGCTTGGTAAAAAGAAAGCAGCCAAGAAATTAGCATCCCCTGAACAGCTTAAGAAAAGAGCTGAAAAACAAGCCAAAAACCTAATAATTAAAAAGATTCTAAAGAACAAAACTAAAGCTGATTTAGGATTTGCTCAAAGGGCTTCACTTGAAAAACAAGTAGCCAAAAAGCAAGGTGCAATAAAAAAGATTGCTAAAAAACTATTTCCTGCTGTTAAACAAGCAGATAGAGATAAGTTAAAAAAACAAAAAGCTGAACAATCAGTATTAGATAAAATGGGGAAGTGATGGAAATTAAGTCGTTTAAAAGTTATTTAGTAGAAGATACAAAGGATATTACCTTTGTGTTTGGTAGGTTTAATCCACCAACTACAGGGCATGAATTATTATTTGATAAATTAAAGAAAGTATCAAAGGGTTCATATAGAATTTATGCATCACAATCACAAGACGCAAATAAAAATCCGTTCGATTTTAAAACAAAAGTTAAGATATTAAGAAAGATGTTTCCTAAACATGCACGAAGTGTTATGGCAGATAAAGGAATAAGAACAGCTATGGACGTAGCAGTATCATTATATGATCAAGGTTACACTAAAGTTTCTATGGTTGCAGGAGATGATCGAGTTAAAGAATTTGAAATACTATTAAATAAATATAACGGCGTTGATGCAAGACATGGATTCTATCAATTTGAAGGTGGCCTAAAAGTTATTTCTGCAGGCCAAAGAGATCCAGATTCAGATGATGTATCTGGAATGTCAGCTTCTAAAATGAGAAAAGCAGCTAAGGACAACGATCTTAGTTCATTCTCTAAAGGTGTTCCATCAAGTTATAAGGATGTACAAGGCCTATTTAATATGTTACGAAAGGCTATGGGATTAAAAGAATCTAATAATTTTAGACAACATATTCAATTAGATCCAGTATCAGAAACCAGAGAAGAGTATATTGACGGAACTTTATTTGAAGTAGGAGATACAGTAATAGTAAAAGAAACAAATGAACAGGGCGTTATCAAAATGCTTGGTTCTAACTATGTTACAGTTCAACTTGAATCTGGAACTAAAAGAGTATGGCTTGACGATATTGCATTAGTTGAAAATTGTGGTGGAGTTGGAGAAGACAAAGTTACTCAAAAATACCAAAAGATAACTCCAAACGAAAAAGTTTCAAAGAAAAAGAAAAAGAAAAACGGAATGACACAATTAACATTTAGGGATTTTAAAGATGAACTTTAAACAATTAAGATCTAGGTTATTGGAAGGAACAATGGAATTTGGTATATTTTCTGATAATCCAGATGAGGCCGAAAAAATAGCACAACAGCTTGTAATGTTCATGCGAAAAAGCAAAGATATAGTAGTAGGAGACGATAAATCACAAGCCTATTTAGATACTATTGCAGGGTTCATTTACGATGATGAATTACTAGATGATTTACATCCAGAAACTGGAAAAGTCGGTAAGGATGCAAATGATATTGTCGTAGCAAGACTAAAAAAACTAGGGGTTAACATACACTAATGAAAGATTTTAAAGCGTTTTTTAACGAAGCTGAAGATAAAGATATTGGAGACCGTAAAGGAAGCCAACCTAAAGCATACTATGCTAAAGATGCTAAAGGCGATGAAATGGCTAAGTCTACCAAGCAAAAGAGGGCAGCTCATTTTAAGAAAAAATCTAGTAAGCCAGCTCCAGGTGATAAATCTGCAGAAACAAAACCTTCACAACATACTAAGAAATTTAAAGATATGTTCGGTGAAGCTTCAGCACCTGACAAAGCTCTTAAAAATAAAGCTGATAAGTCAGGTATGCCATTAGGTATATTAAAGCAAGTATTTAATAGAGGAGTTGCAGCTTGGAAAACGGGACATAGGCCTGGAACAACTGCAGTTCAATGGGGATTAGCAAGAGTTAATTCATTCGTAACAAAGTCAAGTGGAACTTGGGGTAAAGCTGATAAAGATTTGGCTGCCAAGGTTAGAGGGTAATATGAAAACTTTTAAAGAAAAATCTAATCTTGACGAAGCGCCATTAGTGATGTCTGATATGGATATGATTGATACACTGTTTAACAAAATAAAAAGTGATATGATGAAAGCCAAAAGAAAAAACCAAGGTGAAAAAAACTGGCCAGCGTTACAACAACTAGCAAAAATGGCTGGATATGGTATTACTAAATCAGGCCAAGCTAAAGATAAATCATTTAGGTACGATCTTAAAAAATGAAAACATTTAAAGAACTCAGAGAAAAGAAAAGCGAATCTTGGGAAGCAGGATATAAAAGAAGAGTTGTAAAAACAACTAAGCCTGAGCACAAAGAAAAAGGTTATGAATGGAGAATTAAAGGTAAAGAAAAAGATCATTTATCTATTAAGTTATATAAGACTAAACCATCACAATCAGAATTTAATAAGCAAATGAAAAGAGTTGCAGGCCATGAGTTCGGTGGATAGTTTTAAAGAACATTATAATATTATGGAAGGTATTAATGATCCTTCTATTTTTAAAGCAGTATTCCTAGCAGGTGGTCCAGGTTCTGGAAAATCATTTGTTGTAGGTAAAACATCATTAGCGTCATTAGGGTTTAAACTTATAAACACAGATACTAATTATGAAAATGCTCTTAAAAAGGCTGGACTTACAATGGAGCCAGAATCTATATTTTCTGCTCAAGGCCAAGCATTAAGAGATAAAGCTAAAGCTCTTACTGGTAAACAGTTAACTTTAGCATTAAAGGGAAGATTAGGAGTAGTTATAGATGGAACTGGTAAAGATTACGCTAAAATAAAAGCTAATGTTGATCAGTTTAGATCTATAGGATACGCTGTACATATGATATTTGTTAATACTGATTTAGAAACTGCATTAATAAGAAATAATAGCAGAGAAAGAGTATTACCAGATGATCAAGTAGAAAAAATGTGGAAATCAGTACAGAAAAATATTGGTAAATTCCAAGGGCTTTTTCGTAATAGAATGACAGTAATAGATAACTCAACGGATGCAGATATTAACACATCCACCTTAGAGGCTTATAAGAATATACAACAGTGGGCTAAGAAACCACCAGAAAATTCATTAGCAGTTAAGTGGATAAATGGACAAAAAAAATGACAAATAAAGAAAGAAACAAAATCGTATCATCATTTAATTCTAAATGGAAATACAGAAAAGATAAAGAACAGTACGGCATGGCTGATGCATGGAAAATTATATATTCACCCGATGGCGAAGGAAAATTTGTAGGAGACTGCGAAGATTATTCTCTATCCATTCTTTACAGATTATGTGGTGAAAGTCATATTAAAATGTGGTGGATGTTATTAACTCACCAAGCTGGTATATGCTGTGTTGGACCAAGCAAATGGAAAGTATCACACGCAGTTTTAAGATATAAAGGTGAATGGGTGGATAATTGGACTAAGAAATTTGGTCCTAAATCAGAAATAGAAAAGAATCATACATTCCATATTTTTTACGGATATGGTTGGGCATACTTTACTGCTATTAAAATGATTATAAGTAAAATAATAAGAACTATTAAGGGAAAATAAAAATGAAAAATTTTAAAGAATTAAGGGAAAGCCAAACAATCTTAGAAAGAATATTCAAAGCTACATTGGATTTTGATATGGGTGATCCAAGAGACCACGAAGTAGACTGGGAAGATGACGGAGTTTACATCGACTCTTGGGATAAGCGAGAAATGGAATTAGTTGTCATGAGTAAAGATAAAAGAGGTTTAGAAAAATGGTTAGTAGATGTATATGGTCTATCTAAGAGAGACGTAAAGGGGATGGTAAAATGAAGCAATTTATAGAATTAAGAGAAAAGACGCGTCTAGCTATGCGTGGTATGAACTTAAAGCAAATAAAACAGAAATTTAAAAAAGAGATTGACGCTTATCAGAAAGGTAAAGAGCTAGACTGGAAAGCTGAAGCTGCTTTACTGGGATGGGCAATTGGAGCTGGCGAAATTAAAACTGATGATCCAGACGAATTGGATAATTGGTTAATGAAAAACGTTGAAGATAAAAAGGATTTTGATAATCTTAAAGAGTCTGTAGAGACAGTTGACGAAGCTAAGCCCCCAAGAATGAAAGGACTATCAATATACGGTTCTGAAATTAGTGGATTAAAATATAAAAATGGTACCTATAGTGCTCAAGCAGTAGTATATGGTAGTAATAAATTAGGATATAGAGTCAGAAATGAGTTTGGAGATTTTGAAACTCTTGACCTTAAAACATTCGCAAAAAGATTTGGCTAATGCATAAATTTTTAGAGCACATCGATGAAAGATTTGGACTATACGAAGGTAGGAATGTTCCATTAGAGCAACCTATGATTGAAGCTCCTGAACCAACGCTTAATAAGCCAAGCAGAAGCTCAGGCCCAAAGAAATATGTTGTATATGTTAAGAATCCAAAAACCGGCAATGTAAAGAAAATTAATTTTGGTGACGAAAAGGGAGGTTTAACCTCTAAAATAAACGATAGAGATGCTGCAAGAAACTTTGCATCTCGTCATAACTGCGATACTAAAACGGATAAACTATCACCAGGATACTGGTCATGTAGACTACCAAAGTACGCAAAAGACTTAGGACTTAAAGGTGGCGGAAACTATTTTTGGTAATCCATATATCGATAGTGTATTAAACAGTACTACTATTGAAAGATCATTCTCCTTAGATAGAGAGGACGCAGAATATGTTTGGCACACCGATAAAGAATTAAGAGAAGTAGAAATATTAAATGGTGAAGGATGGCAATTCCAATACGAAAATTGCTTACCATGGTTAATAGAAAAGGGAATGGTGTTTTATATACCATTAGGAGAAAGTCATAGACTAATAAAAGGTAAAACTACCTTACATTGTAGGATTATAAAACATGCCAAATAGCAATACCGCATCGCAACAAAGAGCTGAAGCTGCTTTAAGACTCGACAGAATAGAAGAAAAAATCGATAGAATGTCTGAAGCAATTATAGCACTTGCTCGAGCTGAAGAAAAAATTCAAACCCTCACATCATTTTCTAAACAACAATCAGAGCAGATTGTTTTACTTATAAATAGAATAGACAAAGTGGAAAACATTGTAATAAACAATGCAAATACAATTAATATAATTAATAAAATATTTTGGATAGTAATGGCTGCAGCTGCAACCACTATTACTGGAATGTTAATAATGCAATAAAATAGGAGAAAATATGAAATTGCAAGATAAAGAAACTCTAAGCGTTGCAGCAGCAGTCCAGAACGTATTAGAAGGTAAAAAGCCTGCAGTTAAGGAAGAACTAAAGTATCCACATGCGATGTATCATCCTGAAACTGGCAAAGAAGAAACTGCAAAAAACGAAGAAGAGCATAAAGCTTTATCTGATAAGGGTTATACACATGAGAAGAACGAATCTCCTGAAGAACCTAAAGCTAAAGGCGAAAAAGATTTTAAAGCTAAGCATGTAGTTAAGAAATCTGGTGCAAAATCTGATGGTTCAGTAGTAAAAGAAGATGTTGACGCACTTCATGAAGAAGCTATTGAAATGGATAAAGAACTTTCTGAAGGCTTTTCTCCATCTCAAGTTAAAGCTGCTATAAAAATTGCTACTAAAATGGGTGGTAATATGACAGGTGCTATTAGAAAAATCGAAGCTATGAAAAAAGGTTTATCTGATGAAAAAGCAGTTAATGATGCATTACGTGCAGCTAACGAAGGTACAATGTCAGAAGAAGAAAAATCTGCAAAGCAGAAAAAGTACCAAGATTTCTTTAATAAAGCACTTAAAAAGTTTGGTGTTAAATCACCTGCTGAACTCGACGGCGATAAGAAAAAAGAATTCTTTGATTATATCGATAAGAATTATGAAGCTGACGATGAAGAAGATGAAATCGTATCAGAAGGTAAGGTTACAGTTGATGTTGACTGGATTGGCGATAGCAAAGTAACTAAAGATGCTGAAAAGAAATTTAAAGTAAAAATTAAAGTAGACGCTAGAAAAGGTACTGCTGATGTAACTGGTGATAGTAAGCAAGTTGTTAAAATGTTAATGGATAAAGACGTATACGGATTAGATAAAGGTGACATTGAAGACATGTTCCCAGGCCTTATGAAAGGTAAATTAGAATCTGTTGATGAAAGCATGAGTTTACCTAAAGCTCCTTTAAAGGGAATGCATTTAACTGGATTTTCTGGAAAGTTTAAATTAAACCAAACGTCTGGCCATGAAGATAATTACTCTCCTGAAGTTCTTAAAGATGTAAAAACTGGTTTAAAAATAGTAGAGAAACATCTTAAGAAACAAGGAATGAGATTCAAAGAAGAAGAAGTTCTAGTTGGGCCTAAAAACCATGCGAAAGAACATGGCTTTAAGGTTGGAGATTTTGATTCCGAGTTTGCAATAAATATCTTTCCAGGATTTCCAGGCAAGAACCCAGATCTACCAAAGGGTAAATCTGAAGATGATATTAACTTAGATGATATGGTCAAAGACCTAGGTAAATTAAAATCATTCGGTAACTTTAAAAATGATTTCTCAGATAACTGGGGTGGTCGTAAATAAGACCAAATAAGCTCTTATAAATAACTATATGATGAAATTATTTGATAAACTGACTAGTAGGAACTTTAAGCTATTTGCTGCTAACCATTATAATAACCCTGAATGTATTTCAGTGGAAGAATTTATAGAGGATGTAAGTAGATTTAAATACTTAAAACGATTGTTGAAAAGGTATGAGCAATCAGGTGATTTACAGGAAAGATTAATCCTAAATCATCTGATTGTAATATACAATGTGTTTGGCATTGAAGCTGCTGATAGAATGGTTTGGTTCAAAGTGAACGAAGCACACTATCCAGCATTGAAAACCTTTTTAGTATTTTTACATTTTATAAAAGAAAACGATAAGGTAGAAATACCTGTGGACACTAACATAGTGGAAAGGTTAAGAAATATATGAGAACTGTATTAAATAAACGAAACGAAATAAACGAAGGTTTATTGTCTCGTGGTGCAGATATGGTTTATGCTATTAGATTTCTTAAACTTTTAGTAACACCATTTAAAAAGACAGAGGCTTTTAAACAAGGCCTTGTTGATGAAAATGGTTATAGAACAGAAATACCAATTGAAACTAATGACCAAAGATCGGCATTTACAATATTTCATAGATTGGTATTTAATGTTAAAAAATTAATGGCTAAGGTTCCATTTGGTAAAACCAGACTAGCATCTTATGCTGCAGCTTTATTTCTTGTTAAAGAACACACTGGAATATCAAGTGAAAGATTAAAAAGTATATTAATAGAATCTGGAGAAACTGATTTAGATATTATTAATGAAAGTGCTTGGTTTGAAAACAATAATAAACTAAATAAAGGTACTTATACATTAGTTAATGATATTGCTTCACCAGATACTGCTGAATTTATAGCTAGAAAAAACACAAAGGTAATAGTAACAGAAGTAACAGAACCAGCTGATACATTATTTGATATAAATATATACAAGGTTAAACACTTAAATACCAAACAATTTGTATATATAACAAATATGGATATAAAAAGATGAAATATAAAAGTTTTAAACAATGGGAAGATGCTGCTGCTAATTCTGTAGCAAGTGGTGGAGTCGATATGGCTCCAAACGCTATGGGTAAAAAAGCACTTCTTAAAAGAAGAAAAAAATCTGAAGGTAAATACGACGGCCGTACCAAAGAAGGTAGAAAATTCGTAGAAAGAATGTTAGCAAAGAGGTTGGCCAGAGAAGCTAAAAAAATAGAGAAATAATATTATGTCGAAAATTTTGATGGGAATTATAGGAGCTATGGGACTTATAGGGTTTATGTATTATAATTTCTCTGTAGTACCTATGAAGACTAAACTAGAAGAACAATCCAAAGTAATTATAGCACAAGACCTAAGAGACCAAGAACAAAAGGCCACAATCGAGGCCATTCAAAATAATCTTCAAAAAACTTCACAAGAGTTAACAGGATTACAAGTTAGAAATCAAGCATACGAAACAGAAATGAATGAGTATATGGATATATTCAGACGTCATAATCTGTCTAAATTGGCTAGTGCCAAACCTGGTATGATTGAGAAAAGAGCAAACACTAGAACAAAGGAGGCATTCGATGCGATTGAAGCAGATAGTCAGCGTATTAGCACTCTTAACGATTAGTGGTTGTTCACTACTTCAACAAGCTCCAAGAGAAGTTGAAATAATAACAAAACCAGTTCAGATAGATATTGTTCAGCCAGTAATGCCTAGAGCAATAGATTTAAAAGAACCTAAATGGTATGTAGTTTCAGATACCAAGATAATAGAAAATTGTCTAAAAGATCCTGAAACTAAAAAATCAAACTGTAAATTAGGTAGAGAAGATTTATACCCAGAAGGATATACATACCTTGATAAATTTATAGATGATATAAAGAAAAACCATGGCGGTGATATTGTATTTGTTGCTATGACTGTTGATGATTATGAGTTAATGTCTTATAATACTCAAGAAATTAAAAGATATATTAATCAGCTCGGCGAGGTGATAGTTTACTATAGGAATGTAACAATAAATGATGAAAATGCTGCAGCAGTTGAAATTAAACTGGAGAAAAAAAATGGCAACGACTAGAATGAAAGAAACAATGACAGTATGGGAAAGAGCAGAGGTAGCAGCTAAGCTATCCGCAATCGCATATATGAATCCTAAACCTGCAGAAACTGCAGCAAAAAAGCTAGGGTTTAACTCAGCAAATCTAATTAGTAGAGACGGAGCAGAAGTATTGGTATGTAAAGACCGTAATGATATGTGGTTTGCTTTTAGAGGAACAGAACCTTCAAAACTAAATGATGTATTAGCTGACCTTAAAGTAATTAAGAATACTGCTAAAGCTGGTGGTAAAGTTCACGGTGGATTCCAAGAAGAAGTAGATGACTTATGGATGGATATAGTAAAAGAACTTGATCATAATGACCAGTTAAAAGTAAGAAAAGATGTTTACTTTACTGGACATAGCTTAGGTGCAGCCATGGCTACTATCAGTTCAACTAGGTATCAACCAGAAGAACTATTTACATTTGGTTCTCCAAGAGTTGGCGGAAAGCATTTTATAAAGAATATCAAAGCTGATCATTATAGATTCATGAATAATAATGATATTGTATGTAGAATCCCACCAGCATGGCTAGGATTTAGACATCATGGTGAAATGATTTATTTTGATAGATTCGGTAATAAAGCACTTAAGCCAACATGGGCTGATACGTTGTATGGTATATGGAATTCATGGAAAAGATTTAAATTCTTTGATGGAGTTGTAGATCACGGAATGCCTAATTATGTACAAGCAATTAAAAAGCTTGCAAAAATTAAGGAATAATCATGAACTGGCTTATCATACTCACACTTAAATCAATTTTATCTTCAATCATTGGTAGTTCATTTTACAAATGGTTTGAAGGTACTACTGTAGGTATCTGGTTTCAAAAGAAAGTAGATACGTTTATGCAATATCTTGCTGTAAAGTATGATATAGAATTAGCTAAGAAAGATGCTAAATTTAGAAAACAATATCCACTTGTAGCCGAAAGACTTGATTATGTAGAAAGTATCGCACATTGTAAATGCGGTATTGAAGAGTTCGACGGCTATAAACCTCTTATATCTCGAATTGAAGAAATTGAAAGAAGACTCAAAATAAAAAAATAACACAAACTGGTGTACATTTGTTGAGTTCTATGGTATAATAGATATATTAAATGAAACACAATATGAACAGGGATAAACATTATGGGCATAAATGTCACTAAGAGGGACGGCACTCTCCAAAGCTTCGATTTAGAAAAAGTACATAAGGTACTCGAATGGGCCGTAGAAGATATATCAGGTGTATCTCAATCAGAGATAGAACTAAAATCAAATATTCAATTATACGATAAAATACCCGCTTATGATATACACGAATTACTTATCAAAAGTGCATCTGAATTAATATCTGAGCATACACCAAACTATCAATACGTAGCGGCTCGATTAATCAATTATAAATTACGAAAAGAAGTTTATGGCGAATATAAACCATGGTCTCTTGCTCATCTTATTATTGAAAATGTCTCACGTGGGGTATACGATGGCGATATTATGAAAAGCTACACTCGCGAAGAGATAGATCAATTAGATACATATATAAAGCATGACAGAGATGATCTATTCACGTATGCTGGAATGGAACAGTTCCGTGGTAAATACCTAGTACAAGATAGAAAAGAAAAAATCCATTATGAAACACCACAGATGCTTTACATGATGGTTGCGGCAACTCTATTTTCAAATTATGCAAAAGAAACTCGAATGAAATTTGTAAAGGATTATTATGATGCAATTTCCCAATTTTATATATCACTCCCTACTCCAATTATGGCAGGAGTGCGTACACCAACCCGTCAGTTTTCAAGCTGTGTGCTTATCGAATCTGGCGATTCTCTTGACAGCATTAACGCTACTGCCACCTCTATCGTAAAATACATTAGTAAGAAAGCAGGTATTGGTATTGGTGCTGGTTCTATTAGAGCCAATGGTGCTAAAGTCGGTGATGGTTCAGTTGTTCATACTGGATTAATTCCATTTTTAAAATATTTTCAAGCTGCGGTAAAATCATGTTCACAAGGTGGTGTTCGTGGTGGTGCAGCAACTGTATATCTACCACTATGGCATTATGAATTTGAAGACTTAGTAGTACTTAAAAACAATAAAGGAACTGATGAAACTCGTGTACGACACATGGATTACGCGTTCCAATTAAATAAGTTAATGTACGAAAGACTATTAACAGGTGGTAATATAACCTTCTTTGATCCTAATGATGTGCCAGGGTTGTATGAATCGTTCTTTGATGACCAAGACAAATTTAAAGAGTTATATGAAAAATACGAAAGAGCTTATTCTGTGCGTAAAAAATCTTTACCAGCACTTGAAGTATTTCAGCAGTTATTAACTGAAAGAAAAGATACTGGTAGAATTTATATAATGAATGTCGACCATGCAAATGAACATGGAGCATTTAAACCAGATAGAGCACCAATTAGAATGAGTAATCTGTGTTGTGAAATTGATTTACCTACAAAGCCATTACAATCATACAATGACGATGAAGGGGAAATTTCACTATGTACGTTATCCGCAATTAATTGGGGTTTAATTAACCATCCTGGAGAATTTAAAAAGTACTGTGAGTTAGCAGTAAGAGGTTTAGATGAATTATTGGATTATCAGGCATATCCAATTCCAGCTGCAGAAAAATCTACAATGGCTCGTAGACCATTAGGTATTGGTATTATTAACCTAGCTTATTTCTTAGCAAAAAGAGGATTAAAATACGATGAGTCAGCATTTAAAATTGTAGATGAATACGCAGAATCTTGGTCATATTATCTTATAAGAGCTTCATCAAAATTAGCTAGAGAAAAAGGTAAAATATCTGCAATTGATGACACAAAATACGGCTCTGGAGTACTTCCAATTGATACATATAAAGGTGCAGTAGATAATTTAATAGAGCATAAAGAACGCGTACCTTGGAAACAATTAAGAACTCACTTAAAAGAACACGGTATTAGAAACAGCACTTTAATGGCATTAATGCCAGCTGAAACATCTGCACAAATTAGTAATAGCACTAATGGTATTGAACCACCTAGAGCACTTGTATCTTATAAACAATCTAAGGACGGTGTATTAGCTCAGGTTGTTCCAGGATACCATCATTTAAAAAATAAATATGATTTATTGTGGGATCAAGAAGGAACTGATGGATATCTCAAGATATGTGCTATCCTTCAAAAGTATATTGATCAGGGTATTAGTGTTAATACTTCTTACAATCCAGAAAAGTTTGAAGACAATAAAATTCCTATGTCGTTAATGATACAGGATCTTGTTAATGCGTACAAATTTGGATTAAAACAACTCTACTATTTTAACACTCATGATGGTGCAGGAGAAATGAAAGACGATGACCATCATACATACGATAGTGGAACAACTGAAACCCAGTCAGTAATTATTGACGATGACGATTGCGAAAGCTGTAAAATTTAAAGGATATATAAAATGGCAATATTGAAGAAAAATAAAAAATCACATCTAGCAAAGAACATGTTTTTAGATGAAGCAGTAGATATACAAAGGTTTGATACTTTAAAATACCCACAAATAGATAAAATTACAGAAAAACAGCTTGGATTCTTTTGGAGGCCTGAAGAGGTAGATATTTCAAAAGATAAAAAAGATTTTGAAGGATTAACCGAACACGAAAAGCATATTTTTACAAGTAATCTTAAAAGACAAATTCTTTTAGATTCTGTTCAAGGTAGAGCACCAAACCTAGCATTTCTACCAATTGCAAGTTTACCAGAAATTGAAAACTGGATTGAAACTTGGAGCTTCTTTGAAACAATACACAGTAGATCATATACACATATTATTAGAAATATTTATCCAGATCCTTCAATAGTGTTTGATGGCATGCTTAATGTAAAAGAAATATTAGATTGTGGTAATGATATTGCAAAATATTACGATGACTTAATTACATGCAATCACGGACCAACAAATAAGATGGATCATAAAAGAGCATTATATATGTGCTTAATGTCAGCTAATGCATTAGAAGGTATTAGGTTTTATGTGTCATTTGCATGTTCTTGGGCATTTGCTGAACTTAAAAAAATGGAAGGTAATGCAAAGATTATTAAGTTTATTGCTAGAGATGAAAATACACATTTAGCAGGTACAACGGTTTTAATTAAAAATCTATTAAAAGAAGATAAAGATTATATTAAAATTGCTAAGGAAATGGAAGACGAAGTAGTAAAATTATTTACTAAAGTTATAGAACAAGAAAAAGAATGGGCACATTATTTATTTAAAGATGGCTCTATGATTGGACTTAACGAAAATATTTTAGGTAGCTATATTGAATGGATTGGTTGTAAGAGAATGAGAGCATTAAGTTTAACATGCCCTTACACTGTTCCTAAAATAAACCCATTGCCATGGACTGAAAAATGGATTGGTGGTGGTAATGTGCAAGTAGCTCCACAAGAAACTGAAATTAGTTCATATGTTACAGGTGGTGTTAAACAAGACGTTGACCAAAAGTCATTATCAGGATTAAGTTTATAGTGAATAACGAAGTACGGTGGTTTAAAATAATTAAACATGCACTCGGGTCCTTTGGTAAGGACGATGGGTACGACAGTGATAACGAAGTTCTTATTACATATGTTCGTATGTCTATAGTAGGTTCTAATCTACTATGTGTATGGATAATCATTATAAACATTATTTTAGGATGGATACAGTGAAACCTGAGAAAGTTTTACAGGTAGTAAACTTAGCCCCAAGTGAAGCTTGGGTAGAAAAAATAACAGAAATACATCCAATGCGTCAGATATTTTGGGCAACAGTAATTCAAGCATGTGTGTTTGGGTTTATGTTACTAGCGTTTTGGATAATTAACGGAGCAGTAAATTGGTTATAGAAATTTATAGTAAAACACAATGTCCATTTTGCGACATGGCAGTACGTAAAGCTGAAGCTATGGTACAAGAGTCAACCAACATTACATATGTAAAATATATGTTAAATGATGATTTCACACGAGAAGAGCTATTTGAGAAGTTTCCAACAGCAAGAACGTTTCCTCAAATAACAATCGATGGTGAATCAATCGGAGGCTGGGACCAATTTAAGGATATAGTCTAATGTCAACTACAATAATAGAATGCAATGTGTGTTTTCATGCTTCTGAAATTTATTACGAAATTGATGAAGACGATAACCCAGATCTACTTCCAAAACATTGTCCATTTTGTGGTTATAAAGAACCAGAAGAAAATTTTGATGAAGATTGGGAAGATATAGACGATACATAAATATAATTATGGAATGGTTATATAAAGGTAGAGTGTTTGTCCCACCAGAGAATTTTAGTAGTGATGATTACTATGGCTTTGTTTACGAAATAACAAATCGTTGCAATGGTAAAAAGTATATAGGAAAGAAATTTTTCTGGAGCCAAAAAACATTGGCTAAAACAAAGACTAGAAAACGTAGAAAAAAAATATTAATAGAATCTGATTGGAGAAATTATTTTGGATCAAATAAAATTTTATCTGAAGAAGTTAAAACTCAAGGCGAAAGTATTTTCCATAGAAATATTTTGCATTTATGTAACACTAAAGGTGAATGTGCTTACCTGGAGGCTAAAGAGCAATTCGATAAAGAAGTATTAATGTCAGATAAATATTATAACGGTATTATCAATGTTAGACTTGGCGGAAATGCAGTAAAAGGGCTAAAATAACACTGTACAATCAATGGAATATATGGTATAATAACACTATGAAAGCAGAAAAAAGTAATGTAATTCAGTTTCCTACAGAACGTAGATTAGCTGAAGTAGAGGAAGAACGAATGGATATCATGCTTCAAAACGAAGATGATGCTATCAATGTTGCTCATTACATAATGGATTTAATACAATCAGCATTAGATGAATTATCAGTAGAATATCCAGATCTTAATATTGACATGTCAGATAATGAAGATGTTAACTATAAAGATTTTATGGTTATTCTAAATATGCTTGTTAGTTTATTTTTCAGAAGAGCTGGAATGGATCATATCTTACATGAAGATTTAGAAAATTCATATGCAAAATTAGCCGCTTTAGTTGCTTTCAGACTAGAAGATTACCAATTAACAGTAGAGGACGTTGAAGACGAAGATGATATTACTTGATTATAGCCAAATCGCACTATCAAATATTATAGTGCAAAAACTAAATGATGAAAAAATGATTAGACACATGATACTAAACAGTATCAGAATGTATAATAAAAAATACCGAAATGAGTATGGCCAAATGGTTATATGTGCTGACGGTATGAATACTTGGAGAAAAGAATTTTTTCCAGAATACAAAGCTCATAGAAAAAAGAAGAGAGCAGAAACCGATTCAACTATGGATTGGACCGAAGTATTTAGAATTTTAAATTTGGTTAGAGAAGAACTTAAAGATAATTTTCCATATAAAGTAGTACATATGGAAGGTGCAGAGGCTGATGATATTATTGGTGCTCTAGTACAAAATACTCAAGAGTTTGGCAATCATGAACCAGTAATGATTATATCTTCTGATAAAGATTTTATACAATTACACAAATATTCAAATGTAAAACAGTTTTCACCAATTCAAAAGAAAGCTGTTTCAGATAAAAATCCTAGGACATATTGTTTTGAACATATATGTCGTGGCGACAAGGGAGATGGTATACCAAATATACTATCACCTGATAACTCTTTTGTTGATGAAATAAGGCAATCGCCAATGACACAAAAGAAAATAGCTTATTGGTTAGAAAACTCCGATAAGCTACAAGAAGTGATGACAACTGAGGAATTCAGAAATTACCAAAGGAATAAAAAACTTATTGATTTGGAAGAAATCCCGTTTGATCTATCTCAAACTATTATAAATAATTTTGTAGAGCAAAAGCCAGCTATGCGAATGAAAGTTTTAAACTATCTAATTAAAAACAGATTAAAGAATCTGGTTGAATGTGCGGAGGAATTTTACAATGGCTAATTTATTAATCTCTGAGGTATTAACTAATACCGGTAAAAAAAGAGGAAAAGCTGAGAAGCAAAAATATCTAAAAGACAACTATTCGGTTGCCTTAATTACAGTACTAAAAGGAGCTTGGGATCCCATTGTAGAATGGAATCTTCCTAAAGGCGTGCCACCTTACGTAAAGGACGATGCACCTATAGGACATAGCCCTAGTAGTATACATTTAGAGCAGAAAAGATTACCTTACCTTGTTAAAGGTCATCCTTTAGCAAAAGGATTATCACAGAGTAAGGTAGAAACAATGTTTATTAGCATGTTAGAATCAGTACATCCTGACGAAGCTGATATTCTTATTGCAATGAAGGACAAGGCATTTACTAGTAAGTTCGGTGGTGTTACTAAAAAAATGGTAGCAGAAGTATGGCCTGACCTATTCAGTGATATGGTGTTAGATGACGCTATTGTTGATAAAGCAATCTAATTAAAATTAACTTAACAGGAGAACCCAATACCTATATTATGTTTTTTTAAATTTTAACTAACCAACAAGGAGAATCCATGCACGGTATTCATCGATTGAGGCGAGATATTATTGAAACTAAACATTATAGAATGAGATTAATTAAAAAAGGCAAAGAAGTTCTGGCATATAAAATGGCTAAAAAAGTATTATATATGGAAAAGAATCTTCAAGATCTTGAACGGGTATATATGGGGAGGTAAACCATTGGGTTAACCTCAGACGTGGGGTTAACTTTTACTAAAACATGCAAATACATGTGTACATTATGTCTAAAATATGGTATAATAGCATATATAAACTAATAAAAGAAGTATATTATGAATGAATTTTTAATTGAAAAAAACGTATACAACGGTGGTATACAAAAGGTATTTAAATTTCCTAACGGATATGGTGCAAGTGTTGTAAGGCACAAAGGTAGTTACGGCTACATGAAAGGCCAATGGGAAATTGCTGTTCTTGACGAATCTGGTGCTATATGTTACAGCACTCCAATTACAGATAATGTAATTGGTTACCTCAATGATCCAGAAGTTGATAATCTATTAGGCCAAATCTCTAGATTATGAATATATTTATCTTAAATAATGATCCAGTGAAAGCGGCACAAGACCAGTGCGATAAACATGTGGTCAAAATGATTGTAGAATCAGCACAAATGCTTTCTACAGTACATCGTATGCTTGATGGCGTAATGGAACGTAGGCCATCAAAGTCTGGTTCCATGTTACAATACTTTAAACTCAATGACGAAAGAGAAGACATTCTTTATAAGGCATGTCATTTTAATCATCCATCTACAGTATGGACCAGAGAATCAGTACATAATTACAAGTGGCATTATGAACATTTTGTAGCCTTATGTGATGAGTATACATACAGATATGGTAAGATACATTCAACAGATCGTAAACTTAGAGGAGAGTTATATGACATACCAGATAATATTCCTCAAATACCAATGACTCCATTTAAATTAGCAATGGCTTCATTTCCAGAATGTATCTCAGAATGTCCAATTACGTCATATCGTAAATTTTATGAAACAAAACAACATAGGTTCAATATGGCTTGGACTAAACGAGAAGTACCGGAGTGGTTTAATTATGCCAATGTATGATTTTAAAAATTTAGAAACTGATGAAGTAGAAACCAAAATGATGTCAATTGCTGACATGGAAGAATATGTTAAAGATCCAAATATTCAACAAGTTATATCTCCATCTCATATAGGTCATGAAGGAAATAAATCTATATTAACAAGAGCTGGAGGCGGTTGGAAAGAAGTTCAAGATAGAATTAAAAGCGGATTGCCACCAAAAGATAGGGATAACATTAAAACAAAATGAATAAGAAGCCATCAAAACTTAGGATTGAGCACTTAGCCAAATTAGAACCACTAACAGAAAATCAGAAATTAGCATTTGATTCATTTGCTTCTGGTAATCATATGTGTTTAGATGGTTCAGCAGGTACAGGTAAAACCTTTATATCATTATACCTCGCATTAGAAGCTGTCTTAAAGAAAGAATACAGTAAAGTTATTATTGTACGTTCTGCAGTTCCTACAAGAGATATGGGATTCCTACCAGGAACGCAAGAAGAAAAAGAAGATGCATACACTGCACCTTACAAAGCTATTGTTAATGATTTATTTCAAGATAACGATGGATGGACCAAAATGATCCAAAATAAAAATATAGAGTTTCTTACAACTTCGTTTATAAGAGGATTAACTATTAAAAACGCTATTGTAATAGTTGATGAATCTCAAAACTGTAATTACCATGAGCTATGTTCAGTAATCACAAGGTTAGGAGAAGACTGCAGATTTATAACGTCAGGTGATTATTATCAATCTGATTTTACAAGAAATGGTGATAAAGACGGAATTAAAGAATTTATTAACATTATTAAAAACATGAAATATTTTGATCATATCGAATTTTCATGGGAAGATATCGTACGAAGTGGATTCGTAAGAGACTTTATTATGACAAAGGAATTATATGAAAATGGGAAACTTTAAACATGAACCAATTGATCTTGGCTATACAGACCTTAACGCACAATCTACTGGCTCTGGGCGAGAGTACACCGATCCTGATAATAATAGGTATCCTAGTGTTACAACAGTACTTTCAATATTAAGTGAAGATCATATTCGTGCTTGGAGAGCACGTGTAGGAGAAGAAGAAGCCAATAGGATATCACGAAGAGCTTCTACAAGAGGCACTAAAGTACATGCAGTATTAGAAAAGTATGTAGATAACGATAAGGATTATTTAGATGGTGCAAATCCAATTGTCACTTCTAATTTTCTTGAAGTTAAAAAGATTTTAGATGAAAGATTAAGTTTAGTTTATGCTCAAGAAGCAGCATTATATTCTAAACACTTAGGGTTAGCTGGAAGAGTTGATTGTGTAGGTGTATGGGATGGAAAAAACTCAATTATAGATTATAAAACAGCAGCCAAACATAAACGAAAAGAATGGTGTGAAAACTATTTTATTCAAGAAACCGCATATGCTATTATGTGGGAAGAAAGAACAGGAATGCCAATTACACAATTGGTAACTGTAATCGCAGGAGACGAAGGCGCACAAGTCTTTGTTGAAAATCGCGATAATTGGAGCAATAAGTTATTAGAGACAATTGCTGAATACAAAAAACGTAAGATTTTCGGGAGATAAGATGAAAAACTTTAGAGATCAGATGGTAAAAACGTCTATGGATTATATGCAAGCTCAGGCTGCAAAACACAAAATGAATGCAGATATTATTCTAAGCAATCACGTATCTGTTGGTGAACATTCAGACCAAATGGAAACACTTGAAAAAGAGCTTGGTATGATGGTTGATTACATTGACAAATACGAAATTTTAGAAAAATATTTTAAATAATGTTAAAGTGGTTACAAAATCATGAATCAAAGGGCCACGTAGGTATTACATGTGGCGCCTTTGATCTACTTCATGCTGGGCATATTACAATGCTAGCAGAAGCTAAAAATGAATGTGATTATTTAGTAGTAGCACTTCAGTGTGATCCTACACTTGATAGACCAGAAAAAAACAAACCTGTTCAATCAATAGTTGAACGTCAATTACAAGTTGCTGCAGTTAGGTATGTCGACGATGTAATTATCTATAATACAGAAGAAGAGTTAAAGGATATATTTCTATCACTTCCAATAGATGTAAGAATTATTGGATCTGATTACTTAAATAAAGACTTTACTGGTAAAAACATATGCGAAGAAAGAAATATTCGTATAGTTTATAACACTAGAGATCACTCTTTTTCTTCTACTTCCTTACGAGAAAGAATCAAAAAACAAGAGAAATAATGCAGAAAACCCTGTACAAATGTGTATAATAATGGTATAATATACATATTAAACAAACAAATAAAGAAAGATGAACGATAAAAAGATGAAAGAAAATATAATTTTAGTAGATTGCGATGGAGTATTATGTGATTGGGAATACTCATTTACGCAGTGGATGAACCATAAAGGTTATCCAACAAGTGATTACACTCAATATAATGTTGCTAAAAGGTTTAATTTAACTCAAGAGTTTAGTAAAAAGAGTGTTCAACAATTTAACGAATCAGCTGCAATTGCTTTTTTACCACCTTTAAGAGATGCTGTCTATTACATGAAAAGACTTAATATGTTACATGGTTATAGATTCCATTGTATTACATCCTTAAGTGATAATAAATACGCTCAGAGATTAAGAACTCAAAACCTAGAATTACTTTTTGGTAAAGAATTATTTGACGATTATATCTATCTACCTTGCGGTGCTGATAAAGATAAAGAACTTAAAAGGTACGAAGGTACAGAATGCTTTTGGGTAGAAGACAAAGTAGAGAACGCAGAAGTTGGAAAGGCCTTCGGTCTTAATTCAATTCTTGTGGCTCATGAACATAACGCTTATTATGAAGGAAATATTCCAAGGTATTGGAAGTGGAAAGACATATATAAGCATATAACTGGAGAAGTATAATGCCAATGAAATTTAAACCAAGTCAATCCTTAAGAAGTAAAGCTTCAGGAAAAACTACAATACAACATTTTTATATGAAGTCAACACCTTTAAAGGATTTGACTGAAGCGTTGGAAAACCGCAATACCACAAGTAAGAGAAAACAAAAAATACGTAACGAATTAGTAAGAAGAGGGACGTGAAGAAGTGGTGGAGAATCTGGGCTAAAAGCCTAGGAGAAAAAGTTGGTGAAACTGACACTCAAGCTAATACTGTAGCAAGCATTAGAACTATTTGGTGGATAACTCACATGGCAACATGCTGGTTTATCATACTAAACGCTATAGCAAACCACGGTTGGGGACTTATAGGATTCTGAGTATTATAACCTGGTGTTTTCTATAGTGGTATTACAGCAATGGTGTTTTATAACTCTGTGTAATCTACCTGACTTCATCATCTTATGAAATTTTTTAAAATATCTTCTTAACATACACTACTATTTATAAGACTTATGGCAACAAAAAACGAAATAACAGGCGACTCTATTAAAAGTAAGGGTCCAAGTAAAAAATACTCTGATAACTGGGATGCAGTCTTTGGTAAAAAGAAAAATGAGCTTAGCGAATCAGAAATAATGCAGGCCGAGTTAGAACCTATTCCTACAGAAAAAGAAGGAAGTTTCTATGGTTATAAACCAAAGCATGATAACTTTTATCCAGAGTTAGACGACTAATGAAAGAACTATGGAACGATTACATGGGTAATCTAAAAAGATGGCAGGATAACTCAGACGGTTGGGTATCTACCATGAATGTATCTAAAGAGAATAAAGAAGAATACCAGAGGTATTTAAGTAAAACATCAAATCCAGTTCCTTATAGAGACTGGCTGAAAGAGGTGCAGCGCTCTTAGCTCAGCTGGATAGAGCAACAGCCTTCTAAGCTGTGGGTCCCAGGTTCGAATCCTGGAGAGCGTGCCAAAAAAATATATACTTGAATATATACTTGAATGTATATTAGAATGTATATTAGAATATATAATTATTAACTAAAAAAGGAAAGTGAAATGAGTAGTATTATTATACCATCGTCGGATGCAGACAAAAAACGTATCAGAGAAGCAATGCAAGAAATTAGTAACTCTTACATTAGAATGGAAAGCGAAAGAGCTTTTGTAAAAGAAGCTATTGAAGCATTAGAAGACGATGTGGAAGTACCAAAGAAGATTCTTCGCAAAATGTCAAAGGCCTTTCATAAGCAAAATATATCTGAAATTGTTACAGAAGTTGAGGATATTGAGGCATTAATGGAAGCTACTAAGTAAAAAATCTTATAAATAGTAGTATGATTAATTTTAATGGCTACATCACAGAAGAAATAGAAAAACGCGGAGTCACAGAAGTTGTGGTATTAGCACTAGATGCTGATGAAGGAACTGCTGCTGATATAATCTCTAATGTTTGTGAGTTTAACGATGTTAAATGTACAATTATACATACCAACAAAGCATTCCTAGCGGATAGCGATGTAGAACTAAGAAAAGTTGAAATACATAATATTGATGGTGAAGGTAAACTTATATCTTTAGACATTGATAATACAATAGTTTTTGTTAGAGCAGGTGCTGTAGGAACTTTAGTAGGGCAAGCATTAGTATCATCTTTACAGACAGCTGGATTCTTTTTAATAAATGATTTAGAATCCATGATGTTATGTAATAATAAAATGGCAACAAGTATTGCATTACAAAGAAATAATGTGCAGATACCTAAAACAGTTATTTTAAATAATGAAGAATCTATTGATTTAGCTGTAAAAAGCGTTGGTGGTAAATATCCATTAATCGTAAAAACACTTACAGGAACACAAGGTATTGGTGTATCTAAGATCGAATCGTATGATTCATTAATCTCAGTGTGCCAAACATTATGGAAGTTTGAAGCACAGCTGTTATTGCAAGAATATTTAGACATGAAATCTGATATTAGAACACTTGTAATAAATGGCCATATTATGGCATCAGCTGAAAGAAGACAAACTAAAAAATCTAAGGACTTTAGAAAAAATGTTCATAGAGGTGCAGAAGCAATTCCATATAAACTATCTGAAGAAGAGGTAGAAGTAATACTAAATGCTGCTCGAGCAACTGGTGCATATTATTGCGGAGTTGATCATACAGTAGTTAATGGTAAAATATATGTTGTTGAAGTAAACGGTTCGCCTGGTGCTAAATCACACTTTATGGGTTATGATTTAGAAACTAATAAACCTACTAAACCTTTAACTGCTGAGAAAGCAATTGATTTAATGATTAAACATATATTAGAACCCTACAATAGAAAAACATGGTTTAGACAAGAAGCTGGTTATATAGAAACTGTATATATCGAAGGTTATAAACTACCTGTTAGAGCTAAATTTGATACAGGTAATGGTACAGATGCTTCCATGTTACATGTAGATAAAATAGAAATAAAAAATGATAAAGTGTATTGGGAAAAGAATGGTCAAAAATTCGTTAACAAATACCTTGGAAAATCAGTAGCGGTTAGAGGTCCTACCACCAGAATCGAAAGAGCTAAGGTAGAACTTACGATTAAATTTAATGGTAGATCATATAATGCATTTGTTGGTTTAACTGAAGAAGATTCAGCAAGTGAAATGTTAGTTAATAGAGAATTAATGACACTTATGAGAATAGCAATTAATCCAAGCTTAAGGTTTGGTATTAGTGATTGGACAAGAAAGAACGATGAAACTGATGTTTAATAATAGAAATATAAAAGTTAGGAAGATAGTTCCAGTGCATGCTTTAACCAAAATCCAGGAAGATAAAACTAAAAAAATTCCTAGGAAAGAGAAGCATAAGCATATAAATAGTTACGAGGTATAAAAATGGCAGATATAAATTTAGATTTTGATTTTGGTTTTACAGCCGTAGATGAAAATGAATTAGAAGCAGTACAGAAAGTTACGACACAAGCTTCTGATACATCAGCTAGTTTACAAGAAGCTGAAGAAAAATTAAATAAATTATATAATGCTATATTACCTTTGCTAACTAACTTAAAGAAAAATCCAGAAAAAGAATATATTCTATGGCCAAATAGAGTTGACAAAATAGAACAATTCGAAGATTTAATATCAGGAATTATAAAATGACAATAATATCGTCTGGACAAATAGCTTTACAAGATGGAGGAACTAATCCATCAACCACAGTAGAAAATAAGTTATACGATAATACTATGACATCAGGTGTTGATGCTTTACTTGAAATAATAAGAAAGTACGAGCTTCCTGGCGGTGATAGTTTTGATGATTTCGATGAATGGCGAGGAGATCTTTATGGTTTTAATTCAAGTTTTATTACCACAAGTCTTGCAGGAAATAGTATATTTAACTTTTTAGGTCAAGCTGGAAGTGGAGTACCTGCAGGAACTTTTCGAGGGTCGTCAGTATCAAATATTGGAACAGCCACAACTGCTTTTACAGATGGCGGTGGAACTTCTCGTACTATAAAAGGTATAATGTGGGGAATACCTGACGGATCTCCATCACCAAATAACACTAGTAAATGGTTAATATTTGCTCTTTCTGGAACTGGTATTTCTAATTCAGATACTACATTTAAAAGTATAAAAATTACTAAACCTAGTGGATCACAACAAACATTTACAAGATCTAGTGCATCAGAATACAGTTCAACTACCAATGGTTCTACTGCATGGGCTTGGGAAGTTGAGAGTTCTGGTACAACTACTATCGATAATTTAGGAACTAGTGGAAGTGGATGGGACATAGAAATATTTGGTTCAGATATTACAACGACATTAAATAATGGTATTGCGGAAGAAATGGGCGGTGATGATAGTTCTAATGTTAAAATGTCAGATTATTATAGCCCTGGAACATTTATAGGTTCTGGTTTATCAGGTGTACCATCATCTGGTCAAATTAAATTTTCTGATTTTTACGGAAAAACACACATAGGGCTTGTAACATCTGCGGTTGAGATACAACCAGCTGCCAAGTATGAACTTATTAGCGGCCCTCGTGGCTATAGTTATGAAGCTATTCTTCATGGATTTGGACAAACGTATTCTAATACTTACGATAGTACTATTGGAACCGTCAATAGTAATATATCTAGTTCTATTAAAACAGACTCAGCTCAAGGCAGTGTTATAGGTAGTCCCGATTTAACTCTTTGGGGGCCAGCTGCAGGTACAATAGGCACATTAAGATCAATAATGCACTCCTCATCAGGACCTAATCAATCAACAGATAACGTAATAATGATAGTAGAAGGTACAGGAAGTAATAGTAATGCTGGATTTACCAATTTAACAGCAACACGAAGTGGTATGACAACATTAACACTTGCAAGAAGTTCTGCTACTTACTATTATTCTTCAACCAATACAACAAGAATATGGTTGTGGGCCGACGTTAATTATGCTACAGGTACCCCACTTTCGTTTACTGCTACTCATGAAAGTACATTGTTTCCAGGAGGAGCAGGTAGTGGTAGTGCAAATACAACAACAACTGATCGATCAACTTGGACAATATCATAATGTCAAATACAGCATACATAATAGTAGAAGATTGGGATACTCCAAACAGTACATTAAAATGGGCTCAGTTTAGCTGGTCAGATGGATCTGCACAAATCCATGCAGTATTAGATTCAGAAGATAATACACTTATTGATGAAGCAGCAACACAATATAAAGTTAATGAATGGGTCGAAGAACATCTACCATGGAATGAAACAGTATGAAAAATTGGATAGTAAATAGAGTATTCGATTACGCAATCGATAAAGAAAGAACTGAAGCATATTTGGAATTTATTAAAGCAAATGTTTCAGGTAAAACAGTAGTTGAACTAGGAGCTGGTTCAGGAATTATGGCATGGTTATGTGTTAAACACGGTGCAACACATGTATATGCATATGAAAATAATAAAAGAATTATTAATTGGCTTAAAGTTTTGTTTAAAGACGAGGCCAAAGTAACTATTGTAGAAGAAAATGTATCTACAGCAACATTACGAGATGCAGATATATATTTACATGAACATTTTTCATCAAATGTTATTACGGAAGATATCTTAGGTTTATATGCTAACCTTAAAGCTCAAAATTTAGAAGATAAAACATTCCCAAACAAATTAAAAATGCAATACGGAACATATGATGTAAGTAAAAATACAGATACAACGGGCGCAGATAGATATGCTGAAATTGATGATGCAGATATGCTAGAGTTTTTTGCAGCGTGTCCAATGGATGAAATAATGCCAGGTCTTGGATGGTTGCACAAACAAGTAGATGAAAGTGAAGTAACAATTAATGGAACTTTATTTGATGGAGATATAAAAGATTTAACACAGTTTACGGCCTCAGATACAAATGATGAATTAGTATTTTGGGAAGCTACATTTAATGGAGCACATACTTTAAGTAATTGGAAAGGTAAAACTCATTGGAATACCATACCGATTGATAAAGTTGTGAATATGGAATAATGACATTACCATCAGCTGGAAACACAATAAGTTTTGGACAACTTCAAACGGAGTTTGGGGGATCTAACCCTATATCTATGAATGAGTATGGAGATAAAATTGGTTTAACTGTCGGCACTACCTCAACTCATGATATGGCTGATTTTTATGGCCTTAGTAATAACTTAGGAACTATTGGTATTACTCCAGGTAGTAGATTTGTTGGTAAAGCAAATAGACGTCATCATGGTTACGAGTCATCTCCTGCTAACGGTTCTATTCAGACATCAACTCCTGTTAGTATGAATGGAGCTACTATTACTCCAACACAAATGAAATGGATAGATGTTATTGGTTGGAGATTCCAAGCTACAATTAATAGCGGAACGTGGAATACAACTGCTTGGACAAAGTTCAGAGTTATAGATGATAATGATGACGAAAGTGATGTAAATTTAGAAAGGTCTACAGTAACTTCTCAGTCAGTAGTTGGAAGTCAGCTTGTTATCGTCTGGCCAGCTGAAGATCAAAATGTCTATGGAGGCACTCTGACATGGGAGTTAACATAAAATGAAAATATTACTTGTAGGTATGCCAACAACATTTGATTATTTGGTAACACCCCTTACTGCGGCTGGACATACTGTACGATTAATTGATGGCACAGACCAAGATTTTTCTTTATTAACTAATGCAACATTAGCTAAGGATTATATCCTAGAACAAATTGCTGCTTTTGTTCCAGATATGGTAGTTAATGCAATTACACCGGTAGTTCTTCCTGTATCATCAGATTATACTTATGTAGGTAATACTGCAGCAAGTGCGAAATTAGAAACTCATAAGTGGGAAACAAGAACAAAGGCTGGAGAGTTAGGTTGGTCATTACCTACAGTGTTAGAAGAATGTAATATGAATGCTGTATCTAATTATGATAAAACAGTATATGTAAAACCTAAAGGCGACTGTCAATTAAGACAAATATTTAAAGTACCTGCATCAACAAATAATGAACTACATAATTTAGAGATGACTGCAGATGCAGGATATGTAGAAGATGGTGTTGACTATGAAGTTGAAGCTTGGTGCTTCTTTACTATATCTAATGGATCATATTCTATAATAAGAACATTAGGTTGTACTGGATATGGAAATGATAAATTAGTAGATTCAACAGGTGACTGGAGACAAGGTGATATCACTCTGGTAGATTTAACTGACGCTCAACGAGCTGCATTCATTACAAAATGCGAAGCATGGTTAGACTATGCAGTAACCTTAGGTGGAAATTACGAAGGAACCTTAGGTGGAGCAATTACTGACGATAATACTGTATATTGGTTTGAACAAAACAGTAGACCTGGAACGTATAACATAGGAATGTTACCTGGGACAGTACAAGATTGGATTGATGGACTAACCACCGATTCAACTAAATCTGTTAATCAAATAACGGCAGCAACGATAAGATCCGAAAAGGGATTTGGCTAGATATGACTATAAATTTTAAAAATACTTGGAGACCATTACCAAGTTGCGTAACTATAAAGGAAAGTACAATAGATGGTTTAGGACTATTTGCTGTTGAGAATATACCCTTAGGCACTGACTTAGGATTAATGAGATTTATGTATCATGATACATTTGTAAGAACAGCTCTAGGATCTTTTTCTAATCACTGTGAAGAACCTAACTGTGTTAACATGAGCAGTATTAATGAGCATGGAGACGAAGAGTATACTTTAGTTACTAATCAAGATATCAAAATTGGAGATGAGTTAACGCTTTGTTATCAAATGAAGCAGTATTATATAGGAGAATAAAATGTTTTTTAATAAAAATAAAGATATTGATGTAGATCAATTAAGAGAACAATTAATAATAGACGAGGGTCAGGTAAATGAAATATATCATGATCACCTTGGCTATGCTACATTTGGCATTGGACATTTGGTATTGGAAGGAGACCCAGAATTCGGGTTGGCGTTGGGTACTGCAGTCTCAGAGGATAGAGTTATATCATGCTTCGCCAAGGATGTAGAGACAGTCATAAGTGATTGCATAAAATTACACAACGGGTGGGATGGATATCCACAAGAAGTAAAACAAGTCATTGCGAACATGATGTTCAACATGGGACTTACGCGCTTAAGTAAATTTAAAAAGCACAATGCAGCGCTGCAGTGTGGTGATTGGCCGGTAGCGGCTATTGAAGGGAGAGATTCAAGATGGTACAAGCAAGTAACGAACAGAGCAGAAAGACTTATGGGAAGATTAGAGGCCCTTTAAAGGTCGAATCTAGTATTCCACAAGAGAAACAAGAAAATAAGGGTTGGTATTGGTGTCATGAAAAGCAAGGTCTTTTTAGACACTCAGACTGGCATAAATCAATAAATGAACTTAATTTAAGCAGTTCATAATAAGGAGAAAGAAATGGCAAGTACAATTAAACTTTTAGGATCTCAAACAGATCTTACATCAGCTACTACAGTAGGAGAAGCCACAGTTGTTAGAGTATTAGCAACTGCAGCTGGAACTATAACGCAAAAAGCAGCAGCTGCTGGAGCTACCATAGGTACTATTCAGATGTTAGCAAATACAGAAATCGTATTGGCTAAAGCACCTGCTAATACTTTAGAAGGTGGTGCAACATTTAAAGTAGTTAAAATCGCTTACAGCAATTAAGTTAATGCCGTATGATAGATATAACCGAGATAGCACATGAAAAACTCGTCGAAAAGACGCGCAAAGCTGGTAACAATATTATCAGAATTGGGCTACTTCCTGCTGGTTGCAACGGTTGGAAATACCAGTTTGTATTTGTTACTGAGAGCGATCCAGACGACCACATAATAGATTATGGCGATTATATCTTAGTTGTTGAAACAGGCCAGCTTCATAACTTTATGAATATGACCCTTGATTATCAAACCGAGGGTCTAAATTCAGAATTTAAATTCTTAAATCCAAACGAGGTCGCGTCCTGCGGCTGTGGACAATCAATATCGTTCTAAACAATTAATCTTATAAATAGATTATATGGAAGATTTGTTTACTTTAATTAGAGATGTCGGCGTGCCGATTGCAGCTGCAGTATCATGTGGTGTCTTTGTATTTATAGTAATTAAACAAATATTTAGTGGTGTATTAGATCAAATAACCACATTAACAATATTTACCAAATCTCTAGAAAATAGAGCTAGATCTATGAATAACGAAATTATTAAAATTGATTTATTAGTATCTAGTGCTTTAGAGTTAACCCCACCTATAGACCGAGTGGCTCGAGCTGAAAATTTTGCAGAGGACGGGAAAATCGATACAAGAAGAGACTAGTAAACTATGGACATAGCTGGATTAATTATAGAATTCGGATTTGAAACAATTGCTTTAGTAGGTCTCGGATATTTTGTTTTTTATGTATGGCAATTTGTATCAAACGACTTGGAACCAAAGATTGAAGAAATGCATTTCGGTTTAATACGTTTAATAGACCAAGTTAGAATGCTTGATCAAGATATGATTAGATTACAAGAAAAGGTTAAAGTTGTACTAGAGTATAGAGAAAGACAGAAAATATTAGATATGGAAAACAAAAATGAAGATTAGAAATATAGCATTCATAGGAATGGTAATATCATTTTCAGTATATGCTGATGAAATTAAATTTGGATTTAAAAATCCATCGTTCAGTGGATCTGGAACAGGAGCACATTATTTAACGATTGAGAACCAAGAACATTCTCGTAAAAAGGCGATTGAAGATGCTTTAGAAGCTGCAAGAAAAGCTGCAGAAAGAGAAGCTGAAAACTCTACAATGGCCAAGTTTATTAGAAACTTGGAGAGTAGAATATACTCTCAGATGTCAAAACAATTAGTTGAATCTATGTTTAGTAACGATGGGTCAGTAAGATTTGGTTCATTTACATTAGAAGGTAATGTAGTAACATACGAAGTACTTATTAACGAAGACGGTACAGAATATATTAAAATGACCATTGTAGATTCAGATGGAACTACAACCGTTATTGAAATACCAGTAGGAACTGGCAACTTTGGGCAAGATCCAGATGTTGGTTAAGTATATTTTAGTATTGTTAATGCTTAGCGGATGCGCATCAGTTCCGCAGTGGAGTCCAAATCCTCAAGATTGTAATGACCTATCAGGAAAGTACGCTCAAGGTTGGAAAACAGATGTTGATAATGATGGTATTATAAATGATACTGCCTGGGATGTAGCTAAACAAGGATATATGGGTTATAAAAAGGCAATGGCAAGAAAGTATATTTGCGTTGATGAACCCACTGCAGTTAGATTACCTGCATATGTAGATTTATTAAATCTACCTCCAGCAAAGGATATGCCGGTTGTTGCAGTATACGCATTTAAAGATCTAACAGGACAAAGAAAATCAGTAGATAATATAGCATCGTTCTCTACTGCAGTTACCCAAGGCGGTACTGAATTATTAATAGATGCTCTCAAAACTGCAGGTGGCGGAACCTGGTTTAGAGTAGTAGAAAGACAAGGGATTGATAATCTTGTAAGGGAAAGACAAATTGTAAGATCGACCCGACAAGATGTTGCTAAAGCCGAAGGGACTGAAGCACGAGGAGTTGGACCTCTCTTATTCGCTGGAATGATTATAGAGGGAGGTATTATTGGTTATGATGCTAATACGGAAACAGGTGGACGCGGCGCACGAACACTTGGTATAGGTTTTAGTAAAATGTATCGTAAAGACGTTGTTACAGTTTCTGTGAGAGCAGTATCTGTATTAACGGGTGAAGTTTTGTTAAACGTCCAAAGTAAGAAATCGGTATTATCTTACGGAAGTGGTGGTGACTTGTTTAGATTTATTGAACAGGGAACACAACTTATAGAATATGAGGACGGTGTAGGTAATAATGAGTCAGTAACATATGCAGTTAGAGCTGCTATTGAAGCTGCAGTTTTGGAATTAATCTACCAGGGTCATGACCGTAAATTCTGGGATATAACCGCGGGTCATCGTCATCCACATCAATTTGATGGCAAAAACGATAAACACGCAATTAACGAGGAAAACGAAAATGAATAAACTTTTAAGTATAGTTGTCTTAGGACTATTATCAACATCGTTTGTTTATGCTGCAGCTACTGATGATAACGAAATTAGAATAGATCAAACTGGTGACACTTTAATCTTATATATCGATCAAGTAGGTTTTGGTAACAAAATAGGACTCACCGATTACTCTGGAAGTCCTGCAGATATGACAATAATAGGTTCAAGCTTAACATTTAATCTTGACCAGATTGGTAATCAGAATTTAATCTACGGCCCGCTGAAGCTAGACTCATCTTCTTTAACATTCAATTTAACTGGAGATTCAAATAAGGTAGATTGGGATATAGGTACAACAGGTAGTTCTGATACTACTAATTATGCCTTTGCTGTTACTGGAGATAGTAATACATTTGATATAGACCAAGGTAAAGTTGGAGCAAGTGCTGAAAGATTAGATGCTGATTTAATATTAATTGGTAACTCAAACGTATTTGATTTAGATTTTGAAACCGATGATGTAACTTGGAATTTTGAAATTACTGGAGACAGTAATAATGTTAATACATTACAGAAAGATGGTTCACAAAAAATAACGCTTGAATTAGTAGGTGATAGTGCAGATATTGATATTAATCAATTATCAGGTACATGTGCTGCTAGTGGCGGAGGTTGTGCAACTCCTAATGCAATTATAAATTTAGATATTACATCAGACAATGCTAAGATTCAGATCAACCAGAAAGATTCTGGTAGCGACTCTTAGTTTACTATTCATCACTGGAATCGCCTATGCTGATTCCATTGGTGACATAGTAGAGTCAACTGGCATCGGCCAGATTGTTCGTAATAATGAACAAATAGTAGTAGCTAATGCATTAGCAATAGAACTAAATGATGAAGCAAAAACTGGTAACGGAAGAATGCTTATTGAGTTTTTAGATAAGGCTCAATTATCCTTAAAGGAACATTCTGAAGTACTAATAGACGAAATATATTATGACCCTGATCCTTCACTCTCAAAAATGAGTATGAAGTTTACAATGGGAACGGCAAGATTCGCATCTGGAAGATTAGGATTAGTGAATAAAGCCAATATTGATATCAAGACTCCTACGGCCTCAATTGCCGTACGGGGAACTGATTTTACAACAACAGTAGATGAGTTAGGTAGAAGCCTAATCATATTACTACCAGATGAGAATGGTGACCCATCTGGTGAGATAGTAGTTTCTAATGAAGGCGGAGTAGTTACATTAAACGAAGCCTATGCCGCAACAATGGTATCATCATTAGATTCATCACCAACACAGTCAATCGTAGTGAATGGTATTACACCAGCATTAATTGACAATATGTTTATTGTATCACCTCCACCGGCAGTTGCTGAAAGAATACAAGAAGAAATGGCCGATGAAGCGAACGAAGACCAAGGGCTATTAGATATAGATTTTTTAGAGTTCACTGAGTTAGAAGAAGATGAGTTAGAAGAAGATGAACTTGAAGATTTTACCGAACTGGATATTGATGAATTAAGTGTCGATTTTTTAGTAGATGTATTAAACGCCATAGACAATTCAGATGTTCTAAATACAATAGGCGAATTTAATATCAAAGGTGCTAGTAAAGGATTTAATATTAAATCCCAATGGAATGTTTTTTTACAAGATGGCGATTTAGTATTGTATAGAAGCGTTAATGGTGTTATAAGTGTTAAAATAGGTGCAGCTGGTAATTTTGCATTAGAAGCTATAACTCCAACTTGGGACGGACTAATAACTGGAAACGAGGGTGATGATATCCTCATTTATATAAATCAGGTGAATTAATATGTTAGATAAATTAGAAGAATATTCAATGAAAGCTTTAATATGGGCAAGTGTTTTATTTTGGCCTATTATTATATTGTCACTACTTTTAGCACCACTGTTTGCAAATGCTGATGATAATATTATTACTATGGAACAAACAGGTGATACCTTTCAATTAGGTGTTGATCAATTTGGTTATAGTAATGAAATTAAAATGCTAGATGGTAATTCATATATTACAGCCACAAGTTTAGATATGTATTTAGTCCAGGTTAATACAAGTACTGGTGCACTTCCTAATAAAATTACATTCGATGAAATAAGTGGAACAGGTAATCAAATGAAATTAGCTCAAGGTGTTGCATGGAATACTCTTGATTCTGACACTGATTTAACTTGGTCGCATGATAGTTATGAAGGGGGCGGCCATGAAATTGATATTATTATGTACGGTGACAACAATAAATTAGCAGTTCAACAAACGAACCAAACTGGTGCAGCCGACGGACATAACTTTGATCTACATTTAGCTGGTGATAATAATGAAGTTAAAATAAAACAACAAAGTAATGGTTCTAAGACTATTGACCTAACAATTTACAATGATAATAACGATGTGTTTATTCGTCAATATGGTCAAGGGTCATCACACAATGCTAATATTACGTTAGATGGACTATATAACACTGATTTAATTTTAAAACAATTAGGTACATCAGGTTCCAATGCATACACACTTAACCAAAACTGTTTTACAGTTGGTGGTTGCTCAGTGTCAGTAACTCAGGAGTAATTATGGCATATTCAGACGAAGTAGTAAAGAGATTTGAAGCGGTTCTAGCCAACCCTAAAAAACATTCTGTTGGCTCATTAGATAGAAAGGATCCAAAAGTAGCAACCGGTCTTGCAGGAGCTCCTGCATGTGGTGACGTAATGCAATTACAGCTATTACTCGATGATGATGAAAAGATTATCGATGTTAAATTTAAAACATATGGTTGTGGGTCAGCAATTGCATCTTCATCATTGTTTGTTGATATGATGATGGGTCTAACTATCGAAGAAGCAAAACTAATTAAAGATAAGGACATTGCAGAGGTCTTACAACTTCCACCAATTAAATTACATTGTAGCGTATTAGCAGAAGATGCTATTAAACAAGCTATGGTAGATTACGAAACAAAAAACGACAAAGACTACACACATCCAATTTTAGACCAACCTAAATCTATGATAGGTCATAATAGACCACCACTCGAAAGAGAGGACTTCATAGAATGATAAAAAATTATTATAGATTTATAAGAATGAAGTACGGATACAGACTTGCATCTAAAGGAATTTTAGTGGATATATACGTATGACAATAGAATGCCCAGAAGAATATTATGAGTGTCTTACCGAAGAAGAATATGATGAAATATTAGAACTCTTCGAAGAGAATGAAATATCATTTCCAGATTCAATTCAACCAGAAAGCGTAAGCGATGCACAAGCAGTAGCTGATTTTACGTGGCAAGTGCTATTCTTATCTCCATGGGAATTAGCTTATATAGCTTTACCAATGAGCGTATTAGCCTTTTATGGATTAACTATATACGCTATTTTTAAATGGGTCCAGAGAAAATTTAGCTAATGAAACTAATAACCAGTATTTGGACAACCATAATACTGTCACTTATTCTTATAGGTATAAGAATAATTGATCCTAGCTTTGTTCAGCAGTTAAGATTAAACACTTTTGATCAATATATTTCTACCATTCCAGAAAAGAAATCAGATATAGTTCTACTGAATATAGGAGAAGAATCCTTAGGTTTATTAGGACAATATCCATTCCCTCGTCAAACTTACGCACAATTAATATCTGATTTAAGGAATGCTAATGCAGGATTAATTGGATTTACTTTAATGTTTCCAGAGGCTGATAGATTCGGTGGAGACGAAGTGTTTGCTTCTTGGGTAAATGATAATGGTATTATCTTATCTCAGGATGCAGATGAAAATGGAAGAAGTACTAAAGCACCCTATGTTGGTTCAGTAACATTTGGTACAGGTGATCCATTAGATTGGGCTATAAGATATAAAGGATTAGTTACAAATATAACTGAAATAGAACAAGGTGCATGGGGTACTGGATTAATAAATGGCATGCCAGAAGTCGATGGATTAGTGCGTAGAATACCTTTGTTAAGTCAAATTAATAAGGAACTATACCCATCGTTTGCACTAGAACTTCTTAGAGTATCTAATGAACGATTATCTTATACTGTAAAAGTTAATGATGTAGGTATAGAAGAAATAATTATTAGGCCATTTAGAATTACTACAGATCCTAATGGATCATTCTGGATTAACCATAATTATACCTTTACGGAAATAGAGGTCGGGACCAAGCTACCTGATCTTCAGGGCCAAACAGTTCTAATTGGACTGACAGCGAAGGGATTAGCGGCCCAGATTCCAACTCCTGCTGGTCTTCAATCAGCTCATCATATTCAGGCTGCGTCCATCCAGTCAATAATGGATGAAATATCGATATCTCGTCCTCTCTGGGCGGATTTAATTGAAATCCTGGTAATGCTAATTGCCTCGGGACTCTTAATCTATATTGTGTATTACCGTTCGATTCGTTCATCAGCCATAATCTTCGTTGGGATTGCGATCTCGACCGGAGCTTCTGTTGCATACGTCTGGAATGAATGGGGAATTCTCCTTGATATTAGTTACTTTTCACTATTATATATAATAGTATTCTCATCAGCAAGTTTTAATAATTTTTATAAACAATATATGTTAAGGCAACAGATAAAGAAACAGTTTGAGACCTATTTAGATCCTAAACAAGTATACCTATTACAGAAAAATCCAGGTTTATTAAAGCTTGGTGGAGAGCGAAAACAGATGTCGTTTCTTTTTATGGATATTGTAGGCTTTACTCCTATATCAGAACACTATAAGAACAATGATGATCCAGAAGGATTAGTAGAATTAATTAATGAATTTCTTAATGCAATGACAAATATTATTCTTGCAAATGGTGGTACTATTGACAAATATATGGGGGACTGTATAATGGCATTTTGGAATGCTCCATTACCCTGTGAAAATCACGCTGAAATGGCAGTTAAATCAGCGATAGAAATAGAGACTAAAACAAATGAACTTAAAGAGTTATATTCTGCCAGGGGTTTGCCTGACATTAATGTTGGTACTGGCGTTAACACCGGTGATTGTATTGTTGGTAACATGGGTAGTGAATCCAGATTTGACTACTCGGTTATTGGAGATGCAGTCAATCTTGCCGCGAGGCTTGAGGCTACCGCTGCAAGGCATGAATATATAGAATATAAAACCATCATTTCTGAGGATACTTACAGCAGGTTACCCTCTAGCCTAAAATGCACAAAAATTGGCCAAATAACTGTAAAAGGTAAAAAAGACCTTATAACCATATATTCTCCTTCGTTATAACCTTATAACTAAAAAGTATAAAAAACACTGTACATTTGGATCCAGCCATGATAGAATATACCTATATTAACCAATCAGGAAATTTATGATTTATTTAGAGATTAATGGTCAAATAAAGAATAAAAAGGCGATATATGTCTACCTAGAAAATCTATCTAGGTCGTTAAATATACACAGATTAAGATCTAAAGCGATTTTCGTCAGGTTTAGTAAAGAGCTCGACGATGGTAACCAGGGTAATTGCTGGGGTGATCGTAAAGAAGGATATATAACTATTAATATAGCCAAAACCTGTGAAGGAGAACCTTACTCAACGGCCGAGGTGATGCAAACTCTAGCACATGAGATGGTTCATGCCAAACAATATTTACGAGGGGAACTGGACGGCTACAGTGGATCTTGGAAGGGTCGTAAGCCACGTAACTATAAGTACCTTAATCAACCATGGGAAATAGAAGCTTATGGAAGAGAAGAATATCTATTTGGTACATGTTGGTCACATTAATTGCAAAATAAATGCAAATAAATGCAGAAAACACTGTACATTCAACCAAAAACTATGGTATAATATACATATAAATTAATCAAACAAGGAATATATTATGAAAATCATCGCTCAAAGAACATCACCAGTAACAGGTAAAGATAACCAAATGGTAATATTTGCCACTAATGAGCAGTTAATTGCTTGGCACGAGGGCATGCTTATTCAGGACGCAATGCCTGAAGCGACAGTGGATCAGAGAGAGTTTCTGATCTCTGGCTGTACACCACAGTGCTGGGCCTCAATGTTCGGACCTGAGGACGATTCATAATGGCTATGTCAATGGCTTACTGCGACTACATCGCACATACTATAATCAAACCTGGTCTCGATAAAGATTCTTCTCACTCTAATGGATTACTTGTTAATGTAGATAGAGTAAAGATGGATCTACACAAGGAAGGTTGGATGCAAACTACCACAAAAACTATTGAATGCTCAGACATCCATGGCAAAAGCTATAGGATTACTGTAGAAGAAATTTAAAAATAAATGCAGAAAACACTGTACATTTGGTTAAAGACCTGGTACAATATACATATAAAATAAAACTTGATAAGGAAACTACATTATGAAAAAATCAATTATTAACGCAATAGATTCAATCGAAACAAGTTCAGAAATGAATGAAGTTATTGAATTAATCAAAATTAAACAGAAACAATTACGTGCAGTAAAGGCACTTAATGTTAAAAACAGTATTAGTGTTGGATCACCAGTACTTGTAAACTCAAGGTCAGGTACCGAAGAAGGTACTGTTACTAAAATCAAACGTACTAAAGCAGTTGTTGAAATCAACGGCCGTCTTTGGAACTGTCCTCTATCAATCTTAAAAGCAGTATAAGGAATAATATAATGACAGACACTAACAGAATTGCACTTATTAAAGCTGCAGCAGAAAAGGCTCGAGAAAAAAGAGAAATGAAGCGTGTAATACACACAATGGATCTTCGTAAAGCTAAGATTAAAGCTGAAACAAAAGCAGCTATGAGGTTGCATAAAAAGCTCACCAAGCAAGTATTAAAAGCTGGTGATAAAGCACCGTCATCCTTTGAATGTAATAAACCAGAAAATATGTATTACTCTGATACAGATACTCAAGCATTTATTGCTGGATCTACTATAATGGATGCATATAACGAAGGTAAAAATGACTGGGACTAATAGAACAATACAAAGAGCTATAGCTCTTAGAACAGCTCGAGATAAAGCACAAAATCCAGAGTTTAAACAACTCTGGGATCAGAAATTAAGAGAGTTAATAAGGCTAGCAGAATTAGGAAGGAGTTCACATGACACAGTACACTGATGCAGTAGAGTACCAAAGACGTAAAATGGCAGTTGAAAAATGGTCAGGTCAAGTTGAGTACATTTTAGGACAAGATGGATATGTTGAAAAGGCATATAACTCAGGATTGGTTACACGTGAATATCGTGATGGTACTTTTGAAGTAGTAACAGAGGAAAAGCCAATGTCAGAGTTACTTATTGAAGCACCAGGAAATGTATAATGGCAGTAACTAATTTTTATGCAGGATCACTTAGGTATGGACCTAACGGCAAAAAGCGTAAGACCAAATCTATGTCTAAACCTAAGATAAAAACAATGGCCGACTTTGATTGGTCAACACCAAAACAAAATTCAGCAGTAAGGCAAACAACACACTATCCTTCTGCACCATTAACTCCAGTAAACAGTAAGGTAGAAGACCAAAGCTGGAAGCTCGAAGAGAGTAAGAAATTCACAGTCGCACCAGCATATAATAAAGGTGCATATCAAGTCATACCAAAGGGTGACGTTAAACATATAGGGAAATAAAATGGAAATAGTATTATCAATAATAGGATTATTTGTTTTTGTTTACTTGTGCACAGGTGCTATTTTATTAGTTCAAGACTCAGAAACAAGACATAGTATTCGTAAAGAATTAAAAAATAAATACCCAGATTTATCTAGAGATCAAATAAGGGTATTATCATATATAAAATTAAAAGAAACGTTGGAGAAGCAAAATGAAAAATGAATACATGCTATTAAGTTCTTATCGTGGCGATGGAAAGTTTAAAAACCGTAAAGTAGAAGTTTTACGAACCGTTGGATCTAAACATAATTTTGGTATTAGAATGTATATTAACGATAATGCATTAGGAATAGAATGGTTTAATGGGCATAACGAAGCGTATGCAGAAAGCGCTGCTGAAAATTATGTTCTAGGTATTAAGGACTATAAGCGATTAGGTGAATAAACACTGTACATTATATTTAAACTATGGTATAATGGTTATATTATTACAAAAGGAGTATTAAATGGCAAAAGCTAAGCGTAGAGGACCTTCATTAGAAGATAAGCATTTAGGTAGTGAACCTAGTTATCATGGTGTTGAGTTTAAAACTAAAGAAGAGTTAAGGACTGCTTATCATAAAGCATCTAACTATTTTAACTATTTTAATAATGCAAAAACTAATGCACCTGCAGTAATACTATATGCTGAAAAGACACTAGGATTTTCAAAGAAAGATATTCAAGCACTTAAAAAGGTAGAAAACTGGAAACTCAATCAAGGCATTGGTAATATTATACGATGTATTAATTCAGGATTACCATTAGATAAATTTACTGATGGCAATACAGTTAATGATAAAATTCAAGAAAGGCTAAATGAACTTCTTAAAGAAGGTAAAAAACTAGTTGCTATTCAGAAAGCTGAGCCTCCTAAAGTTATTATATCACCTGCAGAAAGAATGAGAACAAAAATCTCACAAACTATTATGGGTGATTTTGATGAGATGGTTGTAGATAAATGGATGGATGGAGAGTTCGATAATATTAAATTCCCTGCATATAGTTTATTAGCCACACACAAAATTAAAGGTGCAGGAATAAAAATATTTAGAGAAAAAATGCAGTTTGAACTTGACTGTATTAGTGATGCATATAATAAAACATGCGAACAGGCCGAGGAAGCTTATTCACATATCACTAAAGGTAATAAGAAGAAAATGATTACCTTGCTCGAAAAGACTATTGACGATATTGATAGACTTAAGGCTAATAATAAAACAATTAAAGTACCTAGGGCTAAAAAGCCAAAGGCGTCTGATCAACAAGTTGCAAAGCTTAAGTTTAAATCAGATGACATTGAATATAAGTGCACATCTATTAATCCAATAATGATACCAGGTAAAAATACCTTATATGTATTTAACACTAAGACAAGAGCTCTAGCAATGTACATAACCGATTCGCCTAAAGGATTTGAAGTTAAGGGTACATCTATTAAGAATTTTAATCCCGCACTAAGTAAGCAGACAAAACTTAGAAAACCAGATGAGGTATTACCTCTTATTATAAACAAAACAATCATTCAGTCAATGAAAGTATGGGATACTTTTACTACAGTGATTAAAGAACCTAATGGTAGAATTAATGATGATTGCATATTACTTAAGGTGGGAGACATCAATATACAATGATTGATCTTGAACAGAAAATAATGACTAAAAAACGATTCACTACAGCAGTTGAAATGTTAGTCGCAAAAAACAATATGAGTTATATAGACGCTATGACTTATGTAATAGAAGAAAGAGGGATGGATTATAGTAATATTAAGAGATTACTAAGTGATGCACTTAAGGCCAAATTAGAGGCCGAAGCATCAGGTTTAAACCTTATTGAAGCGGAGAAAGGAAATAAACTACCTATCTAGAATGAATGATCCATATGATGTTTATAAGTTATATCAGTCTTTAAAGTTACACTTTGAGACAGACGGCTATGATGCCATAAAGTATAATTTTAAAACATCTGTTAAACCTCAATCATTTTTTAAACGAAGAGATAAATTCTTCTTTGCCAAATTAGGTAAACACTACGGTAAAGATATCACTGAATACCTCATTGCAAACTTTGTTAATGACGTATCATACGTTGGTGATATGATTAATACCGATGGTGAAAGGAACTACCTTGAGCATAAAAGAATAAAAGAATCACTGCATCGTGTGTTTTCAATTGATATAAATATACTTGCAGAATACTCAGAGAGCAATGATTTAACCTTTGATGATTTATTAATCGTTAAAGAACATAATCAACCACCTCTGATTATAAAGCTTTGGATGCAAGAAGAGATATCGTTACAAACGGTAGCTATTCTTAATTCCTTAACTGGGTTTATGCAAGGTGCCCAAAAGAGTATAACAGAAACCATTTCATGGCCTGGTATATTCCGAAAGGTTACCAAGTATCAACCCTTCGTAAAGTACGACCCTGATAAATGTACAAAATTAATCAGAAAGTCCTTTACAAAATCATAGAAATATGATATAATAGATATATATTATGAATAAAGTGGATAAAATAGAAAAGGTCTTAGACCTTAATACAACGCAATACGGAGAAATACAATGTCATTTGCAAACTTAAAGAGCTCACGAGGCTCGTCAATCGACAAACTCGTTAAAGCAGCTGAAGCTGTGTCATCACCAAAGTCAGAATCAAAGGGTTACGGCGACGATAGATTTTGGGCACCCCAAAGGGATAAAGCAGGTAATGGTTATGCCGTTATCCGATTCCTACCTCAGAAAGAGGGAGAGGATTTACCTTGGGTACGATATTGGGATCATGGCTTTAAAGGCCCTACTGGTCTCTGGTATATCGAAAATTCTTTAACTTCTGTTGGTCAGCAAGATCCAGTTTCTGAAATGAATTCAGAACTGTGGAATACTGGTCGAGATGAAGATAAAGCTACCGCTCGTGATAGAAAAAGACGTTTACATTATGTGTCAAACATTATGGTCGTGTCTGATCCATCTAACCCAGAAAATGAAGGAAAAGTATTCCTTTATAAATTTGGTAAGAAAATCTTTGATAAGATTATGGATGTTATGCAACCACAATTTGAAGATGAGCAACCAGTAAATCCATATGATTTCTGGGAAGGTGCGGATTTTAAAATTAAAATTCGTAAAGTAGAAGGTTGGGTAAACTATGATAAGTCAGAGTTTGCATCACCAGCTGCACTACACGGTGGAGATGAAGGAATGCTAGAGGATGTATACGGACAGTTACATTCATTAGGTGATTTCCTTGATGTTAAGAACTATAAAACATACGATGAGCTAAAAGGCAAGTTGAATAAAGTTCTTGGGATTACTGCCGGAGCAACTGCTGAATCCTATATGGAAACAGCGCCATCAGTTACAACAAATGAGTTTGTACCTGAGGCTCCAGCCACTGAAGCACCTACAGCAGAAGCGTCTTCTGATGATGAAGATACACTCAGCTATTTTGCTAAATTGGCAAATTCATAAAAAGATTCCTTAAGGGAACATTTTTAGGGACCCTAGGGGTCCCTTTTTTTGTTTACTGATTGGCTAGGTTTAGATCTCTACGTTTTCTAGAACCTCTAGTATTACTGAATGAGGTTGTAGTAGTAGTTGAATTGGATTGATTATTAACTTGTTGTACTACTATTTCTTTAGTGTACTCTTCTTTAATAGATTGATTTTCAGTAGATGTTTGATCAAGTTGTTCACCTGTCATAACCTGAGGACCAGCTCCTTCGATTTGATCAGTTGGTTCTGGAATTCTTGCACCTGTTTCTGGATCAAGACCTGCAAATTCGTATACTGAATCAGGAATAGCCTTTTGAATAAGATTCATTGGGTTATACCATTTTCCATCTCCTGCAGGGTCAGGTAGAATAAGTCTAAGTATAGCACCATAAAACTTTTTCATCATATTACCTACTCCACTAACAAGCGATTTAAGTGCACCCATTGGATTACTAAATAGTGTTCCAAACCAATCTATAATACCAAATACTGCCTCTTTAATTTTATCAAAGAGTTTACCGATCATATCTTTAAAGGAAAAGCTTTTAAGAGCTTCAGCACTATCGTCGAATCCAAACTTACCCATTAACCATGCAATACCATCTTTAAGTAAATCTAAAGGCATACCAATTAATCCTTGTAGTAGTCCACTGATTCCACCGAATATACCAGCCATGATCTTTTTACCAAGGCCACCTTCTTGTTCTGTAAACCCTTTAATAGCACCTTTAACAGTATCGACAATACCCATTATAATTTGTATTGGTAAGAATAATTTACCAATAACTCTACCAAAGGATTTAAACGCTGTAAAGAATGTTTTGAATATTGATGTTATAGGTTTAAGGAATTTCTTTATAGGATCAAGTAGTTTAGATCCTTTAGATAAACCACCTAATGCGCCTTTAAATCCTGCAAATGCATTTTTAATAGCAGCAAATGCTTTAGTAATACCTGTAAATTTACCTATGGATTTAAGTGCATTAACACCTTTAGCTAAGAGAGCCCCTAACTTACCAAAGAATCCTAACTTACCAAATGCACCTACTGAAGTTCTAAATGTTTTTAAACCAGCAAATCCAGCTTTAAATGCTTTAGGTATATCCTTAAAGAAGTTTTTAAAAGTTTTAGCTGCAGCAGTAATGGAGGTTCTAATACCTTTTAATAGATTGGCTGTTTTAGGAAAAGCTTTAGCCAATGATGCACCAAGCTTGGTAAATCCAAGTTTAAGTACTTTAGCAAAACCACCAAGAATTAATTTAACATTACTTAAAAGACCAGCTGCGATACCTACGCCTAATCCTAATAGTGCGCCACCAATAGCTGCAACAAATCCACCTGCAGCTTGGCCTATTCCATCAAATGTAATATTTTCTGCTTTAGGAATAGTGTTATCGAATATACCTTCAAGGTAACCAAGCATTTGGCTAAATATATTTCCTGATTCTCTATCGTTTTCTGCATCTTTACCTTTTTTAGCCAGGTCTGCATCTCTTACTTGATCTTGAATTTGTACACTCTTTTCAGAAGCAACGGTTAACGCTTCAGCTGCAGCAACCTGATCAGCATTCATGTTTAAACCTACCTGTAACAATGCTTGTTGCTTAGCCGATTCATCCTTAATGGATTTATCAGTAGTGTCTTGAGTCTTATCAACCTCTTCAAGCTTTTTAACAACCTCGGTTAATAATCCTGGAACTGTTTTACCGGTATCTTTTGCCATTTTTTATTCCTATTTTTTACCGTAAGCTTGTGCACCAAAGAATGCTGCAACAATACCTGCGACAGCTACAAAGTATGTTGGAGCCATACTTCCAAGAGTTTTTTGTGCTTCGTCTAGTCCAACCAAAGATGCGAGTACTACCGCAAATGGGTATAACAATAATCCACCTAATGCAAACCAAGTCATCTTGCGCTGTGCATCTCGCATAGCATCTTGATCATCTAACTCTTTTCTTTTAAACTCTAAATACATATCATGCTCTTCCTTGGAAACTTTTCCATCTCCATTGGTATCAGCAGGATGTGATTGATTTTTAATTTCTTCTTCCATTATCGGTTCCTTTTTTGTTGCTCTTTTTGCAACCTTTCGTTCTCTTCTTTAATATGTTCCTGTAGGAGAGCGACATATATCTCTCGTTCCCACGGTACCATGTTGTCAAGTTCACTTAACCTATATCCGTGATGTTGCATCATCGCGAAGTTAGTTTTATAATGGTTTACTAAACTATCGTGAGAGAGGCTTATGTAAAAAAACTCTGCAGTCCTCTCAACTCGATTTCGTTCTTCTTATCGCACTTAATACAATTAAATTCTATCGTATGTTTTAACACCGGTAGGTTTTCAAAGAACGTTGTAAGTGCACCAAATTGCACATTGTTTAATCCATCTAAAAATTCTGTTAACGACTTATCCGTTTCATCTTTAGCTGGGTAAACTTTATCATCATCGTATATACCATCAATACAACTTTTAATTAATTTAAAAGCACCATCAACAGTTTCTAATTCACCTTCTTTAAATTTCTCTAAATCAGCTGCCTTAGGGTAATTAAACTTAACACTAATTGTATCAGTTAATTCTACCATTCTGTTGGTGTTAACCTCAGGTGGTTGTATATCGCTTAAGTTAATTGTGTAAGGGTTTATTGTTTCACATTCACTACATTTAGAGTTAAGTGATACAATCTCTCCTACAGATTTAGCTCTTAAGCTTAAGAATAAACTTTCTATATCAAATATAGCTAGTTTTTCCATGTTAATATCATCAAGTACACATGCCTTAATTACATCTTTTACAGCTCTTAATACTTGTTGTTGGTCACTAGATTCTAATGCAATCATTAGTATCTTTTCTTCCTTAACCAAGTATGGTCTGTATTCTATAGTTTGTCCTGTTGATGGAACTATTGTTTCATACCTAGAACTATTCAGTTTTGGTAAAGCCATTATATATTTCTCCTAATATAAATTATAATCCAAGTGCAGCACCGGCTCCGGATATAGCACTTGTTAACCCATCTTCTACAACATATTTATCGTATGAAAATGTCACGGTCAGTTTGTTTGGAGTATCAGCTGTTTCATTTGAAAGAGCAACACCTCCAATTGTTGTTGGAAATGCATTTTCCAACTTCACTCCATAAATAGGAATGTTCTGTTTGTTCAGTTGCTGTATTACAACATCTGTAACAATATCTTTTTTATAAGCAACTCTGTATGTTTCTAGGTCAATGATTGATTGACCCCATTTATCAAACATGTTCTTAATGTAATAATCATTGGTAAGCAAGAATGTCATAGTGACCTCTTCTTGTATTACTGCGTATGGTATCTTAACACTTTGTTTTTCTGCAATATGGTCAAGTGTAGTTATCTGTGAGCTTGGTAGATTAACTGATTCTGCAAGGAGTGATATATCCCTAGGATCGTTTACAATATTTGAGAGTCCACCACCAGAAGCCAAGCCACCAATAAGAGTAGCAGGGTCACTATTTAAAAGAGATCCTTGTGGGGGTGTGAACATTACATTAAACCTGTTGGCCTGTGATAATCCACCTTTTTTACTTATTGTAGCTTTTAATTGGTCAATTGACATAAGTTATCCTGCGTATTGTTTCCTTGAGTATCTCCATACTGATTCTTTCTTAACTTTCATAAACTGTTCAGTTGGTAAGAATACTGCGATTTCCCACTCTGGCATTGGTACTCTTGCCATCCTAGATGCAACATGGCCCATCAGATAATGTTTATAACATGGTTGAAACTCTTTGTATTTTGCAACACCAGTCAGTAGTTTATACCTCATCTTGGTTAAACGTGTACTGTCTGTCATTTTCTTTGGTGCTAATTCCATTAACTCATCAAGGAATTGTGCTCTTACTCTTGGTGAGAGATAATGTAAGTTTAACCCATGAAATCCACCCTTAGCTGGTTGCACCATAATAGTTAGAGGGAATCTATCGTAATATGGTAGAGTTGCTTTGGTCTTAGGATCATAGAAGTACATCATCATATCACCAATCTGTGGCTTTGTTGTAGGGTCTAATGCTTTATCTTTAAGGACCGTCCTTGGTGATACATCTCCTAATTCCTTTACCTTACGCTCAAACCATTGACTCGATTTTTTGGTCCGTGCTTGGACTCCAGCTCTAAAAGCGCCTGTTTGTAATGTGTTAAATAAACTAGCCATAATACTATTTATATCAATTCTTTAGTAGTTTTATGCCTAAATTCTTTAAAGTGTCCTCAGTCCATACCTGAAATTTCCATCCTTTCCTTTGTGCAAACTTATCAGCTGCAGTCCATTTGGATGTATTTTTGATATAGGTTGTGACCTCGTTGATATACTTCTTAGTTTTTCTTTGTTTCTTAGGTGCAACAGTATGTTTCTTTGGCTTTATTTCAACCAATATACACTCACCATTATCCATTTCAATAAAGAGATCTATAAAGTATCGATGTAGTTTCTGATCTGTCTTGCACTTATAGGGTATAACAACCTCTTCACTGTTCCATTTTACTATTCTAGGATTGCTTTCACACCATTTCATGGCCTGGCGTTCCCACATAGAGCGATATGTTACCTTGGTTGAATCACCAATATACTTTGATTTGTTCTTTACTGTGTATTTACCCTTGTAAGCCATATAAATAGATATACCAAATAAGTTATTTAATACTATTTATACGGACAAAAACATGAAAATTTTAACGTTTCCAAAACATTTAAGAAAGCAGATTGATGATGGCAGTGCAGCTCATATATCATTTCAAGTGTTTCCAAAAGATAACCCTGAAGGTGGTGCAAAAGTACATCTTTATATGCCATCTGGTATATCAGTACCAGACTCAGCTGGTTATACATCAGTAGATCTTGGTGCAATTGGTGCTGCAAAATCTGCAGGTACTGGAGAAGCTGAGATGACTGAAGCTGATATTGCAATCGGTGGCCTTAATCTACTTAAAGGTAAAGGCAGTACTGCAGAAGCTTTTTCAACAACTGCAGGATTAGAGAAGGGTATTGTATCTAATCCATTTACAAATATTGCGTTTCAATCTACAACTGTTCGTACATTTGCATTTACATTTAAATTAGTATCAGAATCTGCAGATGAAGCTGAAGAAGCACGACTGATTGAAAACTTTTTTAGAAAGAATCTATACCCTAAGAAGTTAGGAGTGTTTGCATTACAATATCCACCAACATTTAAGATCAGAATGTATACATCAGGTTCAGAGGAATCTAAATTTCTACCATTTATTCAAGATTGTTATCTGGTAAATGCAACAACTTCATATAACGAAACTGCAAACATATTCCATGCAGATGGTGCACCGGTTGAAACCTCTATTGCACTATCATTCCAGGAAACAAAAAACCTTACACGTGATGACCTATATGGTACAAGTGAAGGGTACGATCAGATACGAGGTAGATAAACATGTCATTCTTTAAACAATTTCCAACACAAAGCTATGATTTTAACCGTGATGGTATTATACAACAGGTAGTTGACATATATCGATCAGTCAGAATTGAAGGCTCAAGCATTGACAACCCAGCCTTATACCTAAACTATAACATTAAAGATGGTGAAAGGCCTGACATTGTATCTCAAAGGTTGTATAATACACCAGAATATTACTGGACATTCTTTGTCATTAACGAAATATTGCATGATGGCATGAGAGCATGGCCAATGAGTCGTAGTGTAATGGAAGATTACCTTGCAGAAGAATATAGCGGTGTCGTTATTACAACAAACCCTGTTACAGTAACCAATACTGACCTTGGTGTTACAACATTTAGAGACTCACTTGCAGGTAGATTTAGATTAAATGAAACAATCACAGGCCAGGCGGCTTTACATAACAACAATCCACCAACAGGTACACTAGTTAAAAAGGATATTGACCTTAATCAATTAGTATTAAAGGACGTAACAGGTACATTTATTGGTGATCCTGACCTTACATCTAACAGCTCTGAAACAATTTCTGGTAATCTTTCTAATGATAGTGTCAACACCTTTAGAGTATATCCCTACAGAGATGCACCACATCATTGGCATTTGATTACTGATACAGATAAAAGACCAACAGACAATGGTGTATATGTTAACGGTGGTACATCTATAAACGATATTACATACCAATCTAATCAATCATTTGTATTTGATTTAAATGAGAAAAGATCTAGCATTCGGGTCATATCACCACAATATATCGATAGATTCGTAGAAGATTTTGAGACTATGATTAATGAGTAATCAACATTTCATACAATCAGGTACAAGTAAGAGTATTATACCCTCTTCATATCAGTTAAAGACTGCAACAATTGTATCAAATAGTGGTAAGGAGTTCAATATAATCGATCTGGTCGATTCATTTACTGTCCTAGAATCACTCTATCAATCGTCTATTACGGTCAATCTAGTGATTGCAGATGGGGTTTCATTCCTTGAAGCTGCACGAATAACAGGTAGCGAAGAGATTATATTAGGTGTAACGCATACTTCTTTAAACGATAATAAGAAAAAACAATTCAATTTCTCAGTGTTTATCTCTGAGATCTATAATCATTCCAAGCCTAAGCCAGGGTTACAGGTATATGAGATAGAAGCATTCTCTGAACACATGTACATTTCACATACAAAACGAATGGTAAAACCCTTTGGAGGAACACTTGCATCATCAATCAAAGAGTTGATACGAGACGCAGGAGTGTCAAGAACTCATATTGTAGAGACAGATTCAAAGAGTACTGTTGAAGGTATATACCCTAGATTACATCCATTAGAGGCGATATCCTGGTTAATGCGTAATACATTTGATAAAGGAACACCATATTTCTTTTATGAGACCGCAAAAGATGGTGTCAGTCTACGCTCATATGCATCTTTGTTAAATGACGAAGTGTACGATACCTATAATCATTTTCCATACTTTAAATCACAGATAGGAGATGAAGAGTATTATGAAGAAGCACGTAAAAAGATACAAAAGCTTTCATCTGATTTAGATCTATCGCAACTTGCAACACTGGCTTCCGGCGGTTATTCCTCTACATTAACAGATATTGATATTGCAACAAAGACAGTAACAACTTCTGTGATGAAAGCAGACGATAATGCAACACGATTAAATGAACATCCGGTCTACGCCGATGCATCACAATTTGGATCTGTATTATTAAAAGAAGCCACTGATTCACATCACCATTATGTATCAACAAATAGTAAAGCATTTGATTCAGATAACTATTCAAATGCATCATCACCGACCGTAATGAATCAACAGGCCACGCTACAAACTTTAGATGCATTAACGCAACGGATTACACTGGCTGGCGATCTAAATCTTACTGTTGGTAGTATCATATACCTTGAGATTCCTCGTACACAAGATCCAAGTGAAATAAAAGGTAACATAAAGATGGATAAAATGCTAAGCGGTAGACATATAGTAACACAAATAGAACATTCTTTTGACGAAGAGTATAACATGACCGTATATTGCAATAAAGATTCTTATATAATGGACATGAATGGAGAGACAGAGTAATGATTAGCCGTAAAGAAGATCAATTCATATCACCAGATAACAACTTTGTATGGTTTACAGGTATCGTAGAAGACGTAAGTGATCCATTATACATGAATAGAGTACGTGTTAGGTGCATTGGTTACCATACAACTGACAAGGGAGTATTACCTACAGATAAACTACCATGGGCTACAGTGATGATGGGTAATGACGTTGCAAGTGTTGCAGGGGTCGGAAAAAACCATAGTTGCCGGGTTGATTCATGGATCCTAGGCTTCTTCCGAGATGGCAAAAGCGCACAGGATCCAATCATATTAGGGACCATAACAAGTAGCACAGGAGGCGTATCCGATATTCCACCAGAGGCGCATGTCAATGGTAACACAAATCATGTACATAGAACAGAGGCAGGTCATCTAATAGAGTATGATAACACTCCTAATAACAATCGGATTAATATAACGCACTCTAGCGGGACAACTATTAATATTAATAACGCAGGAGATGTGGAGATTAATAGTGTATCTGATGTTGTTAGTATAGATGGCAACACTACAATCACTGGTACACTGCATGTAACAGAGGCGACTACTTGTGCAGAAGAGATTACAGCGAAGAGTACAGGCGAAGAGAGTGTTACACTAACAGGACATACACATACAGAAGTGCCAGGTACAGGTGGGGCAAGTTCTCCTACACCAGCAACGGCACAGACTAAGAAGCCAACGGCAGGTACATAATGAGTACTACCTCTGCCCCCCATAGAACCTATTATATTATACCATACTTTCGAGCAAATGTACAGTGTTTCCGGAGATTATATGAGGCATCTGTGTACGCATATTGGCCATTATATACGAGGGGAAATGCATGCAGCGGTGGCGGGGGGCTAGTACATGCATGTTCTTCGATATGAATCTGAGTTTTGCTTCGATATGCATTATATAAAAAAAATTTCTCGAGAAAAATTTCTTCCTAGAACCTTGTCAACTATAACACAAAGGATATAAATAGATACATGGGAACAGTTAATAGACACAATGCAGGATTCGTTATATCAGATAGTGAGACCTCTTCACGTACCTCTCGTAAGAAAGGATGGGCTGACCTTGATCTATCTCTCTATATAAATGATAAGACAAAAGATCTTTATATACCACAGGATGAACAGGCAATACGTAATGCAGTAAAGAACTTATTGTTATCTAACTTTTATGATAGGCCTTTTGCTCCAACACTTGGTGCGAATATGAGAGGGTTGTTATTTGAACCTGCTGATACCATAACAAAGATAGCATTAAAAGAGAATATAGAGAATGTATTGCGTATACATGAGGGAAGGATTGAATTATATAATGTGTTTATTGATGATCTGGCAGATGATAACGCATATAGAATAACCGCACACTATAATATAAAGGAGTACGATATAGAACAAGAAGTTGAATTAGTACTTCGAAGACTAAGGTAAAGAATTATGGCAACAAATTTTAAAGTAACGGAATTAGATTTCGACCAAATTAAAAAGAATCTTAAGAACTATCTGAAGACACAGTCGACATTTAATGATTATGATTTCGAAGGAAGTGGTATGAGTGTACTCTTAGATGTATTAGCATATAATACACACTATAATGCAATGGCTGCTCACTTCAGTTTAAACGAGGCCTTTTTAGACTCAGCACAGATACGTGGTAATGTAGTCTCTCGGGCAAGGTTGCTTGGATATACTCCAAGGTCTAAACTCGCTTCTCGTGCAGTTGTTAATATTGCGGTCACAGGATTTACTGGTGATCAGGCTTCGAATAATCCTGCGAACCTAACACTGCCACGAGGAACACAATTAGTCACAACTGTTGGCGGTAGAGAATTTTCGTTCATTGTTATCTCTGCAGATAACGCAACCATTGATTCAGTTACAAATAAGTATACCTTTAATAATGTGGAGATCGCAGAAGGTACACTTAAGACGTTAAAGTTTAGAGTAGACAATGATTTAACCAATCAGAAGTATCAGATATCAGATAAGGATGCAGATACATCTACACTACGTGTTCGTGTACAGGCTAACGATTTATCTTCTGCATTCGATATCTATACTAAGTATACTACGCTACTCAATGTCGACGCTGCAACTCGAATCTTTCATCTACAAGAGAATGCAAATGAATATTACGAAGTATACTTTGGCGATGGTGTTATTGGAGCTCGTCCTCAGTCAAATAATATCGTAACGCTCGACTATGTGTATACAAATGGTAAGGATGTAAATGGTGCGACGAACTTCGGAATGGGATCTAATATTAGTATCGGACCATTCAGTGCATCAGCAGTCTCCATAAGCCTTGTCAGTAAGTCGACTGGCGGCGCGGACAGAGAGACATTAGAGTCAATACGATATAATGCTCCGCTAACATTTACTTCTCAGAACAGAGCGGTAACCACAGATGACTATCGTGCTATTATTCAAAGAGAGTTTTCAGACATCGATGCGATTAGTACCTGGGGTGGTGAAGATAATGATCCACCAGATTATGGTAGCGTATATGTCTGTGTTAAACCAGTACAAAACGAAACACTGACAGATGCACAAAAGAATACAATTAAGAATAATATACTTAAAGGTAAGAACGTGGTCTCTATTACTCCGGTCATGGTTGATCCTAACTATACTTACCTAGAGCTAGATGTATTCTTTAAATATAATAATAACCTGACAGACAGAAGTGCAAGTGATCTACTTAGTGTGGTCAGTGATACAGTAGAAGATTATAGTTTTAATAACCTCAATAAATTTGATGGAGTGTTCAGACATTCACAACTATTAAAAGCAATCGATAACGCTGATCCATCAATTGTTAACTCAACTGTACGACCTATGTTATTTAAAACAATTACACCTAGCTTAACTCGTAAGGATAATAATTTTACTTTATTCTTTACAGGTTCTTTCTATGTCAGTGGTAGTAGTACTGATTCAGTTATCACATCAACAGCATTTCAAATTGATGGAGTTGACCACTTCTTTGGAGATGAAGCAGTAACAGGCCAAGCAAATCGTAGAGTATATGTTTATAAAATCGTAGGTGGTAAAGAAACTATTGTTGTAACAGATGCAGGCAGTGTAGATACTACAGCAGGTAAAGTTGTATTAAATAGCTTCGCACCTTCAGTTCTACCAACAGGTGGAATTAAAATTACAGTGACACCAGCTTCATTAGACATTGCTCCTAAGAGAGATCAACTAATTGCAATTGATCCATTAAGGACTACAATTACTCCAGAGATCGATTCAATTGCTGTATCAGGAAGTACTGGTACTATATCATATAACACTACATCAAGACTTAGAGGATAACACATGGCTCGATATGGAGGAGAATCACAAACACCTGGTTATATCGAATCAGTTGCTTCAAGTAAGCGTAAGACAAAAGAAAATCTTAGACTTGATGAGCTCATACCTACTAATATTCTTCAAGATCAAATTGGCGATGGAGATCAGTCTAATCAAAGAGGTATTAAAGAATTACTTAAATCATATTATGAATTTAATAATATGGAAGAGTTTATATATCAAGAGACTGAAGTATTCCTTGATACTGTTTTAACCAAACAAGCTATCTTTAGAGTTAAGGATCCTGAGAATTCAAATGATCATTTCTTCTCAGACTTTCAAGGAGCAAGTAGTACATTATTAATTAAAAATAATACCGATGCTAATATAACATTTAACAGCGTTGCATATACTCCTGGACAAAGTATACCTGTTCCTCTTACCGGTAGCGGTGCACCGCAGATTAATATTACTAATGGTAACGAACTTCCTGGGTCACTTAAAAATAATACTAACCCTCATGGTAAAACATTTAGAATTGTTTTTAGTGATAATACCTTTAATGGTTTACAAGCTACTCTTACAACTGTAATTAAATATTGGGTAGGTCCTGGTCCATCATATGTTCTTAATGCGATTGAAGAAGCGTTAGACATTGATGAGAACACAGAAGATTATTTAGAGATGATGCAGAAAGAAGTAGCCGCGGCTATTCCTAGAGACTTATCTAATGTAGATAAAAGGTCTCTTTATAAAAAGATAGTCGACTTCTATAAAGTTAGAGGTGCTTCAGATTCTATTGAAATATTCTTCAGACTATTATTTAATGAAGAAGTAGAAGTTGCAAGACCTTGGGACAAAACTTTAATACCTTCATCAGGTGCATGGGATTCATCACAAAGCCAGTATTTAGATCATAAAGGCTGGTTATCAGACCAAATTAAACTACAAGACAGCGACTTTTATCAAAAGTTTTCATACCTTATTAGAACTGGTAGGAACGTATCAGATTGGTCAGCAGCATTTAGCAAATTAGTTCACCCTGCAGGATTTAAATTCTTCGGAGAGATTCTAATATTACTGCAGTTAACAAGAAAGGCTTTAGGAGATAACACAAAAGCTATGTACGAGGTTCCACACATTGGTGGACCGAAACATGGTCAAGGTACAGGCCAGTTCTTTTATGGCTATCCTAGAATTAACAGATTAACTTTATCATCTATGCCTGACCGACAGCCTGGTGTGATTGGAATAGAAGATGTTCCACTCCTAGTTAAAATGTTTGCTTCAATGTTTGAACCAAGACCATCTGCACTTATTAAAAGAAGTGGACAGATTAGTATTAATTTACAACCAACGACATTACCGAATGGCCAAGCTAATACAAATGCTGGTAAAATACTTTCAGCTGAGATTGCTAAAGCGGGCTATGGTTATCCAGTAAATCTTAGTACTGAAACAATAGTTAATGGCGAAAAGCTTTATGCAGGTCCTACTGTTACAGTAACAGGAACGGGCGGATCAGGTGGAGCTCTTACTTGTAAAGTTACAGCTAATGGTTCATTATCACCAGATGGATTTGTTATTACCAATGTAGGATCAGGTTATACTGGAATTGCGGCTTCAATACCAGCAGTAAGTAATCCTGGAACTATAAGTAAAATATTTTTACATGGCGTTACAGGCGCTAATCAAAAATATAGAATTCCACCTAAGGTAGTTATAGATGCACCAACATCAAAAAACGCTTTAGGGGAACCACTATCAACTAACATTCAAGCGACAGCGACACTTTTACTTCAGCCAACAACGATTAATAATATACAAGTAGTAAATACTGGTAGTAGTTATTCATCTGCACCAACAGTAACAATAAGTGGTGGAGGTGGTAGTAATGCTACTGCAGTAGCACAAATGGATAATGGTAATATAAGTAGAATTGTTATGACAAATCATGGGAGTGGTTATACATCAGTTCCAACAGTAACAGTTACTGGTAATGGTAAATTAAGAGCTGAACTAGTTCCTTCGCCATTAGCAGATAGTACAATTTTAGTTCCTACTAATCCTGGTAGGGGATATATTTTAGAACCTGAGATACGACTTGGCTCTGGTGTCCAAGACGAAGTAAGAGCTAAAGACACTACTATGATATTACAATTAGTAATGAATCTGCTTGAAGATACTTTTGAAATTAATCATGATAACAACTTTTATAATATTAAAAAGAACAATTGGTTTTCAACTAGAAAATTTAGAGATAATGTGCCATTAAAAGAATATGGTGCAAATTTACTTACAACTACATCTATAACTAATATAAATAGATATAACGGTATGAGTAGCATAACATATAAGTCTACAACATAATGTATAAACAACGGGAATTAGAAAAATGACAGCAATAGTAACTTCACAGTTTAGAGTAGTAAATGCTCAAAATTTTAAAGAGGACGTAGAAACTAGCAGTGTATATGTTGGCATCGGTAAAGCAGACGTTTGGTCAAACAGCACATCCGATAAAACAGACACTGATGCTTTTACTCCATACGACAACCAAACAAACGTAGCAGAAGCTTGGCAGAACATGATCGGTCTTAAAAAGATCGCGGCCAGTGATGTATCACATGTAGTACCAAGACATAATTGGACTGCAGGTAATAGTTATCAACCATGGGATTCAAATTATAAAGAATCTATTAGTGGTGTGATAACACCTACATCTATCTTTGATTCTCTAAACCCGTTTTATGTTATGACTTCTCAGTTTAAAGTTTATAAATGTATTATTGCTGGTCCTTCAGGTGTTTCAGTTGAACCTGTACATACATCAGAACAGCCCACAGGTGCTGCAGAAGATGGTTACCAATGGAAATATATGTATACAGTTACCGTTGCTGCTTCAGAAAAATTCCTAACTACTTCATACATGCCAGTTAAAACCTTAGCATTAAGTCCAGCTCTTGCGGCTACTGATCCTAATCAGCCACAACAAGCAGCTCAAATAGCTTCAAACAGTAGTGCTAAACGTGAAGGAATCGAAAGATTAGTTATAACTACTAACGGTGTTGATAGTGTTACTTCAGGCTCTGGGTATTCAACAACAAACCGACCTACAGTTACTATCACAGGTGATGGTAATAATGCTGCAGCTGTTGTTAATGCGACTGATATTGATAGTAGTGGTAGACTTACTAGTATTACTATTACTAATAAAGGAAGTGGTTATACAGTAGCAGATGTTACTATAACAAAAAACTCTAGTGATTCTGGAACTCCAGTTATTGCAACAGCTCGAGCTGTCCTTGCTCCTTCAGGAGGCCACGGCGTAGATCCAGTATCTGAACTTGGAGCTTTCTATGTTGGTATTAATAGTTTACTTACAGGTAACGAAGGCTCTGGTAACGACCTTACAATTAATCAAGACTTTAGACAAGTTAGTCTAATTAAAAATCCATCCTCAATCGCAGCTGGCGTTAAGGTTGGAACTATCGTGGCTGGTAATTTAACTACACCTGCAACAGCAACTACGCTAAAAGGAACACAGTTCTTAAAAGTTGCATCAGGTCAAACTACTACTAACTTTAATGCTGATCAAGTTGTATTAGGTGGAACAAGTGGAGCTAAGGCATTCGTAGTAGAAGCACCACAGACAGGAGCCCAGGCTGGTAGAATTTATTATCACCAAAACGAAAAGACTGGTTATACCAAGTTTACAACAGGTGAGACAGTTAGTACTACAGCTGATGGAGGATCAGGTTCAGCCTCATTAGATACTACAGGAAACGGCGGATTTAATTTTACAGCTGAAGCACATAAAGGTAGCGGCGAAATGGTATTCCTAGAAAATAGAGCACCTATTAGCAGAACAGCTACACAGATTGAAGATATTAAACTCATAATTGAATTCTAATATACATTATAAATATTAGTAAGAAGAGAGAAAAAAGATGACAATAAGTAAAAGCCTTAAGAACTATGACACACTACCATATTTTGATGACTTTGATGAATCAAAAAATTATTCGCGAATATTATTTAAGCCAGGGTATTCTGTTCAAGCTAGAGAGCTTACTCAGCTACAGACAGCATTGCAAGCACAGATTGATAAGTATGGTCAATGGGCGTTTAATAATGGTTCGGCTGTCATTGGTGGTAAGGTCTCATTAGATGTTGAATACGATTTTATTAAAATAGAAGATGTATTTTATTCTACTGTTCTTACTGGAAGCGGAGCTTCATATAATTCTTCTACTAACATTGCTGACTTTGTTGGAAAGACAATTACCGGTAAAGGAAATACTACTAATCAAGTTACAGCTAAGGTTGTAGGATTTAGTACATTTGTTAGTAATGGAGAACCTAATACATTATTTATTAAATATACTAATAGCGGTGGCCCTGCTAAGGATGTTAAAAAGTTTGTAGCTGGAGAAACCTTTGTTAGTAGTGGTACCGCTCAATACGGTAAAGTTGGTGGAGAAGCTTCAGCAAGTGCTACTGAATATGTAGGTACGACTGCATCAACAAACTCATCAATAACAGGCGATAAAATAGGAAAAGGTTCATCAGCATATTTAGAAGAAGGTGTATTCTTTTTACATGGCACATTTGTTTATGTACCAGGACAAACTTTAGTTTTAGAAAAATACACTAATACTCCAACATATGCACTAGGATTAAGCGTAGTCGAAAATGCGGTAACGTCTGGAACTGATGCATCATTAACAGATAATGCTAGTGGATCTCCCAATCACACAGCACCTGGCGCAGATAGATACCAAATCGTCGCCACATTAGTTAAAGATAATATACTAGAAGCTAGTCAAACAACTGTTAACTTTATTCCATTAACTAAAATTAAAAATGGTATTACACAATCTGTCACCACTGACGACACTAATGTTGCACTTACTGAAAGATTTGCAACTAGAACATTTGATGAAAGTGGAAACTATGTAGTAAGGCCTTTTGTTCTAGACATTAATGAACATTTAAACGATGGTGCTGGAAATAATGGTTACCTACTACTTGCAGATGGCGGTAATTCTAGTAAGATGGCTATTACAGTTGAACCATCAGTTGCTTACGTACAAGGATTTAGAATTGATAAAGGTGCTACTGATCCTGTTATTATAGATAAGCCAAGATCAGCAAGTGATACTGGTTTAGCATCAGGAGCAACTACAGCTATACCATTAGGCAATTATATTAAATTAAGACCTACAGATATTCTAGGTATACCAGATGTTGATGATTTAAAGTTAATTAATTTAACAGATACCGCAGCCGGTGCTGGAACTGTAATTGGTACAGCAAGGACACGAGGATTAGAATATATTAGCGTTGGTGATGCTCATTATAGATTATATATATTTGATGTTGTAATGGGTACAAATCGAGTATTCACAAATGTCAAAGGTGTTATACAAGCAAATAGTGGAGTAGACTTTAAAGGTACAGTAGGCAGTACTGCCGCGGCTTCAACGTCAGCTACTATTTTTGATACTGGTAATAACTCATTAGTATATAGGTTGCCATTTGACACAGTAAAAACTTTAGAAACTTCTGGTTCAACTGTTGGTTCATATAAGGTAAGACAGAAAGTTTCAACTACAATCAATGGAAGCGGAAAGGCAATATTTACTATTTCTAGTGGTCTTCTTGCTAACAACGATGATATCTTCGTATCTATTGCTGATCATCAAAGTGGTAAGATTATTCCAATTGATACAGTTGAAACTGGTATTAATGCTTCTAATTTTACATTAGGCACAGCTGATACAGGTGTTACTATGACTAATGGTGTAGCAATTCAAGCAATAGTTACAGTTCTTAGAAATAATTTTCAACCAAAATCGAAAACATTAGCTTCAGGATCTGTAACAAAAACATTTGCAGTTAATACCGCACGTTATCCTCTAGGCGTAAATGATGTTAGTAAATTAAATGATATTAGAGATGTTAATAATAAGTCGGTTCTTAATAAGTTTCAATTAGATGATGGACAAAGAGAAAATTTCTATACACAATCGTCTATTATATTAAAGGGTGGTGAAACAGTACCAGCTGGTGCAATGGTAATTACATATGAGCATTACACACATGGACCTGGTGACTACTTCTCAGTAGATTCATATTACACACCAGGCTCTCCAAGTGGTACACCTACTACTGCTGAAGCTGCTAAGTACGAAAGAATACCAACATTTAAAAGTTCTCAAGGCGTTATTGATCTAAGAGATTGTTTAGACTTTAGGCCAGTGAAAGCTGTTGACGGAACATTTTCGGGAGGTATATCCTCTATATCATCTCCAGTAGCTCCTGATAACTTTGCTACTAATAATATTAGTGTATATCTTCCACGTAAGGATAAACTCTTTATTACTAAACAAGGCGAATACAAATACGTTACAGGTGTCTCTAATATTGATCCAGTAGCTCCTGAAAATGTAAAGGACGCAATGCCGTTATACACATTAGAAATTTCTCCTTATGTATTTAATAAATTAGATATTAAACCTGTCCCTTATGATAATAAGAGATACACAATGAGAGATATTGGAAAGCTAGATAAAAGAATTAAAACATTAGAATATTATACTACGCTTTCACTATTAGAAAAATCAGCGCAAGCAACACCACTATTAGATGCTGATGGTAACCCAAGAATTAAAAATGGATTCATCGTAGATAATTTTACAGGACACAATATAGGTAATGTATCTAATTCAGATTATCATGTGGCGGTTGATAAATCAGCTGGTCTTGCTAGGCCAATGTTTGATGAAAGGAATGTTAACCTTATAAGAAAAACAGGTGATTCTGGAGCATGTGTTAACTCTTCAGTTGAATTTGGAGTTAAAGGCGATGGTGTTGCAAGAAGAGGAGATATTGTTACTCTCCCTTATACATCAGGTCTCTATATCGATCAACCATTTTCAACTTATGCTGAATTTGTAAATCCATATGATATATTCGTATGGGAAGGAAAAATTGAATTATCTCCTGGTTCAGACGAATGGAAAGAAGTTGATGTTAGACCAGATATTATAATAGATGATAATAGCATATACGATCAATTTGTAGCCATGGCTGAGGAAGAAGGTATTCTTGGAACAGTTTGGAATGAATGGGAAACAAATTGGGCAGGTAAAGAACAGACAGGTGAAACATCAACTCAAAGATTAGTAGGAAAAAATGTTGCACAAAGTCTAGGTTTAGGCCAAGCTCCACGTAATACAAACGCAGCTATAATTAAAGAAACTCAAAAGGCATTTACAGAAACTGGTACAGCCTCTAGATCTGGATTAACAACTTCAATTGCAACTGATACTCAATTTAAAGAAGTTGGAGATTATGTTGTAGAAACAAACTTTATTCCATTCATGCGTTCAAGAAGAATATATTTCCAAGCTGAACTTATGAAACCAAACAGTAAGTTACATGCATTCTTTAATGGTACTAATGTAACTGCATACTGTAAAACAGAATCAAGTTTTGTACAATTTTCAACTCGTACTGGTGTTAAATCATATAGTGGAAAAACTGTATGGGTTGATTCTAATGGTGCAACCTCTGGTTCATCTGGATCTTTAACAACTGACGCGGCTGGTAGATGTACTGGATCATTTGTTATTCCTAGGAATGATGTTCTTAAATTTAAAACAGGCTCAAGAGAATTTAAATTAACTGACAGTTCAGCCAATGATTCCAATCTTGCTGATACTTATGCATCAACAACATTTTATTCTCAAGGTTTACTTGAGGTTCATCAGAAAACAATTATTGCTACTAAAATACCAAGATTGGTTACTAGAGAAGTTGGTGAATCTAATTCAGTTACTAGGACAACGTTTGAAAAATCAGTTGAATTAGTAAGATGGACTGATCCTGTATCTCAAACGTTTGCAATAACAGATCCAGATTCTACTGGTTCTGGTATATTTGCTAATAGTGTTGATATATTCTTTAATGCTAAGGATGCTAATATTCCAATAGAAATTTCTATTAGAGCTGTAGAGAATGGTTATCCTACACAAAGAGTAGTTCCTGGGTCAGACGTAGTTGTATATCCAGCTAATATTTCTACTTCAGCTGATGCTTCTACAGCTACTAATGTTAAATTTAAATTCCCAGTATACCTAGAAAGAGATACAGAATACGCTATAGTATTAATCGCTAACTCAGCTGTTTATAAAGTATACGTAGCTGAAGTAGGCGGAATGGATTTAACAAGAACATCTATAAGAGTTAACAAACAACCATATAACGGAGTGTTCTTTACATCTGCAAATGCTTCCACATGGACAGCTGAACAAACTAAAGATCTTAAGTTTAAGCTTAATCGTTGTGTGTTTAGTACTAGTGATCAACATATTACTTTAGTTAATGATGCTATTGAACCTTTTAAATTAAATCCAAATTCACTAGAGTTTCTTACAGCTACTAAAATTAGAGTTCACCATAAAAACCATGGTCATTACGGAAGCGTTGCTCATCAAGTTGTCTTAGCTGGATTTGTTGCTGAAAATGGTATTACTGATATTAGTAAGATCAATAAGGCACATGCTATTACTGAGATAGAACATGATTCATATGTTATTACACATACAGGAAGTGCTACTGCTGTTGGTATTGTAGGCGGTGGAACTGAAATGACTGCTACTGAAAACAGAGCTTATAACACATTAAGGTTATCATTAGAGAATACTCAAGTGCCAGGCACTACACTTACTACTAAATTGCTTCCAACAGCTGGTTCTTCTATGGACTCTTCTACTCAATCACCATACGGTATACAGTCAGAAGTTACAATACTTCCAAATAGTAACTTTAGGCCAGATATTCCATTATGTGTAATGTCCCCAGTTGCTAATGGAGGATCTACTTCACTTACTGAAGTTAAATGTATATTAAGTAATAGTGGTAACGATAGAATATCTCCAGTACTAGATATTGAAAGAACATCTCTAGTAACAGTTCAAAACAGAATTAATGATGCTACTTCAAATTCTTCAGCTTATACAAGTAGAGGAACTTATATAGCAGAAACTGCACCAACAGGTACTTCTAATTTAGCTAAATATATAACTAAGAAGATTGAATTAGAAAACGAAGCTGATATAATTGATGTATATACATCAGTACATAGACCTACAGATTCATCAGTAGATCTATATTATAAAGTTCAAGGTTCCGGTGATGATGGAGACTTTTCAGAAATCCCGTGGGTACTAGTTAATCCATTAAAGGCAATACCAATATCAGATTCTGGAATGAGTGAAGCGCATTACGAAATTAATCCTACAGCTGTGCTGGGTGGAGTAACTTCAGCGTTAGCATTCTCAAAGTTTGCAATTAAAATTGTATTAAGATCTAAAAACAGCTCGAACGTTCCAATGATTGGCGACTTTAGAGCAATAGCAACAACGGCGTAAATTATGGCAAAGAAGAAAATAGTAGAAATAACAGATGAACCTAACCTAGTTAAAGATCTAACATCTGGTGCAGTTATAAATACTAATAGGTCGGCATATGAAGCAAGGATTGAAGCAAGAGATCGTAAAGCCAGAAAGGCTGAAACCGATCTTCAGCAAAGTAAAGATATCGATTCATTAAAAGCTGATATGGCAGAAATAAAGAAATTACTAAAAAGTATAGCGAGTAAATAATGGCTAATAAAGAAACTAGAGTATTACAATCAGATTCATTAGAGGGTTTAAGACAGAAGGGTAACGAAGTATCTCTTCACCTAGGCGATAATGAACAGCTTAATTCTAATTTAAAAGATAAAACATATCTATTTGATAATGTTACTGCAGGTGATACACTATACTATGGAAACGATGATGGTAGTAAAACTGTAAGGTTTGAAATTAAACCACAAGAAACAGTTGATAATACTGGTGGCTATATTATTCTTAAAGGTAATCCTACTATTCCAGCATCGTTTGTATCTGGTGTAGAGATGACGCAGACAGGCGGATTCACTTGTACAATCGTATCTATTGACAGCACTAAGATATTAGTTAAAAATACTACTGGTATATTTAATGCTTCAAGTAAACTTACAGCTGACGGCTCAGATATTGCTGCAGCTAAGATTGTTAGCAGAATTGGTGAAGCATATCCATTAGGTGTTGTAAGAGTTTATAAAAATGGAACTGAACTTACACAAAGCATCGCTGCAGTCAATGGATTCCATGCTATTAATTTAAGAGCTAGGGTTCCTTTAACTGGAAGTCCTACTGTAACAGAATTTGTTGAAGGACAAACTGTTTATATTCACAGCAGTCAATTATCTACACAAGCAAGTGTAGAATCAACTGCTTCTTGGTATGGTACTATTTTAAGAACTACAGCAACTGAAATGCTACTTAAAGTAAGTAGTGGTTCATTTGTTGCTAGTGATGATATAAGAGTTCTTGGACAATCATCAGTAATTGCTGGTAATAAGCATGGTGCTATTGTCAACTATGATACATCATACGGAAATGGTATTGAATTAAATACTCCAGCTGCAGCTAATGACGATATTAAAATATTTAGTATGGATGTTATTGCTGCTATTAACGAACTTCAAGATGACGTTGGTGTTACTGAAAACTTAGCTACTGCTGCTAATGATTTAGTATTATCAATTAACGAACACGAAACAGATTTATATGGTACTACTAATGTATCATTTACCGGATTATCTTCTGGCGGATTCCAAGATGCTATTGAAGAGTTAAGAGCTGAACTTGGTGATCACAATGATATTAATAATGCTGCAGGATATTCTTCAACAACAGCTGTTACCGGTATTCAAGAAATTCAAGGCGACATTGGTGATATTACTGTATTAGGAACAACAGTAAAATCTTCATTGGTTGGATCTATTAACGAAATAGAAACTGCAGTAAGAGGTAGTTTAGGTAACTATACATTAACAACTGCACAGACTGCTCACGGATTAATTGGTGCAGTTAATGAAATCGAATCAGTATTCGACGCATCAACACATGAGATTAGTGCAGGTTCAAATACATTTACAATCAATTCAGACAACTTTACTGTTAATTCAAACGGAACTATTAAACTTGATGCAGAAGATGGTATTATAAATCTATTTGATAATACTACTCAATATGGTTCTTTAACTAATTCTGGTGGTAACTTAGTAATTAAATCTGGCACTTCTACAATGCTAACAGGCAGTGGAACTAATGCTACATTTAATAATAATCTTACAGTAGAAAATAATTTAGAAGTTGATGGCACAGCAGGAATAGATGGTAACCTAAGAGTAGGTACTAATAAATTCAATGTTGATGCTGCAACCGGTGATACACAGATTGATAGAAATTTAGAAGTAGACGGAACAGTTGGTGTCGATGGTAACTTTAGAGTTGGTGGTACTCAATATAGTGATGCTACTTTCAAGGTAGACGAATCAAATGGTAACACACAAGTTGCTGGAACATTTAACGTAGATAGTGCTACAACATTAAATGGTACAACCATTGATGGCGACTTAGATTTAAACGGCTCAGTAAATGTTTCAACTAATGCTGTTATTACTGGTACTGTTAATATTGATGGTGCTACTGATATAGATTCAACGCTTGATGTACTAAATGGAACTACACTTAGAAGCACATTGGACGTAACTGGTAAAACTACAATTACTGGTGTATTAGATATTGGAGACCTTAATGGTAAATTTACAAATACTAATAATATTAAGTTAGCACTTAACGAGTTACATGACGAAGTTGGTGTTGGAGGTAACGCATTTAGTTCACTTGCTAATCACTCAACAAATGGTCAAACAAATATCACAAACGCAATCCTAGCTATCGTAGCAGACCTTGGAGCAGTTAATACAACAGATGGTATTACACATAGTGGTGGAAATCACGCACATAAATCTTCTACAATATTTGGAGTATTAGATAACCTAAGTGGCGCTATTGTTGCTAACGATACAGAACTTACTACTCTTAGAGGAATTACTTTATCGGGCGGTAGCGGTATTACTACTACTATTGGAAACCTAACAGCGAATAGATCAATATCAGTTGATAACACAGTTGTTAGAACTTCAGGAGCTCAAATAATTGCTGGAGCTAAAACTTTCAGTGATGCAATGACAGTTAATAACAATTTATCAGTCGATGCTACTACAATAACTTTTACTGGTAATATGGACATCGGTGAAAATGAGGGAAGTGATAACATTGTATTTAAAAATGGAACACAAGTTGATTTCTCAAATGCTACTGTATTATTCTCATCAGCAGGTGGAGTTGCAAACTTCGGATCAGCATTCTTAAAATTAGATGCTAACATTAATACTCAAATGGGATTAGAGGTAGATAGAGCTCATATTTCTGGTAGTAACGATCACGGTGTTAAACTCCAATGGGACGAAACAAAAGTATCAGCTGATCCATCAAGAGCATGGACAGTGGTTGGAATGAAGAACGATGGTACTACAGTAACATCACCTCTTGTTAACTTCTATAACGCTAGACATTTAATTAGCAGTAGTGCTAGTAATGGACTTACTGCAACCTGGACAGAAACTGGTACATCACCAGACCTATCTGGTTATTGGGATCTTGATGTTAAGCTTAATGGTACTTCACTTGAAATTGATAACGATGGTTTAAGAATTAAAGCACTTGGTGTTGCGACTGGAATGATTGCAGATGATGCTATCACACTAGATAAAATTGCAGACGATGCTGTAACCCTAGGAACTAAAACATCTGGTAGTTATGTAGCAACTATAGCAGGAACTTCAGCAGAGGTTGAAGTTACAGGCTCTGGAACAGAAGGAAGAAACGTTACAGTTGGATTACCAGATGATGTAACAATCGCAAACGATTTAACAGTTACAGGTGATCTATATGTTAATGGAACTGAAACTAAATTAAATGTTTCAACACTAGAAGTAGAAGATACTTTAATTTTAGCTGGTAACAATTTAGGTTCAACTGAACCAACAAGTGGCGGATTTGGACTCGAAACAAAACCATTCGCTGGTGTTCATAGTAATGCAGCCGGTGGAGTAACAGGTGCTCACTCAATTGTATATAACTTTGCAACTGATAGATGGGAAGCAGATGGATCATTAATTCTTTCTACTGCGACTCTTTCAACTCCTCAAATTGAAGGATCTGATTTTGGACCTGGTGATAATTTAACATTTACTGCAGGAACTGGATTAAGCGAAAGTGTATCAGGATTTGCTGTAACATATAATAACACCGATAGAGGTTCATCACAGTATATCTGGAAAAATATTGCAACTGATAATGGTACAGCTGTAGCAAATAGTAATAATGATACACTAACTATTGCTGGCGGCACGATGGTAGATTCAGCAAGATCTGGCGATACGATTACAATTCATCACGCTGATACTTCCTCATTAAACGGAGCATACGGTAACCTTTCAACACAGAATGGTATATATGTTTCAGGACTCGTTGTTGATGACAGAGGCCATTTAACAAATATTCAAACAGGAAACTTCGATACTAGATATATTCAATCATTCCAAGTAGAAGACGGAGATGGTACTGAACTATCTATTACTCAAGGTAAAGAATGGAAATTCGTTGAAGGTGCTGGTTCAGGTGCATCGATCGATATTAATTGGACAGACACTTCACCTGGTTCAGATGCAGATCCATTTGATCTCACCTTTGCTGTTACAAATACTGATAAAGGTTCATCTCAAAATATCTTTAAGAATGTACAATTAAGAAATGCTGCACATAGTGCTTTAGGAACCTTGGTTGCTGATAGTAACAACGATACATTAATCATCGATGCAGGTAACAGTGGAATCACATTAGTTGTTGATGACGTTTCGGGTGATAGATTCTCTATTCACCATGCTGATACATCAAATCAAGCTGATATTAATAATTCTGCTAATACATTTATACAAGATTTAACCTTTGATGCCTACGGCCACGTAACTGGTGCATCTAGTGGAACAGTTACAGTTGGTGACGGTGTTACAACTGCACAAGTACCTTCAGCTGCAACAACTACTACTCATGCATCAGGTATTGTTCTTACAGGAGATACTAACTGGTCTGCTAATCAGACAGGAGCAAGTCAGTTTCAAATTGCTCACGCGAATACCTCAAGTCAAGCCAGTGTTGATAATAGCGGTAACAATGTAATCCAAGATATTACACTTGATACATTTGGACATGTTACAGGTCTTGTCAGTAAAGAAATTACCAGTGTTGGTCATGCAACAAATGCTGATAACATTAATATTGACGAATCAAATATTAGTAGTGATTACCAAGTAACATTTAGTGCTAACAGCAATGTCGGATATAATAGACAATATATCGATACTGATAATGCTCACTTTAACTATAATCCAAGCACAAATCACCTTCATGGTTTTGCTGAAATCACAGCAACAAAATTTGATGGTGCTCTAGAAGGAAATGCTGATACAGCTACTTGGGCTGATACAGTAGATGTTAATGATTCAAATGCAAACAACAATTATCGTATAGTATGGCATAGTGGTGATACTGTTTATTCTACTGATGGAATTACATTGCATCCACTTAATAACACAATATCTGCGACTACATTTATTGGTGCTTTATCAGGTAATGCTACAACTTCATCAAGCTGTAGTGGTAATGCAGCAACAGCCACATACGCTACATCAGCTGGGAGTGCTACAACAGCAACAACTGCTACCAACTCAAATAAAATTAATATTCAGACAACTGCTGGAAATGCTTCATACAGATTAGTATTTAAAGGAGCTGCAAATGAAACTGCAGGCTATCACGAGTTATATCAAGATAGTGGAGCAAGCTTATATTATAATCCATCTACGAATGTATTAACATGTCCTACATTTTCTGGTGCTTTAAGTGGTAATGCTACAACAGCAAGCTCGACACCTATTGCTACAAATGCTGATAATATTAATATCGATGAAACAAATAGTAATGCTAATTATCAAGTATACTTTGGTACACTCAATGGTTCATCGTATCAAAGGCCTTATATCGATACTGACAATAGTCACTTTAATTATAATCCGGCCACGTCTCACCTTCATGGCTTTGCTGAAATAACGGCAACAAAATTTGATGGAGCTTTAGAAGGAAATGCAGATACTGCTACGGATATTAGAGTAGTAGAAAGAACAACTGAGAATATAAATTATCATATTACTGGTGTAGGTGCTACTATTGCTGGTACTAGTAAAACAGTTAACGGCCATGCATCATTTTATTGGAATGGTAATTCCACTAAATTACATGCACCAAAATTTGCTGGAGATATATCAAGTTGTACTGGTTATGCTTATAGTGATTTAACAGGTGCACCTAGCATACCTACTGTAGGCAATGGTACAATTACTATAACACAACCTGGAATATCTAATCAAACATTTACTGTCAATCAGTCTGGCAATACAACAATTGCCTTAGCAGATAATAATACAACATACTCTGCAGGAACTGGTTTAGATCTTAGTGGTACAACATTTAGTGTTGAACCAGATTTAAGAGGTGAAGTTACTAGAATAGGATATAGCAGTACAACATATACTAATATGTCGGCCAGTACTTCTACCCAGTGGGTCTTTGGTAACCTTGTTCAAATGATTTTAGAATCTGATGGTGATTTATTTGCTGATGGAGATATCACTGCGTTTTCTACTTCTACTAGCTCAGATAGAAAACTAAAAACAAATATTGTTACTGTTGAAAATGCACTTGATAAGGTATGTCAATTAGACGGTGTTACTTTCGATTGGATTAAAGATGGTAAAGAATCCGCTGGTGTTGTTGCACAGAATGTAGAAGATGTATTACCTAGAGCTGTTAAAGAAGTTAAAGAACTTAATAGCGATGATACTTATAAGACGGTCGATTACAACCAATTATCTGCATTATTCATTGAAGCAATAAAAGAATTAAAAGAAGAAAATAAATATCTCAGAGATGAGATTGAAAATCTTAAAAGTATAAATAGATAGGTAAAAGTTAATGGCTATATATTCAAATTTAAATATTGACCAAGGTAGTACCTTTGATATAAAAGTAGATATTACTGATGCGGAAGATGCTATATTAAATTTAACGAATTACACTGTAGCAGGACAGATTAGAAAAAACTTTAGTTCCTCTACAGCTGTAGCCTTTGTTGCAACAGTATATAATGCTAGTGCTGGAACTATTAAGTTACTTCTAGATGCTTCTACTACTAATGCTATGAAGGCTGGACGATATGTATATGATGTCGAAATCACATCAGCTGCAGGAGTCGTTACAAGAGTTTTAGAAGGACAGGTAGAAGTTTCACCAGGTGTAACAAGATAAGGTAAAGAATAAATGGCTAACATGAAGGCAAAAATTCAGACAGGCGGAAGAGTTAAAGGTAAATCTAAAGCTCAACAAGAAATACAAGCTAAGTCTGTAACAGTTGGTAATTTCGATTTAACATTAGGAGATCTAACAGATGTAACTGTTAATGGAAATCCTGATGGCGGAATGCTACAAAGAAATGGATCTTCGGGTAAATACGAAGTCGTAACAAGTTTAGAGAATCAAAATCTCAATATAATTGGAGGCACATACTAGTGGCTAATTTAACAAGAATAAAAATCTTAACTACGGGTGCAACCACCAATGCCCCTAGTAATATTAAAACAGGTGAATTAGCATACTCATATGTAGCTGGTACACAAGCAAATAATGGTGATAGATTATACATTGGTACTGGAACAGAATCTGGTGGGGTTGCTTCTAGTGTCGATTTAATTGGCGGTAAGTATTTTGTAGGATTACTCGATCATGTACATGGTACTACAACAGCAAGTTCTGCGTTAATCGTAGATGCTCAGAAACACGTAACAGAATTAAATATTGGCTCTCTTGCTCTTGAAGCTTCTGGTGGTTCAGGTCAAGTAGTAACAAGTATTTCTACTTCAACAACTTTAGCTGGAGCTTCTAACTCTCAGTTAGTTACAGCATTAGCCGCTAAGACTTATATTGACGCTCAAGTCACAGCTCAAGATTTAGATATATCTGGTGACTCTGGTACAGATTCAATTGATCTTGATTCTGAAGTATTAGACTTTAATGGTCTTACTGGTATTACAACCTCTGTTACTTCTAATACAGTTAACATCGATCTAGATGATACTGCGGTAACTCCTAACAGTTACGGATCTAACACACAAATTCCAACCTTTACAGTTGACCAACAAGGTAGATTAACAGCTGCTGGTCAAGTTGCTGTTGCAACAGCATTAACAGTTGATGGCGATACTGGTGCACAAGATGTAAATATTCTAACAGATGATTTACAAATACTTGGAACAACCAATGAAATTGAAACAGCTGTAACTAAGGTAGGTTCAGATGTAAAAGTTGTTGTTGGATTACCTAATGATGTTACTGTAGGAAATGATTTAACAGTAACAACAGATTTAGTAGTAGGTTCAAACAAATTAACAGTCGCAGGTGCTACTGGTAATACAGTTGTTGATGGTACATTACAAGTTAATGGTAACGTTAGCCTTGGTAACGCAACTTCAGACACAGTCGTAATTGCAGGTAACTTAACAGTTCAAGGTACTACAACAACAGTCGAATCAACTACTGTAACATTAGACGACCCGGTTATTGCTTTAGCAGATAATACTTCTTCAAATACGTCAGATGGTCTTGATCGTGGTGTAAGATTTAAATGGGGAACTGGTTCTGCAGTTGCTACTGGATTCTTTGGATTTGACATCCAGTCACAAAGATTTGTATTTACTAAAGATGAAGATTTAAGTGGTGGAGAAAACGCTTCCGCACCATGGAGTGATGCTGAATTTGGAAACATTTATGGTACAGGTGCTGATCTTGGTAATATCACAGTTGGTATTGCTGATGACCAAACTATTACCACAACGGCTGGTAAGTTAGTACTTGATTCAGCTACTAATGAAGTTGAAGTAAATGCAGACCTTGACCTAAATGGTAATCTAGATGTATCAGGAACTGTAACACTTGGTACTGATCTTGCAGTTCTTCACGGTGGTACTGGTGTATCAAGCTTTACAGGTAACGGTGTATTTATATCAAACGGTGCAGGTACTGCTTTATCACAAGTAACTGGTACTCAAGGTAAACTTATACAGTTTAATGGTTCAGGTGTTCCTTTCGCTTCTGAAGTAATTGATGGCGGAACTTACTAAAACATAGCAATTGGCTTCCTAAACATTATAAATAGATATACGCTAATATATATTAGCAGAAATTTTATTTTTAATTAATATCTCTTATATAAGAGTTGAAACATAGGAGCCAACATTGGCCAGATTATCAGACATTCGTTTACGACGCTCAGCCGTCAGTGGGTCTATACCCAGCACATCTAATTTAAACCTAGGGGAACTCGCACTTAATACTGCAGACGGTAAAGTCTACATGAAGAAGAGCGTAGGCGGTACTGACAGTGTTGTAGAGATTGGTGGAGCAAATTCAGGTATTGCATCAACATTTACTGCTTATGAATATACAGCAACTGCTAACCAAACAACATTTTCTGGATCAGATAATTATTCAAACACCCTAGCCTATAACACAGGCACTCCTCCTAAAGTTCAAGTCTTTATGAATGGTATTCTTCTTGATGAAGGATCTTCAGCTGACTACACAGGAGCAAACGGAACATCGGTTGTATTAACTACAGGAGCTGATGCTGGCGATTTAATTCAAATTCATGCTTATAAATCAGACGTATCTGTTAGTAGTAATATTAGTTTTGGAGATAATAAAAAGCTACAATTTGGTGATGCACAGGATTTACAAATTTATCATGACGGTTCTAATAGCCATATAAAAGATACTGGTACAGGTGATTTATTAATAGAAGGTTCAGATAACATTTGGCTTATGCAGTCAGGTGGTGCAAAAGTATTTTTAAATACAATAGATTCTAACGCAATAAATCTATATTTTAATAATTCAAAAAAACTAGAAACAACTGCTAGTGGTATACGGACAACCGGAACTGTAAATGTAAATGGTGCATATACATTACCAACATCTGATGGTTCTTCTGGACAGGCTCTAGTGTCAGATGGATCCGGTACATTAAGTTTTGCTACAGTATCAGGAGGAGCAGTTACTTCTATGTCTGACTCTGATGGCGATACAAAGATACAAGTTGAAGAAAGCAGTGATGAAGATAAGATAAGGTTCGATACTGCTGGTTTTGAGCGAATGATTATTGATGCATCAGGGCGCGTAGGTATTAATAATACTTCACCAAGCTCACAATTCTTTAATAACCTAGTTGTAGGTGATAATAGTGCAGGTGACAAAGGTATAACAATAAGAGCAAACTCATCAAATAAAGGCGTGTTA